CCGACAATCCACGTCCGGCCCGACCACCCACGTCCGGCCCGACAGACACGCGAAGCCATCCCGTCAAGCCCGACCACCCATGCGAAGCCATTCCGTCCGGCCCGACAATCCACGTCCGGCCCGACCACCCACGTGCGGCCCGGCAATCCATGCGAAGCCATCCCGTCCGGCCCGAACGTACAAGCAAAGCCATTCCGTCAACCCCTGACCCAACATTTAGCCCACGGCCACGTCCGCCGATGTGCACCAATCGCACAGACCGCCATGCCCAGCATTTGCTACACGTCACGTCCCCGAAAAAAGGACCTCGACCATGCCGTGCCCTCAATCGAACGAACACGTTACGTACTTCTGCGGCTCTGACGTCCGTTGCGACTACGTGCACTACGAGCTCCGCGACTACAGCATCCTCGACTGCCCTCACTCCCCGTGTAGCAGCTCAGGCTCCAACGTCGACGTCGACACGATGTCCAACGTCACGCGTGGTGCGAACCGCGCAGCCTCCATCATCACGGGCAACTGCCAGTCCCGAAAGACCAAGACCACGATTGATGAGCTCGTGAGCCTGTTCAAGGCCGACGTGGGATCGGAGGATTCGGCTTTGCTCCTAGTGATTTCTCAATCGAACTCTACACAGAATGCTTACCAGATGCGTCAGCGCATGGAGTCGCACGTCGAGCTGAGCCAGATCTTCCCCACGTTCCTCGGAATGGACAGAAATATCCGAAAGGGCGCCCTTCAGCCTCCGACGTCCAAGGCGGCCCGCTGCGCCATGGTGCGCTACTTCCACAAGGCCAACATCTCTGCCATGATGGACGTGGCGACGTCTCGGCATTGGGACCATCTGTACCTGGTGGTCGACGAGGCCGACATGGGCAACGACGAGGGCGTGCTCAAGCGCCTCTCGGCCATTCACAGCCTCGACTGCGCTCTGGCCACGTCGGACGTGTTTGCAACTGTGACGTCCGGCATCTTCGTCGACGCCCCGCGTCCAGCCCTCCGTGTCATCTTCGTGACGGCCACCCCGATCAACCTTTGCAAGACATTTCACGACATCGGCACCAAGCACACCAACACCTTCCCCGAGGGCTCCTTGGTGCGCAACATCCTCGAACACGGTATCGCCGTTGACCATACATGGGTAACACCTCACGAATCCTATGTGTCTCTCGAATGGTTCAAGGAACAGGACCTGGTGCACATCATCGCGGACCCGGTCAAACCGAAGGTGTCGAAGAGCGCTGATCACGTAGGCCAAGATCCCACAGAGCCCGAGGAGCCGGACCTGATTTCGCTGCGCACCGACGCCGCCTTTGACGTCATGCGTACTCTGTCGAAAAAGCGCCAGCGTCTCATGATGGTTTCAATTTCCTCGAAACGGGATGACCACACACAGCTCGCGGAGCGTCTGATCCACGAGGACATCAGCGACCTCGTCGTCTGCCTCAACAGCCAGAACGGCAAGAACTACATGGTGCACACGCATCACAACGCTTGGGCGATTCCCAACAAGCAGCTGGCCGACGCGGCCGACCAAGGCGCCTTCCGGCTCTACATGAACGACATGGGTCAGATGCACGACACCGGTATCGAGTCGTGTCACGACATCCCTCTCTCGCACATCCTGCTCTGCGCCACGACGCGTCCCTGCGACCTTCCGGCCCTCCTCTCGAGCATCGAGGACCCGACGACGCGCTACCAGATCCGGACGCTGAGTCAGTGGTTCATGACCAACAAGTCCAATGGGTCCAACGCAAACCGGAACCCGCACATGCCAACCAAGGGTCTGATGCGAGTGGCACTTGTTGGCGGGAACCTGCTGAACCGCGGCATCACGATCCAGGACGCCCGCGTCGGCTTCGTGTGCACGTCGTTCGTGTTCATGGACGGGCCGACACGTGCCGACGGAGGCGCCAGCCACACGCAGAAGGTCGGCCGCGCGCTTGGCAATCTGCTGCCGGTCTTCCAGGAGTTCAAGCCGCTCCTGCTGATCTCGGCCGGCATGTACGAGTCGGCCCTGGCCAACGAGCGCCTTACACGTCGCCACGGCATGCGCACCCACGGCACGTCCATCCAGATCGGCGACTACATCCCGCACGAGGAGTTTGTGCGGGAGCGCAAGGAGATTCGGGCCAGTCACACTCAGGCTACCGTGAAGACTGTAGGGACCGAGGTGACCAAGACGACCGAGGATAAGCCCAAAGAGAGGTCCAAGCGCACAGCCCTTCGAGGTGCGGCACGTGTTGCGTTCACCTTGCGCCTAGTTGTTGCCACCGACTCAGTCCCCGAGTCGCTCCTGCTCCTGACCGAGCCGCTCTCGCCCGAGCTCACCGCCGTGCTGCCCATGATGCCCGTCCTCCCTTCTGACCCCGCAAACAAAGCGCAGCGTGGAGCGATGCAGACAGCCTACAGAGCGAAGGTTCTGGCGGCTCTGAAGAAGCGTGGGCTGACGTTTCCAAACATTCAGGTGACGTGGGGCAATCGTGTCGCAGAGTTCGACAGCGCAGCCTACATTAACTGTCCCAATTACGAAACGTGTCTCGTTGTGGGCGCCATCGACGGCAAAATGCACGCTATGCGCATGCACCGTGTAAACGTGCAAGCCTTTCGCCATAAATTAGCGAAGACCGCGGCCATGTACACGTTGGATGGGCGCATGCATGTTCTGGAGAAGACGGGGGTGTAGGCGGGCCGGCATTTGCATCACACATACAGCATGATTTTTGGCATTACATATGTATTACACAAATAGGGTTGGGCATTGGCGTGTACCTAACGTGGTAGGTCGGGTACAACGTGGTAGGTCGGGTTTGGCCTGACGTGTAGGTTGGGCCTGACGGGAGTGCGGCCCTTTTGCGTTGTGTTGTGCTTAACGGTAGGTCTGGCACAACGTGGTAGGTCGGGCCTGACTGGGGGTGGCTTCGCATGGCCTGTCGTGCTAGACGGGTATGTTGGGCCTGACGTGTAGGTTGGGCCTAACGGGAGTGCGGCCCTTTTGTGTTGTCATTACAAATCCAAAAATAAGCCTCCAAACGTCAGCCCCGCCGCGTCACACCTCAACCTCCGCCCCATCCACGTCCAACAGCGGCATCCGCTCCGTCTTGTTCAGCCACCTCGCCCCGATCCAGCGAAAGCCGCGGACGCGCAGCAAATGCATGTTGACCAAGTCCCCAAACTCGTCGCCGATAAAGACCAGGACGTCGTCGCGTGGGTAGTCGCTGTCCGTGAGCGACTTGATCGTCAGGAACTCTAGGTTGACGAGCTCAGCGATGCAGGCCGGGACGATGTACTCGAATGCCACGAGGTCTTCGGACTCGCTGGACTGCTCGGAGTCTTGAGAGCCATTCGAGTCCTGAGAGCCGTTGCCGCCGCCCCACTCCGCCGTGCTTGCCTTCTTCATGATCGTGATCGAAAGGTCCGTCAAGTTCTTCATGACCCCAAGGCTGTCTAGTACCGGGGTCTCCCATTCGCCGTCGGCCACGTCACGTATGATGCCCAGGCGCTTCAAATGCGGACAGCCCGTATGCAAAGCGCCAAACGTCTTGGCCGACCTGTCCACGATCGCCAGGTCAGTCGACCCCCAAGCGGTGCCCTTCAGCTGCAGCTCCTGCAGCCCCTCATAGTCGCCACGCTCGACGGCACTCGTCAGGTACGCCCAGTCCTCGTGGGAGTTGACGAACCACGTCAGGGTGGAAACGCGCTTTGAGCCCGATGTTCCAGTCTTCATGGCTACTGCTACTGATTTGCTTTGAAGTAAAGCACGGGCCTGGCACGTCAATTTTTGGGGCGGCACCTATATGTGGGGTTGCTCTTGCCGATGCTATCATGTTCACACGTACTTTTCTAGCTAGGTAGTAGAGTAGTACGCACCACACCCGTGCCATGGATGCAATCAAGTGCAAAACGTTCTTGGCCGACCCTTCGATCAATCCTCTGACGGGGCGGAAGATTGACCCGACAGGCGCCACGGCAAAGAAGCTTGAGAAAGAGTGCAAGGGTCTTGTTGCTAAGGCTGCTTCGCCTAAAGCAGCTTCGCCCAAGGCAGCTTCGCCAAAGGCTGCTTCGCCCAAGCCCAAGGCCGCGTCGCCCAAGCCAAAGGCCGCGTCGCCCAAGCCCAAGGCCCTCGACCCACGTCTGCGCGATCAGGTGATTGTCTTCAGCGGCTTCCGGTCGAAGGAGATCGAGGCATCGCTGGCCACTGTCAACTGCAAGGTGGCCACTGCTATCTCGAAGAAGACGCTGCTCGTGGTTGCCAAGGACCCTTCTGACGTCACTGGGAAGGTGGCCAAGGCACGTGAGTACGGCATTCCCGTTATGTCGCTCGACTCGTTCAAAGAGCAATACATGAAAAACATGGGCTCGGCTGCTGCTGTCGCAGCCGCTCCTGCCAAAACGCAAAGCCCGTCGCGTATGCCCAACATCTGGACGTACGACCCTTCCCAATACGATAACGAGTCCGAGTACATGGACGACACCGATAAGACCGAGAAGTACTTCACGTCCATCAAGAACAAGACGGTGCCCGGCGACTACATCGTCCCCGAAGACGGCTACCGTGGCGCGGGCGTCATGATCGTCGGCCTCAACAAGAAGCTCATGGCCCCCGAGCCTCACGGCAATGGGGAGGTGTCCTTCCCCGCCAAGGCCTTCAAGATGCTTCTGGACCAAGGCATGACCGTCGATGACGTGATCAAGACTTACAAACAGAGCCAATTTACGTTCCTCATCTACCCCATGTCGCATCAGAAGAAGCTCGTTCACAAAAAGAAGGGCCCCTGGTCCGGCAAGCTGCGCGTCTACGATATCCACGGCGAGTTCAGTAGCAAGGGCGGCGATGCCGAGGTCGACCTGGACGAGTTTGACTTTTGGCATACTTGGGATGAGATGGGTCTTGGGGCGACTCGCTAAGAGGAAACCTAATCACATTCGTCCAAATCGACCACTTTTACATCCATAACATGTAAAGTAGAACGCAACACAACGCATAGACATGGTACGCTCCATCACCGTCAAGCCCTACATGTCCTTCGAGGAGTTCAAGACCAAGCACACCAGCGCGGCCTTCAACGCCAGCCACTTCACGGACATCGCCCACGAAGACTGCGACGTGTACGGCGAGGAGGACGGCAAGCGCTTCCTGCTGGTCAAGTTCCGCAAGGGCGTCTTCGGCCCCGAGCTGCTCCAGCTGTCGCGCGACTGCTTCGAGAAGGCGGCCATGCGGGCGCGGTCGTACCGCAAAGGCGCCGTGGCCTCCGGCATTGTGGACCTCGCCGACAAGAAGCTGCAAAACACGCATACGCTGCTGGCCGGCTACTGGGACCGTCGCGACGTCTCGACCACGCTGCTCCTCAAGAAGAACGGCATGACCAAGAGCGCCTTCGGCTCTGAGGGCTTTCCGTGGACGGTGTGCCGCTTGACCACGTTCACGCGCGACAAGCCGGAGCTCTGGGCCGAAGGGCAACCGTGGCTGCAGGCGATCGCCGCGGCCCACAAGTCGCTCGCGCCCAAGGAGTACGCGTTGCAGCTGAAGGCCGCCAAGCGCGTCATGCCCGAGTTCCGCATCAAGGACACGGCCTTCACGACCGTCACGGTCAACCACAACTGGCAGACGCGTACGCACACGGACAGCGGCGACTTCGAGGACGGCCTCGGCAACCTCTCGGTCAGCGGCAACGAGAACTGGACCGGCGGCTACCTCGGCTTCCCGCGCTTCCGCGTCGCCCTCAACATGCGCCCAGGAGACTTTTGCGTCATGCGCGTCCACGAGTTCCACTGCAACACGCCCATCAAGAAGACGGCGCCCGACGGTACGCGACTCTCGTTCGTGCTCTACTTGCGCGAGAACATGCCCCTGTGCAAGCGTACGATCAAGGTTGATATGGAAAAAGAAGACCGCGAGCCGGTTGTTCTGGGCCTCATTCGCGGGGGGTGCGGGTGCCAGCACGCGTAGTAGCCCAGCACGCAAAGGCCCAACATCGTCTCAAGGCCACACACTTACTTTTTACTTGCTTGTGGCTTATCACGTCTTCAGCCTCAATGGCCTCAATCACTACCTCTGCTACGTTGGCCTTGTTGGTTTCGCTATCCTGAGCAGTGGACACAGCGTACACAGCATTAAACTCAAAGGTGTCTATGGTCTTACGTGCATTACGCAACTGATCAGCCAAGGCTTTTGCTTTAGCAGGCGTCAACGTCAGCTCATGTTCGTCGTCGTCGGGCTCCATGCCTTTAATGTAAGGACCGTAAGGCACTTGTGTTACAAACTCGGCTTCATATGATTGGTTGTGAGGGTGCGTGGTATGCCTATCGTAACGTGCCGAGCGTACCGTTCGAACCGAGCAAACCGAGCGAACCGATCCATGCTATATGGTAATTATGCATTTAAAGTCAAGACGTATAGTAAACATAAAGAGTTCAACAAACATGCCGAAACAAACGAAACGAAAGGGTTCGGTGCTTGACCGGAGCGCGGCTTCCACGTCGGCGGCCGCGACCTCTGTTTCTGCGTCGGCTTCTGCTTCAGCGTCTTCCCCGTCTTCCCTCAAGGAATGGCTCAAAAAGGCGCAGGCAACCGCCAAGGCACCTTCGCCGTCGTCCTCCGCCAAGGCACCTTCGCCGTCGGCCTCTTTTGATGCATGGCTGCCGAAAAAGCCGAGCAGCCCTGCGTCTCCCAAGTCCTCCTCGGCCACCTCGCGTCCTTCCAAAAAGCTGAAGCAAGGCAGCCCTCAACGGGCCTCGGCCCCTGCGCCTGCCCTTCCTATGGAGTCCATGACGTCTTCCCAGTTTGCACATTCCATTGGTCGCATGCCGCCCGCCGTGCAACGTCAGATCCTCGAGCGCGTTGACTGTGTAACGCTTCGCCGTCTATACAACACGACGAGCCCGGACGCAGCCCCCGCGTTCCGTGAGTTTCTACGTACGGCCGTGGAAGCTCTTTGCCCTCCGGTTATGCCGGCTGCACCGAGAAAGCCACGCCGTGGTCCGACCTCGCCCTAAACGGGGTTGACATGCCAGGCACCACTATCGCGATCACTGCTCGCTTCGCGCTACCCGCCGGGCTTTTGTTTTTACGTCATGCCCGACCTACCCCGTCAAGCCCAACAAACCACGCGAAGCCAGCTACTTCTTTAACACGGGATTACGCTTGCGCCCCCCTTTTGACGACATTGTTTGTGACCTTTGTAGAGTGACGTTCATGCTTGCTACCTCCCTCTTTATGCGATCACGCTGGCTTGAGCTAAGACTTGTCCATTCAGATTGCGTAATAATAATATACCTTTCAAAAATGGTTTCTAGTTTTGCAATTAATTCATCATTCATAGCTACAGCGCCAAACCCAGCAATCATATCGTGAAACTCGGCTCTGGCATAGCCACGTATGCGATCATATTCATTTACAAATGTTCTATTGTCCGTTTCTCCTTGAGCTCTTATATATTCATTCAACCGATCAAACCTTTTCTTGCAAAGAGCGTCAAACTTAGCCTTTGTAAGCTCTTGCAGGCTTTTTCCATCCCACCTCTTGTCAAGCTGGGCAATCACATATTCTCCACGCTCTTGGGGTGTTGCTTTCGTCATGACATAATAGAAGGTGATTGTGTCATGCAGATCTGTGTGCATTGTTTTCAACAATGATTCAACCTCATCCATTTTACGCTTCATTCTTGGAACGACACCACCTATCATCGGATGACCTTGTGATTTCGGGTCAAACTCTGAAACGTGACTCACACACGTTTTAAGTAAGGCATCTTTTGCCAAATCAACGTCCATGAAGGCCTTTTGCAACGAAGTGATAGCCGGGCGGGGCAACAGTTGTGCTTTTATCGCACTTCGATACGCCGACATTGTACGTGGATCTGTAGGATCGAATATGTCTTTATGGGTTTTGTTTTTCAACTCCTTCTCAATAGCTCGAGTCACGTCTTTGGGAAGGTCTTTGAACTCAGTTGTTGGCGTTGGCATATTTGCAGTCTACATATTGCATTAGATTTACTTGTGTAAGTGTCATGTCTTGACCCCAAAAAAGGAACCAACCAAAGCAACATAAGTGCAAACACACGGTGCGACAAACTCGTCCATTTGCTCACATACGCAAACATGGCCACCGCAACAGCCGCCAACCGTGGTGCCCGTTGGGACGCTGACCAGGACACATGGCTCTGGCTCAAGGCTCCGCTCATGCCCATGGCCAAGCTTGCTAGCACGATGGAGCGCACACCCTGGGCAATACGTATGCGCCTGCTGCGCTTGGCCTGTGAGCACGTCCAGGCCGGCGATGCCACGCTCGAGAGTGCTGCTGTCCACATTGGTATGACAGTTGGCGATCTGCATGAGTACGAGGCGCAGATTGCCGACAAGGCGGCTGCAGCAGCGTCCTTTTACGCAATTGTGGGTGGGGCGATTCCTGCCGCCATTGTACGAAGCTGGGCCGAGTGCCAGCGTCACATGACTCAGGCCAAGGGCCCTGGAGGTGCTAAGGCAGCGTACAAGAAGTGTGGTACCGAAGTGGAGGCGCAGGCCTTTATCGACGCTGGCGCTGGTGGGACTTCCTCGTCTTTGGTGCCTACGGTACCTGTTGCCGAGCCCGACAGTCATAAGATCATCCTTACCGAGAGCCAGCTGGTCGCCATGGAGGCCATCAAGACCGGCGCGTCACTGTGCATCACGGGCGCTGCCGGCACGGGCAAGAGTACGCTCTTGAACCAGGTCCGCCTATGGGCACACAATGCCGACATGGAGTATGGCGTCACGGCCATGACGGGCTGTGCGGCCCTGCTGATCGGCGGTCGTACGGTACACAGCTTCCTCGGCGTCGGCTTGGCGAAGGGCACGCCCGAGGAGTTGGCGGCATCGGTCAAGAAGCTCAAGGGTCTGGTCGTGAAGCTGTGCAAGTTGGAGCTGCTCTTCATTGACGAGATCAGTATGTGCTCGGCCGAGTTTCTGGACAAGATCTCTCGGTACCTTCAGATCGTCCGTAGGAACGATGCACCCTTTGGAGGTGTCCAGATGGTCTTCATGGGCGACTTCATGCAGCTGCCGCCGGTGATTAAAGGTGGTGCAGGAGCAACCGCAGTGTTCGCCTTCGAATCGGCCGAATGGCGCCGCCTGGCTCCGCGCGTCATCGTGCTCACGCAAGTCATGCGCCAGGCCAACGACCTCGAGTTCGCCACGATGCTGGAGCGCCTGCGTTGGGGCAACTGCCTGCCCGAGGACCTCGAGGCCTTGACCAGCTGCAAGGACCGCGACTTCGGTGACGTGCGGCCCACGATCCTTTTCTCGATCAACCGAGACGTCGAGCGCGTGAACACAAACTCGTTCATGGCGCTTCTAAAAAATACAGGCAACCCGCCCATCGCCCTCAAGACGGAGTACGGCGGCAACAAGGAGGTGGCGCAACGTTGGGCCCGATCGTGCGAGATCCCCGACGAGGTCGTCGTGGCCGTGGGTGCCCAAGTGGTCGTGACGGCCAACATGGACATTGACAGCGGCATTGTCAACGGCACGCGGGCCATCGTGCATGCGTGGAACGAGGGCACCAAGATCTGTACGCTGCGCCTGGTCAACGGCCGCCTCTACAAGGTCGGCCTGTGGAAGCCCACGACCGACATGTTTGGAGACGTGCCGAAAGTGCTGTGGTACCCGATCAAGCTGGCTTACGCCCTGAGCGTCCACAAGGCCCAAGGCATGACCCTGGACGCGGCCGAGCTGGACCTGGGCTCGAGCATCTTCGAGTTTGGTCAGGCGTATACGGCACTGTCCCGCGTGCGCTCTTTGCAAGACGTGTGCATCTTGGACGTGAGCGCGGCGAGCTTCAAGAGCCACCCTAAGGTCAAGGCGTTTTATGCGAGCGCGACTTGAGGGCTACGTGTAATCTTTTTGGAACAACTTTTGATCGCAAGCCCAATGAGAATCAACGCCTCATTCCCTAATGATGACCGCAACCTCCTTTCCTTGCAGCATTTGAGGATAGTTCTCACGCACGGCGTACGCATCAAACAACCGGCCAGTTTCGGTCAAGTACTCTGAAAACGCCTTGAGCTCGTGCTCCGCACATTCGGGATAGCTCAAGAGCTCGTCAAACACAATCACGGTGCCGTCAACGATGTTGGACTTCAGGGTGTTGAACACCAGCTTCGTGCTCGAGTAGATGTCGCAATCGATGTGGAGCAGGCCGATGGGCGCATCCTTAAAGACACGTTCTTTGTATACGTGCAGGGTCTCTGAGAAAAGGCCCGGAACAAGCTCGACGTTCGACGGCACATCTGGAAGCTCACCGTTTGTTGAAAATGCACCTATTGGGAAACGCGTTGCCCCATCATTCCAGGTTTCGGGAAGCCCCTTGAAACTATCGAAGCCCCAAACCTTGGTTTTCGGCAAAGCATTCGCAATCATCCTAATAGTGGTGCCTTTACCAACACCGAACTCCAAAATGAGGTCATTGACATTGAAGGGCTTGTTTTCCAAGACGTGCGCCAGGGGAAAATTGTCAGCACCGATGGCTTTCGCTTGCGTCTGAATCTTCTCGACGATTTGGTCGACTTTCATTTGCAAAGTCATGTTATTTTGTAATGCGCGAAATAGACGCATGGTTCCAAAAGAAGTTTTACACACCTAAACCAGTATCAAGAACATCGTCAAGCTGTGCCCCACGACCACCCCGATCAGCGTAAAGATGACGTTCCACAAGAAGGACACGCGGATTTGATGGATCTGATGGACGTCCGCCCCCACCAGATGGTTGGGAAAGGTCGAAAGGATGCCAGCTGGGTGGCTGCACACCGGGCACGTCGGAGCCGACCCATGACCCTGTCGCTTCGTCTGCTCCCGGATCCACTCGAGCATGCACGACGCGTGGTAGACGTGGCCGCACACGTTGGACAGTAGCATTTCGTTGCCGTTGTCACCGGCCCCGCCAATGAACGCATTCTCCGGGTCGTCCTTGCCCTTCTGCTTTTGCGTTTCAAGGGTCTCCATGCAGATCGGGCACACGCACCGATCGTGGGCGTCGCGACTGTAGAAGAGAGGCATGGTTGTGTGTTCACGTATCTTCGACGACTTCACGTATCAAGCACCCGATTGGCCTCGATTTTTGGGTTGCGCACGTCGTTTCATAACAAGCACGTTCATGATCGCGTCGCCGTGTCCATCGAAGGACCGTATTGGCGTCCAATGAATGTCCTTGAGAGAGCAAGGGTCCGTCACGATGGCCGCATAGCCAGGGCTCAATTCTTTTTGAACTTTCTGACCTTGACACGTCGCAACCAATAGCCCGCCGTCGACGTTGTCCCGCGAGAGACAGAGCACCCCGATCGTCTCTGGCATGGTCAAGGCCGGCGTGGCGAACCCTGGCTTTGTGGACAGTTGCAGACATTCAAGATCGATGTTCAATTGCACGTCTCTCTCATCTGTCTCATTTAAGTCGAAGCAATGCCCAACGCACCAAGATGCCCACGACGTAGCAGGTATCGGGAGCGCCACGCGTTGGCCGTTGGCGTGCACGTGGAAGGTCCCGACCTTTCGATCGATGTGTATGTTGAAGGTCTGGGCATGTTGAAGCTGTTGCGGCCTGAATAGCTGTACACGTGCCTCGTGCACGTTCACGATGTGCCGAACGTCATAGATGCTTACACACGGATGCCGCGACAGCAGCATGAGTAGTCGCTCTTATGAATGAATTGCAAAAAGAAGTAAATGATGCAAACCACCCAAGCAATGCCTGCCACTTTACGTCTGCGTCGTCGCATCAAACATGTCCACAGAAGCGTTGATCCGAGCCCACACAGAGTCGCTCAGGTACTCGTTGATGCGCGCGTCCATCCAGGTCTCGTCAAACTTGGGGTCCATCACGGCCGCAATGGCCCCGTACTCCACGAGCGCGCTCTGAATGACCCGGTGCTTCCTGCGAATAATCGACGGAGGGTCGTTGTAGGCCGTGAAATTGTTGAGGACGTCCGGGATCAGAAGCACGCCCTTGTACACGACGGCAGCCGTGCCCGCGGCGCTTGCGTTGTTGCCGACGCTCTCGATGAAGGTCCAGAAGTCCGGGCTGTCCCGCAAGACCTCCGTGATGGCCTCCGTAATGGCCGCATGCGCGTCGTTCAACATCATGCCGTCCCACGTCAGCTGTTGTGCGCTCGGTACGTCCAGCACACTTGGCACGTCCAGATGCATCTTACGATTAACGGCCAGACGGTCGCTCTGGCGCTCGATCTCGTAGATGTCGATGGTGGGGACGTGGGTAAACATTCGTCTTGGTCTTGTTGGTTTGGCTTTTCGGTCTTGTTGGTCAATTACATACACGCGGTGTGGCATCCATTTTTGGGGGCTTCTCTATGTTGCAATTGCCAGGGTGCCATTCCGTGCGTTGCAGGGGAACACTGATTATCTTCAACTCCCATAGTAGCGGGTGCATTAGCTGCAGGTCACATGAGCAGTACGGTGCTGTTTTCGGAACGGCGAAACGTGTCCCGAAAGCACACCTTCTTGAACTTGATCGGGAATGGCCTCAGCAATGTCATGACCATGGTCAACAACGAGGTCGGCATCGGGACCACTGTGCCGCGGTCCGCACTGTACATCGAGGGCGACGTCATCCTCAAGGGCCAATTCATGGACAGCAACCTAAACCCCATGACTGGCGTCCTTCCTGCGTGGCTGCCCATGACCGTCGCGCCGTCCTTCACTCTACCCGGCACCGGCGGCGCCGTGACGTACTCCAAGCAACAGGGCAGCTTCCGCTTCAGCGGCAACGAGATCCTCTACAACGTCAACATTGAATGCACGGTGACGTCTCAGCCTACGGGCGGCGAGTCGGCCGGCGACTACAAGCTCACGCTGCCCGACTCGATCGCAGCGTCCTCCTATGCGGCCGCCACCATCGTCGGTGACCTCTGGCTTTCGGTGACGGTAGGGGGCGTAACGAACACCTTTAAGGCCCTCGCCAAGACGTCGACGTCCGACGCCACGACGCTCACGGTGCGCTACCTATCCGGTACGACCGAGGGGTCGCTCGCGTACATGACGGCCGGTGCTACCATTCAAGTCCAAGGCACCATGATCTACACGTCGGCCCGCGAGTACCTTATGGCGCCGCCGTCCACGGCCAACCGATCGTACCAAGTCCTCCAGAACCAGGCACTGTCGCTCTTGGGCTCAACGTTCACGTGGCGCGAGACGCAGGTGGTCCCGACCTTTGCGGTCACGGCACCTGGCGCCATCTCGTACCCGGGGACACGTAAGGGCCTGTTCAAGTACCTCGGTACCGACGTGGCCTTCAACGTCAACGTAAAAGCCCGCATTGAGACGGCACCGCCCCTCGACAGCGACTACAAGCTGGCGTTGCCGTACCCAGTCAAGCTGGCGAGCTACGCGGCCCCGACCGTCATCGGCGACCTCTGGCTCAATGTCTATAACGGCACCACGTCGAACGCCTTCAAGGCCTACGCCGAGACGATGCCGAGCGACTCGAACAGCGTGCTCATTCGGTATGTGACGGGTACGACTGAGGACTCGCTTGCCACCATGACTGAAGGCATTACCTTCGAGCTCGCCGGCACCATGACCTACGATACGACCGTCATGTACAACGGCGACATCTACACGGCCTACATACCGCCTGTGTTCTCGCAAGACACGGGCGGCAACGTGGTCATGAATGGCAGCGGCTACCTGCCTCGCGGACGCCTCGACGTGATTGATACCTCTGGGAGCCCAGTGATGGTAGTGGACCAGAAGGGCGCGGGGGACGTTGTGCAGTTCAAAAAGAATGGCATCACCCAGGTGCGCGTCGACAATGACGGTGACCTGTACCTCCCGTACGGCGGCTCCATCTACAACAGCAGCAATGAGGCTGTATGGATTCCGGGGAGCACGCTACAATGGTTCACAACGGCGGCGCCGACGCTGGTCTTGCCGGAGGTTGCCACCAATACAATCACGTCGGGCAGCGCATCGTACCGGTACATTGGCACGGAGGTGGCCTACAACTTCCGGTCGACACGTGGCGTCAGCTTGGCCGCGGCGAGCTCGACGTCCGAGTACCGCCTCACGCTGCCCTATGCCCTGGACATGGCGGTGTACCCGAGCCCGAGCGTGGTCGGCGACCTCTGGCTCACGGTGACGAACAGCACGGCCACGGCGACCACGACCTTCAAGGCCTATGCCCGCACGCCGGCACTAGCGGCCGACTCGAACATGGTCAGCCTGCGGTACCTGAATGGCACGACCGACTCGTCGCTGTCTGAGTTTGTCACGGGGACGTCGTTCACGGTTCAAGGCGTAATCACGTACAGCACGCCGTTGGTGGCCAATCTGGTCAACTTGCCGCGGTCTCGGCTACCGACGGTCATGACGGAGGACCAAGAGGGGCGTGTGGCCCTGAGCACGGGTCAGGCACCGCAGGCACGCTTGCAAGTGCTGGAGCCTGCTGGTGGTCTGGTCGCGGGGGTGCCGGCGCTGATGGTGGACCAACAAGGCACGGGGGACATTGCGCGGTTCAAGGATGCGGGTGTGGACAAGGTGGTGATTGATGGCTCTGGGAATGTCGGGGTACAAGGGAATGTGGTGTCGACGGGCACGGTTTCGGCTGGAAATGGTCTTATGTTCCGCAATCGCATCATTAATGGAGACATGAGGATCGATCAACGAAATGCAGGGAAGGCCGGCAAGGACGGATTCGGGCCAGATCGGTTCAAGGTGATTGGAACACAGAATGCGGTTTGTGTTTTGCCAAAACAAGAGGTACTGTCTGCTGCGGATATTGCGGCGACGGGGGGCTTCAATTATGCAACGTCCCTTACTACCATTGCGGGGCCGACTGCAGGGCTGACGACTTGGTTGCGATTCAATGGCGATGTGACGGATTTTGCGGGGGGCTTGACGAGTCCGACGGTTACGGGGACGATGCAGTATGTGCCGGGGGTGGTGCCGAGTGCATCGGGGAATGCTAGTGCGCTTTATTTGGCGAATGAGGGGAATGCTGTGTCACCTTCCACACGTGCAGCTAACATACTTATAAATACCTTTATCCAATCATCTGCATTAACAGTTTCATTGTGGATATATGTGACTAAACTTCCAGCAACTGGTTCAAGTATGATATGGATGTTCGGCACAAGTACAATTGAGGCATTTTATCTACTGGCTGATTTTATTTCCGCAACATCTGCAAATCTACGTGTTGCATATAGTAGCGTTGGTAACACTGCAACGGTCCCTATTACATCAAATAAATGGTATCACGTTGCTGCAGTTTATATACCAAGTACATCATTTAGTTTATATCTTGATGGTGCACTTATAAGTACAAACTCAACAAGCGTACCTGCAAGTTTTACTAGTGGACCAGGAGGAAATGGAAACGGATTGTTGGCAATTGGTGACTCAACTTCATCTGCATCAAAGCAACCCTTTGCCGGCTACATAGACGACTTCCGCATCTACAACCGCGCCCTCGGCTCTGGCGAGATCGCCCTCCTCGCCGGCTGCACGACCGGCATCACCTCGGCACCCACAAACGGTTTGGCGGCATACTACCCTTTTGAGAACAGCACGGCTGAGTCGAGTGGGAACAGTGGACCTGCGCTGACGACTACGGGTTCGGTGAGTTATGTGACGGGTGTTGTGGGGACCAATGCGGTCTACTTTGCGAATGAGGGAAATGTGTTGGTAACTTCCACAAAAGCTGCGAATCGACTTACAACCGCAGCAGTTTGGAACATATCAAGTGCAATAACAATCAGTGCATGGGTATATTACACAAAGCTACCGCAATCAGGTGGATACTCGGATGCAATTTCTCTTGGATTAGGTAATGGTGAATACTTTGTCTTAATGGCTGCATACTCAAGTGCAACAATTGCAACATTAACAGCAAGTACTAATAGTACAAGTACGCCGAATCTTCCAGTAGCAGCAGGAACATGGTATCACGTAACTGGCATATGGATACCCTCAAGTACGATTTCACTGTTTGTTAATGGGTCATTCATCGGAAGCACCATCTCTGGAAGTGGATCCTTATCAAACGGAATACTAGCGTTTGGAGATAGCGTCGCAACATCTTACATTCGCCCCTTCGCCGGCTACATAGACGACTTCCGCATCTACAACCGCGCACTCACACCTCCCGAGATCGCCTACCTCGCCGGCAATGCCATCTATCCAAGCATTCAAACATACAATCAGGCCGCATACTTTCCATTCGATGGGGCTCTTACGGATGCGAGTGGGAATGGTGTAACGCTGACGCCGACGGGAACGATGCAATATGTGAGTGGTGTGACGGGGACGCAGGCATTGTATTTGGCGAATGAGGCGAATGTTACTGCTGGGACGGCTGCAGCAAATTATGTTAGAAATACGTCTTTTGTATTCTCAAATACGTTTACAGTAGGTACCTGGGTATATTTTACTAAATTTGGTGCAGGATCTACTATGTTCTTTAGTACTAATCCAACTAGCACTGCTATAACAAATTCAATAGGTATGTATATAAATAGTAGCAAATTTTTCAGCGATTTTTATGGAACTAGTGCGGTCGCGAGTACAACAACTATTACAATAAATGTATGGTATCATTTACTTATTACATATAATAATGGAACTACATCAATATATGTAAATGGAAATAGAGAAGGCACAAACACTGGTACATTATTACAGAATGGGTTCATAATAGGTAACACATTTACAACAAGTACCATCCCATTCGCCGGCTACATCGACGACTTCCGTATCTTCAACACCGCCCTCACTCAATCCCAAGTCACCGCACTCTACTACGGATCCGCAAACATAGCCAGTCGCAGCACTCCCCTCTTGAACTACACTCCCTCTGCAGCCGTGCTTTACCAACAGTCCATCGAGGGCACCAACATTGCCGATCTGGCCTTCGGAACGTCCATTGCATCTTCGGTGAGCGCGAGTTGCTGGATCAAAAATAACACGGCTGCCGCCCAGACATTCACGATGTCACTCAACAATGGTCTGGCTTCGGGTCCTCGGAGCATCCTCTACACCACACCCTCCATCTCAGCTGGCTCATGGAGTCGCATTGCCTTCACAGTCCCTGGCGACGTGCTAGGAACATGGCTCATCAACAACGGCCTCGGCCTGAACCTCGCCATTGCACTCGGTGCCAACAACACGAATGCAGTGTCTACGGCCGGCTCTTGGTTGACCGACGCGTATTTCACCGAGTCGGGGGTCCAATCGTATGGATCGGCGACGGGGGTCTTTGGTTTGCAAGACAATGCGATTTACGTGACGGGTATGCAGTTGGAAAGGGGGTCTTTGGCAACGCCGTTTGAGTTTAGGCCTTATGGAACGGAATTGGTCCTATGCCAACGGTACTTTACACTGTTGACTAAACCATCATTCAAAGGCGTGGCTTATAGTAGCACGGGAATAGCACGTTTTGGTTGTCCATTTCCAGTAATGCTACGACAAACACCCACAATATCTATGACAGGAACAATGGAGATTTACGATGGTGCAGGAAATGTTACTATAAACAACTCTAAACTTTTCGAAGGTTCATTTAAGGGTAGTACAGAGGTATTTGAAATTGACGGTGTTATTGTTGCAAGTGGAACAACGCTTGCATCAAGACCATTAATCGCCACACAGGTCCTGTTTAACCAATTTCTTATATCAGCTGAGTTTTAACAGTTTTAACACTAAAAATAACACTCAATCATCAGCCGATTAAGGCTTAACAGGCCACTCAACCGCCCCCACATCCACGACGCTCCCCGGCACATCCCGCAGCGCCACCCGGTACTCCCTCCAAGCCGTCTTGGCCTCGTCGCTCAGCGGCGCGTCTAGCGTCTGAGTCCAGTCACAGTCCGCCAGTAGTCGGTTGCGCTCGGCACGCATGGCTGCCCAGAGCCGCTCTTGTTTTTGCGCCAGCTTCGTCGGGTCAACCTCGAAGCCAAAGACGCCGTCCTCGCCCAGCTTTGCCGCGATCACGTCGCGGTCCATGTCCTCCGGAATGGCCACGTGGATGGTGACCTCGGGCCAGCCCCAGGGGCCGCCGAACTTGCCTTGGTTCGGCATGGTGTCCTCGTAGACATTTGCGATGGTGCTGGTGGCCTTCTCAATGATCGCGATGTGGGGCATGTTCGGCTTCGGACTCTTCTGTTTGCTCTACGTTGCTTCTTCTATCCATCAGCTCGACAATATTTGAGATGTAGGTGATGCACTTCTTCGAATGAATTGACTGCTGGTGTGAAACGCATGCCAACGGCACATGTGTTTGAGGTCGGAAGCACTTGCAGCTACAAGTGCAGGTGTTCCCGGGAACACAATGCCGCCGCCCCGCACACGGCGGGCTGTCAACATCATAGCGTCGCGCGCCTCCTTGAGCATGCATAGCATCTTGGTGGCCGCTTCCTTCTCGGCCTGCTTCTTGGTGGTGCCCTCGCCTGTGCACTTGTATGACGCAACGCTCACGCTCACGCCATGACCAGTGCTTCGTCCATCATCAGTAGTCTCAACGACATAGGTCGGTAGCCCAAGGCCGGCCCTTTGTGTGCATTCTTGAAGCCTTGTTTTTGCATCCACTTCTGCCGTCTCTTCAACACATAGGCGCAGATGCGACGACCAGTGTCTCACGATCCACGCATGGACTACTTCATGGCTTTTGCCGCTGTCGGTGAAGAGGGTGCCGATCATGGCCTTGATGGTGGTGGTGTTGCCGTTGCTACTTCCACTCAATGCCAGCCTATGCGCAACGTGCGCACATGTATCTCGAGACACCAGGTGCGCACGTCTGCACGTCAAATCGCCGCTTGATGCCCCCGGAAAACGTTCCGATAGCTCGAGCGTGATGACCATGTTCAAGAGGGCGTCTCCTATGACCTCCATGCTCTTGTTTTTGCTATTGTTGGTGTTGTTATTGCTGATGTTGGTGCCGTTGGTGCGTTGTATATTATTCATGGTTCCCACGTAAGTAGTTTGGTAACCGATACCGATTGGTTGACCGAGAGAGCTAGTGAGTCGTATAATTAAAGTTCAGTGATGCAAGATGGAAGGGGAGGGGAGGGGAGGGGCTTGAACTGACTTATCGACTCCAAATATACGTTTGACATTTCCTTAAATCCCTTTGGAGGGTAAGAGAGAAGGATGTCCCTGGTCCTCAACAGCACCTATGCGTCCATTGGCGTCCAGTTCGTCACAGGCATGATCGGCGTCGCCGCCCTGTTTGTGCCCTTGGCGCCCGAGCACGCCGTGTTGCACGATCTGCTGCTCCTCGAGACCATCGTCCAGTTCGTGGAGCTCACGGCCTACATCGTCATCGTGGCCCGATTCCACCTCGAGACGATGGCGGCGACGCGCTACTTCGACTGGGTCATTACGACGCCTATCATGTTGTTGACGACGGTGGTGTACATGGCCTATAGCACCGCTCAAGAGCGCAAGGCAGCCCCCATCAAGCTCGTGCCCTTCCTCAAAGATCCCCGGAACAAGCGTAACCTAGCTGCCATCCTGGGCTGCAACATGGGCATGCTAACATTCGGCTACCTCGGCGAGATCGGCGTGATCCCTAGGGCAGCTGCGTGGCTCGTAAGCTCCGTCTTCTTCCTTGGTGCCTTTGGGATCCTGTACACCGAGTATGCCCGCAAGTCGGTCATCGGCATGCGCCTCTTTGCGGCCATGTTCGGCATCTGGAGCTTGTACGCTGTGGCCTACCTGTTGTCGTCGGTGACCAAGAACGTCATGATCAACGGCCTGGACATCGTGGCCAAGAACCTATTCGGCATCTTCTTGGCCGTGGCGATCTTTAGGCAGCAAAGCAAGGCTTAGAGGGATGTGTCGTAACATATAGTTAGAGCAGTCATGGAGGACTACTTGCGCCTTCATGGGCCGTCTGCGAGCCCCTTCACCCTCGCAGGCCAGACGCTCCCCGGGCTCATCGTCTCGTGCTACGATGGCGATACCCTGACCATTGTGCTGCCCGTGTTCGGCCATTGCTACAAGTTCACTGTGCGCATCGACGGCATCGACACGCCCGAGATCAAGAGTCGGGATGCTGAGAACAAGCTGCGGGCCGTTCGGGCTCGCAACCGTGTGCTGCAGCTGGCTGGGGTTACGATCGGTCTCGATGTGGCGTTGACCAAGAAAGAGGTTGGGGAGGTGCTTGCCCGTGTGCAGCCCATCGTCGAAGTGGAATGCAAGGGCTTCGACAAGTACGGGCGTCTGTTGGCTGTGCTTCGTCCCCAACGGGGGCCCAACATGGGCCTTGCAGGCCCAACGTGCCCCTCGTTCGCCGACGTCCTCATTGCCGAAAAGTTGGGCTATGTCTATGGCGGCGCGACCAAGCTCACGGAGGGCGAGCAAGCGGATGCACTCGGTTAATGCTGCGCTATGGATAGGTATGCGTTCCTAAAACACTTACTTACGGTAAAGTAAGTAGCAAAACAGCAAGGCCTAATGCAAACACTCGACAGGCAATCGCTCGAAAACATCGTTAAACGGCTGACGGTGCGCTCCGGTCGGACCTTACGCACCGTCATGTCAACGAACGCGGCACTACGTCCAAGCACACAGCCAACGTTGAAGATGCAAAAAGAAGCTGTGGTGGTGCGCGTCAAGGCATTCGTGGACGCATTGGCTCAACATGTTCTTACAGTGCGTACTATCGCTCAGATCGGTTCTTCTTCGAACAACGTAACCTCGAACAACGCAGTCTCTAACAACGTAGTCTGTAACGACGTGATCGTGCTCCGATTCCCCGACCAGAACGTCACGTTGCGCATCCACAACGGCACGATACAGATGCAAGTGTGGACGATGGACATCGCGTCCATGAAGCCTGCGACGCACGTGGCGCCTGGCAACTTGCTCAAGAAGCTCAAGGAACGTAAGGACCTCCATTTGTGCGAGAGCATCACCGTGCGGTCTTATACGTCTTTAGCACGCAACATAAACAACAGCCCATCAGATGTACAGTTCATAGAGGCATGGCACACTGAGGGCGAACACGTCCCGGCGCACCTCAGCACCGACGCGACCTTCAAGGCCTACTTGGCGTCTTTGAGGGCATTGCAAAAAGCATGCAAGGATTGGGTCAAGCTCACGGCACGTGCTTAGGTGTTACATTTTGTTTTTATCGGTTCTATCGGCTTTTCGGTCTTTGCGATGCCTCAACTTATGCCCCACCGTCTCGCAAACAGACACGCATGCCACGAAAGGCACGAGTAAGATACGTACCGGAAAGCACATGACGCTACAGCAACACCCCATACAGTCATCGTTCTTGGAACTGTTGGTCTGGGAAACAGTCATAGGGCCGAGGGTCAAGTGTGCCGCTTCTTGGACGTACATGATGCGTGGCAGCCCACGTTCATCGGTGAAGCACGGCATGATTGATAAGTGTGTATTGGTGTGTCTAATGGGCGAGTCACGTCAGTGCGTTGCTTCAATTTTTGGCCTGACTGCCCTGGCCACCCTGAAGGCCCTCAAGTGCGGTCGCAATATTGCGCGCCAGCCTCTCTACGAGGGTCACGGTCACGCCATTGCCGGCTTGCTTGTACAAGTGGTTATGGGCTAGCGTCGGCGGAAACGCGTAGCTGTCGGGAAAGCCTTGGAGCCGGAAGCACTCGCGCGGGCTCAGGCGCCGGTAATGAAGCCCGTCGAAGAAGACAGGCACCGCATGGCCGCCGCGTCCCATGCCGGCGAGCAGCGTCTGGGTTACGCCAACGCGCTTCTTCCGGATCTGCGTGCATGTCCAGAGCGTGAAGAACTGGTAGGGCACCTTCATGTTCTCGACCAATGTCGTGTACGCCTTGTCCTCGGGGCCGTAATAATAGCGCGGTACCACGGACTCGGGGGGCTCGAGGAGGGTCTGAATGGCCTTCCGACTGTCCGCCGGCACAGGCTCTGGGAACCGAAAGTGGTCGAAGAACGCGGGGTCGAGGGCGCACACGATGAAGATGCGCTCGCGGTGCTGGGGGATCGGGGTGTGAACGGCCGTATCTAGGATGCGGTAGTCCACGAAGTAACCCCGATGCCGCAGCATCGCCAGCATGGTCTCAAACACGGTGCCGCGCTCGATGTGCAAGAGGCCCTTGACGTTCTCGAACAACAGGACGCGCGGCTTCTTGGCGTCGACCATACGCATGAGCTCGAAGAAGAGCGTGCCCCGGGAGTCCTCGATGCCCTTGCGCTGGCCGATCGTTGAGAAGGGCTGGCACGGGAAGCCGCCGACCAGGATGTCAAAGTCGGGCACGTGCTCGGGATAGTCGGCGATGTCGCGTATATCGGTGCGGCTCAGATGCGGCTCGGGAAAGTTGGCGTCGTAGGTGATCTTGCACTGGGCGTCAATGTCATTGGCAAAAACCGTTTTGAAAGAGGGATGCGCGGCCTCGAAGGCGAGCCGGAAGCCGCCGATGCCGGCGAAGAACTCGCCTACGCGCCATACCGGGGGCGTGGCCTTGCTATCGCTCGCAGACGTTGCTGCCTCCATCTTTCGAAAAGGTTGTGTGCTATCGAAAGAGGGCGCAAAAAAGAGTTGGGTGGGGAACGCATCCACGTTATGCCCGACAATCCACGTCATACCCGACAATCCACGTCAGGCACAACAGGCCATGCGAAGCTATCCCGTTAGGCCCGACAATCCACGTCAAGCCCGACAATCCACGTCATACCCGACAATCCACGTCAAGCCCGACAATCCACGTCAGGCACAACAGGCCATGCGAAGCCATCCCGTTAGGCCCGACAATCCACCTCAAGCCCGACAATCCACGTTAAGCCAGACAATCCACGTCAAGTCCGACATACCATGCGAAGCCATCCCGCCATCCCGCCCGACAATCTCCGTGACACCCAATCATGCATCGAAACATGACCTAGGTAGATTTTCAAGGTTTCACACCATTTACGTTTCCAACGTTAATGCTTACAAAAGAGCAATGTAGTACCCACCGGTCATTTGGGATGGCTTGCCCTTCCTGTAGTTCATTTTGAGCTTTGAACAGCCGCTCGTAAATGCCTTTATCATGTCAATGTCGGCTTGATAAACCTCTTTATATTTACGGTACTTGTGTTTCTTGAGAAGTCCTTTTATGCAAGCCTCAACTTCATCAAGATCATCGGTTTCATACTGAAACATAACCTCAATGTCATCAGCTCGTCCTGAGTTGTAGTTCGTAAGGCGCTGTGGTAGGTTGGTGGTGCGTCCAATCTTATAGACGCTATCGATCGTTGAAGATGCTTTAAGAACATAAATAAACCCTTGCCGACTTTGTTTCTGTTGATGCTTTGGCTTTTGGTTTCGTGAAAGTTCCTCAATGCGGGCTTTAAGGCCTTGTTCTAGGTCAACCTTGTATTTAAATAGCAAACTTTCTACCTCGATAAAGTAGGTTCGTACTTCGTCAGCCTTCTTGGAACGTGACTGCATACATAATCTCTTAAAGCAATCAGGGGTCAACAAAACAAGCTTGAGATGGTTACTCTTTGGTGTTTTCTTTACAGGATTGATTGGTTTCTCAACCGTAAAGTCAATGCCTCGAACATAACTTTCCTTTAGAGTCTTCATAATGCTTTTCTTCGTGGTTCCCAACCAATTCGCAATGTGAGAACTGTTAATTGCTGGCTGTGTGTCGGGTGTATTCTCATCATACATTTGAAATAACTCATCGATGAAAGCGTTGGGTATAGAGGAATACCTTTTAAGAAAGTCTTTGGAGCTCATTTTGGGTCTAAAATAAGTTGATATTTTATTTGATTGGACCGTAAGGTGGACATTCAAAACACTATCGTTAGGCCCGACAATCCCCGTCAAGCCCGACAATCCCCGTCATGCCCAACAGACACGTCAAGCCCGACAATCCACGTCAAGTCCAACATGCCATGCGAAGCCATCCCCGTTAGGCCCGACAATCCACGTCAAGCCGGACCTACCACGTCATGCCCGACAATCAACGTCAAGCCCGACAATGCACAAAAAGTAACCGGCGGGTAGCGCGAAGCGAACAGAGCGCTAGCGACAGCGGCGCACGGGGACGCACCCCCGAGCATGGGGCCGCACCCCCGAGCATGGGGCCGCAACTTCGTTTTAGGTCTCCATCCGATCCTCCTTCCGTCCCACAAAGTACTCGCTGAAGTCCTCGGTCATGCGGCGCCCGGCCTCCGTGAGCTGCAAGATGCCGCACCTCGGGTTGCGCTGCAGGTCCTTACTGGGCTGGTACGCATGGCTCGCCAAGATGGCCCAGCGTTCCTTGTACTTGCGATCGGCCAAGCGGCCATGCCAGTGGTGCAAGACCGTACCATTCACGCACCCGATGGTGATCTTGGCGGCCTCACACCGCTCTTGGAAGGCCTGGACGCGCAGGGCGTACTCGGGGTGCAGGTTGCCCGGGCACGACCCTTTGGCCTTGCCGATCCAAGCCAGGGCCATGTGGCGGTCGCCAGACCCAAGGATGGCCCAGTCGATCAGGCCGCCCATGCCATCAAAGGCCGCACGGGTGCATGCCCACGCAAAGCCGCAGTGCCAGTCGGTGTACTTGCCGTTGGGGTTGAGGGCCTCGTTGCCCTTGAGGTGCTGATAGGCGAAGCCCTTGTCGGTCTTGAACACCTCGCCCGTGGGGCCCAGGTGCACACAGGTCTGGAACATCTGGGCGACCGGGTGGGCATCGAGGACGGCGATGGTCTCGCGGACCCAATGCGTATGAACGAATGTTAGGTCCGCGTCGATCCAGGCCATGTAGCGCCACCCCTCGGGCAAGTTTCGGACGCCCATGTTGATCAGGTTCTCTTTGATCCAGATGCGGTCGGACGTGATGCAGCGAAAGTGCGACGTGGCGCCCGGCAGCGGATTGGGCAGATCGTAGGTGCTGCCTTGCTCGGCGGCCTCGACGACGATGAGGGCGACCCCGGGACAGTTACCGTAGCGCGCCACGAACTCGAGGAAGAGCTGGCGCCGGCGATGGTACTTGCAGTAGTTGAAGTAGGGGAGGATGATGTAGAGGAGGGAGGCGGGATCTTGAGTCGGAGGAGCGTTTACCTGTGCGGAAGAGGCGGGCGAGAGGCCTGTCGGGGAGGTTGATGGACTTGGCTTTTTGGTGGGTGCGTACTTTTTGCGGCACTTGTTCACACAAGGGGGACTTTCGAGGCACAGCCTGTGCATGGTGGTACCCAACCAGTTAAGGTTGGTTTTGGGCTTGGGGTTGGGCATGTCACTCGCTTACTTGTTGATGGAAGAGAGTTCTTTTTACGGGAAATAGTCACAACATACATGCGAAGCCATCCCCGTCAAGCCCGACAATCCATGTCAATCCCGACAATAAACAAAAAGGAACCTAATGGGCTGTGCGTGAAATGTCACCCCTACTACTTCTTAAGGCCAAGCACCACCCCATAAAGAGCTGTGAGCGTCGTGATCCACCCCACTCCCCAAGCCGTGTCACGCAGTGCGATGGCCGCATCCCAGCCCTTGAACGTCACGAAATTAGTGCCGTTGAAGACGCCGTAAATGAGGAGGGCGACGAGGAAGGCCGTCGGCAGATAGGCGCGGACTCCTTGCTTGGCGGCGACGGCGCGTTCGACAAGGGGCGCAATCAGGACCCACCAGCCGAGACCCATGAGGGCGTAGGTGGCGATGGCGACCACGAGGGACCCGGGCTTCGCCACGATGTCGCTGCCTTGGATCTTGGCGACCACGCGGTTGTAGGCGGGGAGCGAGGTCCGGACGTAGAGGATGTCGACTGCGAGGTAGAGGGCGACGAAGAGGGGGCGGAGGTGAGTGGGGGTCATCGTTTACTTATCGTTTTGATACTTTTCTTTTAGGTTTACGGACTTTTTTCCCTCCACCTGGAACTTTCGCAATACCTGAATGGGGTTGTTGCAATGGAGAGGGTGGATCATCGGTTAATGGCACATTTATCGTACCTGGTGGAAGCACACTCTGGGAAGCCGCAGACGGTCCTTGAGGGGGATTGAATGGAGAGGATTTTTCAGCACGTATTTCCACATGGGTGCGACCTGGGGGTTGATAAGGTATTTCATAGATTTGTGGTTTTTCCTGGGGGCCAGTTGGTGCCGGTGGTTGCAATGGTGCCGGTGGTTTCGCTGATTCCGCTGGTGTCACGTTTCGTGAAATAGCCGGTGCTGGTGCTGCTGTTGCTGCTGCTGCTACTGGTGCTACTGGTGCTGCTGGTGCTGCTGGTGCTGCTGGTGCTGCTGGTGCTGCTGGTGCTACTGCTACTGCTTGTACAGGTGTTACAGCTCGCTGTACTTGGGCTCGTGATTGTCCGACTATACCGGTTACCTTTGGTAATGTGGTAGGATCAGGCTCGTTAGAGGGTACGACAGGAGCCGACTTACGTAGTCCCCACCCCTTCAGCCAACCGTCCTTTTTAACATTAACATTAGCATTAGCATTAGCATTAGCATCAGCATTAGCATCAGCATCAGCATCAGCATCAGCATCAGCATCAGTCACAGAAGACGTGCACTCTATCTGTTTTATGCGCTCATCAATGTCATCGACCCCTTGATGCTTTCCAGAAGCATATACGGCCTTAATACGATCATCAATCACTTGAACAAAGGCGCTAATGGCCTTGTCTTGAGCTTTAGGGCACGTCTTGAGCTTCTGCAAAAGCGTGCTTCGGTAACCAAAAAGCTCACGTACATGTTTCATATTGGCCGTGTATTGATCCAAAGACACCGCTGTCCGTTCGACAGTATGTACAGCACTCGTAGCCAACAATGGTTTAGCTTCAGCTGCCTTCCTAGCCGCAACCGCCCTCAACACCACATCCAGCTGCGCCACACTCGCCGGCACCTCCGCCGACATATTCGCTTGGTTCGCAAACTTACTGAAGTACGGATGGGTCATGAGCTTCGAGGCCACCCCATGGAAGAACCGATCGACGTACTCGCGATCGGCTGCCTTCTTTGTTGCGGCGTCCATGTTGCGTTGTACTTCCCTTACTTTGGCATGTTGTTTTTTTCCAGTTATGCTTGCGCCTTAGCAGCAGCAGCCTTGAAAGCCGCAATCGCCGCCGCCGAAGCGACCTTGGCGTCCACGATCGGTGCTGGGTACGCAGTGTTGGGTACCGTCTCTCGGACCTTAGCATCGTTCCAAGCATGAATGGCCTTAGCGGGGACGTTGGCCAGCTCCGGCACCCATTTCTTGATGTAGACCGCCTCGGCATCGAATCGCTTGCTCTGGATAAATGGATTAAAGGGCGCACGGAAGTACGGTACGGCATCGGCGCCCGTGCTCGAGGCGAAGCCCCAGCCCGCTGTGTTGCTGAAGGGGTCCGCGTCGACGAGGTGCTGGTAGTAGAAGCGTGCGCCGTCCCGCCAGTCGATCCAGAAGTACTTGGTGAGGACGCTGGCGCACAGCATGCGGACACGGTTGTGTTGGTGGCCGGTGCTTGTGAGCTCCCGCATGCCTGCGTCGACGAGCGGGAAGCCGGTGCGCCCGAGGGTCCAGGCCGTGTACCGCCTGTGGGCCTCAGGCGACGAGTTGGCCGGCCACCAATCGAGGTGCTTGTCGAGGTCCGATAGGATGGCTTGCATGGGCTTTCCGGGGCGCCCCTGGTAATGAAGCTCCGGTCGGGCCGAGTAGATCTTGGCGTAAAAGTCGCGAAAGACGAGCTCGCGAATGAGAGGGCTGTCGGACCCTAGGTGCCGTCGGGCCTCCCAATACACCTCGCGTATGGAAACGGTGCCGAACTTGATGTAGGGCGACAGGTGAGTAGTACCGTCTGCTAGGGCCGGGAAGTCCCGCGTAGCTGCGTAGGCCTTCTGATTTTTGAGGGCCTTGAGTCGCAGGAGGGCCTTGTGCCTGCCTCCCTCGAAGATGGAGACGGGGAGGCGACCGGGGCATACTGTGCGTGTGTAGTTGCTGAGTTCTAGGTTCGGTCCTTTCAGTATGCCGAAGTCACCACGCCCAAGCTTTGTCGTACTGACGGGGCGCGTCGGGCTGTTCTTCAGGAACCATTTCCAAAAGGCCGAGAGGACCATGTAAGGCTTCGCGTAGGGTGCCCCCTCCCTCAGGCCCTCGGCTTCTGCAGTCAAGTAGTAGTCCTCGGCCGTAACAACGTCGATGTGTTTACGGCTGGCCCAGGCTTCGATGCGGACGTCACGTGTTCGGGCAAAGGCACTCGGATCGACGTTCCAGCCGATGCTCTTGATGGGGCTCTTGGCATGAAGGGTCTCTAGGATGCTGAGGGTATCGCCATGGTACACATGCAGCCGGGATCCTAGCGCTCTAAGCTCGACGTCGAGGGCCTCGAGGCATTCGCACATGAACTGGACGGCGGGCCGCGAGTAGTAGGGGTTGCGCTTGGCGTCCACTTGCACCGGGTCAAAGATGAAGACGGGAATGATGTTCCCTTTGGCTTTCTCGGCAAGACGTAGAAGCGCGGTGTTGTCGGGAAGTCGAAGGTCCCGGTGGAAGAGGAAAAGCCGGAAGCCCTCGTGGGTTTTAGTGGTCATGGGTGTGTTGGTGTTCATTGGGATCCCTTTATACCTATCACAGGCTTGTTTGCCGTTAGGAGCCATGCACAAATGTGTAGCTCAAAAGTAGAACAGTTTACCCTATGTCTTCACCGTCTTCATCCTCAACTTCCTCAAGTTCCTCGACTTTCCCCAAATCCTTCGAGATTCGAGTTGGTAGATCAACCTTTTATGCAGTCGTTGAACGTTATACTTCGAAAAACTTTATTGTACATGTGGGTGGCAAAAAGAAGGGGTGTGTCCAAATCAGTGTCGATAAAGCCGAAAAACCAGGCAAGAACATGGATGGTGGTCTTAATGTGCATTATGATCGTAGATGCAACACGAACGGAGATTTAGAGCGCGGCGTTGGAACCGTTGGCATGTTACAGGCGGCCATTACCTTTGCCTTTGCGCACTTTCCCACATTGACCAATATTACACTAAAGGATCAGAGTACCGTATCATGTGTTGATCATGGTGACATGGACCTAGCGCCGATGTTACTTGCCGTAGGCGGCCAATCGTGGTATATGCGACATGTCCAAGCAGAACCTGATGACGATAATGACAAGGTAGTCATTGATCGCATTATTAAAGCTTCTAAGGAGCCTTTAGGAGCGTTTGATCCTTTTTGGGACAAGTCAATATGTAAACGCATTCCAAATAAAAAAGACAGACCTGTATGGAAACGCCGGATACAGGCCTATTGGAAAAGTCCCAATACAACACTTCAAGAATTGATCGGAGCCATGAAGGAGGCTGGGGAATGTGAGCTGTTTAAGTATTGGTTATCTAAGTACTTTTGGGATCTTACGGGAGTCTTGTTCGGCGATGTTGACTTTATTATCCATCGATCCAAGTTCAACATGTCTGCAATTGTCGTGAGTACAACCGAGTTTCCGTACGGCAGTTTGCTACAAAAAAATAAGGCGGCGTTACAACGTAAATTAGATTTTTTGGACTCATTTGGAGAAGGCGGCAAAACGATGCGTGGAGGTAAATGGGAGGGAATCCGTTACCCTTTCGGCAAAGATGCAACCATAAAAGACATTGATGACGTTATGAAGCTACCGGTTGGTGCATTTTAATCGAGGGTCTCCATGGTGCGCTCCTCGGGTAAGTCGTCAGCCTCTGCCTTGGCCTCGGTCTCGGTCTCGTCCTCCGCCTCCTCCTCGTCCAGGCTCAGCCCCGCCTCCATCAGCTTGAAGAAGCGGCCCACGAACTTGGCCGGGTCGTCGAGGGCGAAGCCGGACTGTAGGAGGGTTGCGTCGTAGAAGCCGTCGCAGATGTTCTGGAAAGCCTTAGCGGCGCCCTCACCCTTGCCCTCGGCCTCCATCTTCTTAAAGGCCTTGATCAGCTTGTGGTCAGGGTTGATCTCGAGGGTCTTCTTGGACTTCATGTGGAAGAAGGTCTCGCTGTTCTGGAGGGCCTGGGCCTTCATGATGCGCTCCATGTTGGCGGACCAGCCGTAGCTGCCGGTGACCAGGGCGCCCGGGCTGCCGGCCAGGCGATCCGAGACCACGACCTTCTCGACCTTGTCCTTGAGGATCTCCTTCATCTTAGCGCACAGAGGCTCGAAAGACTTGATACGTGCCTCCTTAGCGGCCTTGGCGTCCTCGTCGTTGGTGTCCTCGTCGAACAGCTCGCCCTCCTTGGTGATGCACGTGAAGGTGAAGGGCTTGGACTCGTCGTCGGCATTGGAGGAAGCAGGAGGCTTGTACTCCTTGAGGCGCTGCATCATGTACTCGTCGATGGCCTCGGTCAGGAAGAGCACCTCGTAGCCCTTGGCCTTGAGCTTGTCCAGGAAGGGCGAGGTCTTGACAGCGTCGACTGACTCGCCGGTGATGTAGTAGATGCGCTTCTGGCCGTCCTTGGCCCTGGTCGTGGCACGCGTTGCATAGTCGAGAAGGGACGTACGGCTCGTGGAATCATTGGTGGAGTGGAAGCGCAGCAGCGACACCAGCTTGTCCTTGTACGAGTCGTGGCCGTCGTACACGCCGAGCTTGATGTTCTTGGCAAAAGCGTCGTAGAAGGTGACGTAGTCGTCGGGCTTGTCCTCGGCCAGGTCGGTGAACATCTCGACCGCCTTCTTGACTACGTTCTTCTGAATCACCTTCATGAGCCGGCTTTGCTGCAGCATCTCGCGGCTCACGTTGAGCGGCAGGTCGTCGCTGTCCACGATGCCCTTGATGAACGAGAGCCACTCGGGCACGAGCTCGTTGCAGTCGTCTGTGATGAAGACGCGGCGCACGTAGAGCTTCAGGTTGCGGCGCTTGCCGTCGGACGTGTTGAACATGTCGAAAGGGGCGCGCTTGGGGGCATACAGGAGGCCGCGGAACTCGACATTGCCCTCGGCCTTGAAGTGCTTATGGGCGATGGGCTCCTCCCAGTCGTTCGAGATGGTCTTGTAGAAGGCGGCGTGGTCCTCGGCCGTGACCTCGTCAGGGGCGCGGAGCCAGATGGGCTTCTGCTTGTTGAGGAGGTCGAACTCCTTGATATGCTTCTTAATCTTGGGCTTGGGGGCCTCGACGGGCTCATTTGTGGACTCGACGTCAGGCTCCGCATCCTCGACTGTTACCTCAGAATCGGGCTCAACAGGCTTTGCGTCCTCGACGGGCTTTGCGTCCTCGGTGGGCTCCACTGGATCCACGGGCTTCGCGTCCTCGACAGCCTCCTCAACCTCAGCATCCACCTCGATCTCGCGATCAACCTCCAGGTACACAGGGTAGCCCAGGAAAGAGCTGTGCTTGGCCACGATCTCCTTGATCTTAGACTCCTCGAGGTACGTGGTCGCGTCCTCCTTGAGGTGCAGGATGATAGAGGTACCGGTGGTCTCGACACTGTCAGAGGCGAGCGGCGTAATGGTAAACATGCCGCCGGCATCCGACTCCCACATATGGGCCTCGCCGCCCTCGGGCTTCGAGACGACCACGACCTTCCCGGCGATCAGGTACGACGACAGGGCGCCGATGCCGAAGCGGCCGACCATGTCGACCTCGTCCTGCTTGCCCAGGTTCTTGACGAAGTCGGCAGTGCCGGAGTGGGCGATGGTACCGAGGTTATCGATCAGCTCCTGGCGGCTCATGCCGATGCCGTTGTCGCGAATGGTCAGCGTCCGTGCGACCTTGTCGGCGATGATGTGGATGGTCATGCTGTCCTCGGGCACGACCTTGCCGGACTGCAGCATGGTCAGCCGCTTCTTGTTGAGGGCATCGCTAGCATTGCTCAGGACCTCGCGAATGGCCACATCACGGTCAGTATAGATCGAGTTGATGACGATGTCCAGGACCTTGCTGACGTCGGATTGGAAGGCGAACTGCTCGGGGGCGGCGGTGGTGGCGGTGGTTGTGGCCATGGTTAGTGTTTGTTGGGGTACTGTTGTTGTTTGTTACGGTGGGGTGTTGAGGTATAAGGGCTTTATAGCTTTAAGTGGGGGTTGGGGGCTTAGAGGGGCTACCATTTACCAGAGTTCTGATCAAGAAGTGTGCGCAACATCTTGTTGCAAAACATGCGATAAATACGTAGTCGTTTTTAGCTTTTCTTTTGGCTTTATAGAAGTGTCTATGCACAGGTAATCAAGAAAGCCGATTCTTTGGTCATGCACCCAATCCGTTATGTTGATACTTCGTAGAGTATTTGTGTAGAAATTGATGATGTGTATCATGTTGATATCGTAGTTGTACATTGCTGCCAAAGAAGCGTATCCTAAAAGTTGAAAGAACTCATATTTATTGTCATTGCTTTTGGTGACTTTGAAGTCAATAAGATTGTCGTCTATTATCAAGTCCGCATCAGCACGAATGGAACCATGTATACCAATTACTGGATTCAACGCGTACTGTGTACCTTTTGTTAAAGTAAACACTTTCTGTAAATCATCCATGAAATCTTCCACAAAATTTTTGACAACATACTCATATTGAGTTCTCCACGAATCTGGGTCATATCGTCCAAACGAGAAACCATGTCCCAATGAAATGACAAAAATTTCGTTTATGACATCTTTTGTTTTGTTGGATGCATTACTTACTTTTTCATATGCTTCTGCAAATGGTTGTGGAAAATGTGCTTCTTCTTCTTCTTCTTCGATTACACATGGTGCACATGGTGCCCGACAATTTGTTAACAAAGCACGTGCATCTTGAAACTCAATTTGTAGTTGTTCTGTTATGAAACGACGCATGAGGTAATCTATGAAACACCCTGCATCACTCGGACAGATTGCATGAAGCCCCCTCACAAACAGACAAAATTCAGTGGACACTAGTTTTTCTGTTTCTTCGAACTCAGCATTTATATTGGGGATGTTGTGTTTGATGATTGAGTCATAAGGTCTATTTTCCAACAAACTTTTTATACGCGCCGTAAGATTCACTCCTGTAATAGGTGTTTTGTTTTCAGAGTTATTGGACAGTCGTTTGTCGTGGTGATATCTTATAGTTTCCAACAACTTTTTCGATATTTGTTTTGATGGCTTGCAATTCTCAACAATCCATCTGGTGTAGTTGGTGTCGTTAAGAAGTTTTTCCAAGGTTGCACCTCTATATTTACCAAACTCTATGGTTTCGTCCAAGCTGTTTTCCATAATCGCACTGAATATCTGGTTTGTGTTTAAACAGTAAATAATGTTGTAAACAATCGGATACTTATCAAGAACATTGGTCTGCTTACACCATTCGAGGTATTTTTGGTCTTCAATAAGCTTATTGATAGGTTGACCCTTGTATTTCCCAAAAGGAACAAGGGTTCATGGCTACTACATCGTTAACAACACTTGTCTTTAAGTACCTTTTTATCACTTTTCATGGGAGTAACCTTACTCTCAATGGTTTAAAAATAAAGCAAAACCTAAACAACATACCCCTTAAACACCTCATCCACCACGCCATGCTCCATGCACTCGGCGGCCGACCAGATTAGGTCCTTCTTCAGGATCTTCTCGAGGTCCTTCTTGGCGATGGATGTGCGCTGTCCGTAGATGCGCGTGAGGTGGCCCATGATCTTCTGTAGGTTGGAGACCTCGTCCGTGATATCGCTCATCTTGCCCCAGAGCGACGAGCGCAGCTGGTGGATCAGCATGTAGGCATTGGGCATGATAAAGCGCTTGGCCCCACAAACGCTGATGAGCGTGCCGGCCGACGCCACAAAGCCGTCGCACACGGTGTACACCGGCACCGGAAGGTGCTCGATGCAGTCGATGGCACTGAAGGCACTGTAGATGTCGCCGCCGTTGGTCGTGATGTGCAGCCAGATCGGCGGCGGCGGCATCTTGTGAATAGTCGCGATCACGACCAGCTTGTCGGCCACGGCCCGCAGCTCCTTGTTCAGGGCGAAGATCGTGTCGTGGCTCACGTCATCGTTGAAGAACACGCAGCTGTGGCTCGAGTACACCGAGGCGCCGCGGCTGCCCATGAGCAGCGGAAAGGGAATGGCCGGGCCGCTGCCCTCTTCCTCGTCGTCGTCGTTAAGGGGCGTCGCCGGCTCCCGAACCGGCCTCTTGCGCTTCTTCGAGCCCCAAGATACGCTCGAGTGCATTGTTCGCGAGTGTGTGAGTGTTCTTGTCGTGTGACTTGCAGCTCTACGTTGTCTAAGCCAATCAAGTCTTTAAATGGTGGCAGGCTACCTACCAAAGGTTGTGAGACACTTACCAGTCGAGTCGCTCACCACCCTCACCTACGTTCTTGTTCGCAAAGGCCTCGAGGGACGCCATGATCTCTTCGTGTGTCGGCTTCTTTGACTGGGGCGTCAACGCCGAACGGGGACCAAACTCCTTGACGGGGTCGAAGAAGGGCTTGGCTTGAGCTGGTGTTGCTAGCTTAGGACGCACGCTCCGTGCGCTCCGTGCGCTCATGAGGGTGCGACTTGCAACAGGCCTGAAACGTTGTGCCGAACGCATAGCCAAGGCACCGGCTCCGGCTCCGCCTCCTCCCGCCATCATATTCGCCCGCCACGTCATTTTTGACAGCAGCACCGTACGCCCCATGAAGTCGTCATAGAGCAGCTGGTCCGTCATTTGCAGGTCTCCGAAGAGCTTGTCCAGGGCCGCGATGTACTTATCGAACTCTGAGCGGTCCTTCTTAAACTGAAACGAGCTGTGCAGGAAGTCTTTGGGGCTCTCGGGCGCACGTGAGTTGACCAGCAGCGCAAGCAAGAGCAGGCCTTCGTTCATGATCTTGACGAAGCGCCGGAACTCCGAGCTCGGGTGCTTCTTATGGGCATCGTCCGTGACACAGTACAGCTGCAAGAGCGCGACGTTGTCTGCCCCAGCAATCTTGATGTCGGCATTGCTCTTGAAGGTAATCAGGTCGTCGAAGATGCGCATCAGAGGCCTCGGCGACATAGAGAACAGGCGGTACATGTTGGCGCACAGGGTGATGGCGTCCATGATGCAGACCTTGGAGCTGCCGTCCGGGTTGTAGAGGCCGCGGCTCCCGTGCTCGTCGATCAGCTGCTCGTAGCTCGTAATCGTCGCATGGGGCATCGCGTACTTGAAGAGCTCGTACTGGATGATGGGAACGACGTCGGGCCGTTGAGCCGCCGCACCGATGTACATGCGCCCATAATCAATCATCTTGATGGTCTTCGTAGTGGGCTCGAAGAAGAGGTTGCCGAGGTGCAGGTCGTTGTGCACGACGCCGTAACTGACGCCGAGGGTCACGATCGTGTTCATGAAGAAGGACTGAAAGGCGAAGATCAGGTCGGTCAGCATGTGCTCTCGGGCACGGCTCAGCGGCTGCCCGAAGATGGTGTCCATCAGGGACGCGCGGGCATATGTGGGCTGCGCCCGCTGCGGCCAACGCGTCATGTTGTCGTCGTCGGGGATGCTCCATTGCGAGCGGCTTATGGGGTGGTAGGTGAGGAAGGAGTCGAAGTAGGACATGATGTGCTTCGCGATCGGGCTGCCTTTTGTGAGGGTCGCGAGCAGCTGCGCATTCACGTTGTCGATGACCGGGTTGTCGACCCTGGAGCTCACCGGCACGAGCTTGACGAAGAGGGGTCGTCCGAGGTCGCCGATGGAGCCAGCATTGATAACGGCATTCATGTACGTAAACTTGCAGTTGGCCGAGTTCTGGATGAGGTTGGGGAACACGTCGACGATGTCCATTTCGGAAAAGCGCATCATGACGTAGGACAGCTTGGGATCGAGGAAGCCGTAGCTGCGCCCCGAGAAATGCTTGTACCAGCCCATGAACGCTTCGAAGAACGGAATGTCCTTGGACTCGACGGCGAGCTTGGCCGGGTCGTTCGCGTACACCATGTGAAAGATGGTCATGAACTCGAGAATGATGCTCTTGAAGTTGTGGGTCGACGTGCGAATGACGGCGCCCTGGCCTTGGCCTTGTGATCCTGAAGGGCCCGAAGCTGGTGTGGCGTTTACGGGTTGCGCAGCGTTCATGTCGTGTGACTTTCCCTTCTACTACCAAAACGATGTTTTTTGACCGTTTTAGAACCAAAAATGAGTGAAAGTCAGGTCAAGCTAAGTTATTTTACGGTTTACACATTTGCCACACGCTTCTCGTACAGCTCGAGGGCATGCAGCGCATTCGACACCTCGCCGGCTGAGCCGAGGCGGCGCCACTCGTCGACCTTGTGGCCCACAAACCAGCCCTCGGGTATGTGCCCCTCGAATGCCTGCCATACGAGCTCATGCATGTAATGGTAAGACGATTCGCCCTCATAGGGGCCGACGCTGTCTTCGTCTTCAACATCGACCTGTAGCACGACGCTCCGGTAAGGCGTACCCGGCACAACCACGCCATAGTGTACATTCCAGAAGGGTGCGTTACTTAGCCGGATTGCACCCGTTGAGGACACTAGGAGAGTGATGCCATGGACCTCTAACGGCCTCCAAAGGCAAGTACCCTGCCCGCGTGCATCTGTGTGCAGCTTGTCTGCACCACGTTCGTCTTCGTCGAAGTGCTCTGTGTGCCCGTTCTCGTTGTGTCCGTGCTCGGTGTGCTCGTGCTCGGTGTGCTCGTGCTCGGTGTGCTCGTGCTCATGACCAAACTCGCCCTGTTCGGCTGCATCCATTTTGTATAAACAATGTGCACAGTGTATGCCAAAAGAATCCCTAGGCCCACATACCCACGTTCCCTTTAAATGCTTTAGTGGTCGCCGTCGCCCTTTTTCACAAGCAGCATCTCGATGTAGCCGAGAACATCCCAAGCCTTGTCACGGGTGAATGTCGCCGGCTGAATGTCGCCTGGGTACTTGCCGACGCGTATGACGTCGGGCGTGATCAGGACCGTGACCTCGCGCTGCCGGGCGCCATCCGCGCCATCGTCGTACCGAAAGGCATGCAGCGTATCGGGGTGCGGATCGCGAAAGCTGGCCCAGTAGCCATAGTCGGAGTGCTTGGACTGGTCGAAGAGGCGTATGATGAAGTCCTGGACACGCATGGTTGCTACTTGCTAACTTACACCCGCGCTCTTGGAATGACCTGTCCATTTTCGGGGTGCCTCTGCAAAGAATCGCAGCTGATTGTAAGGGAACCCAAGAACGATGGCCACTGCGACGGCATCAATGGCATCATCAATGGCCACTGCAACTCCAACAACGCCCGCCCTCTCGATCGAGACCGTCACAGACAAGCTGCCCACCAAGTACCTCGAGAAGCGCATCCCAGCAACGCTCACCATGAACACAGTGTTCCTGTACTACACCGTGTGGAATTGGGTCGCCATGGCCGCGGCCTTGCTCCTACGTGGCAAACTCCCCAACCTTGTGCTGTACTCGCAAGCCAGTTCGCTTCTGATTGCCTGCATCATTGCACTGGCATGGCTCGTGTTGGGATGGCCCTTCTTCAACCAGTTCTATGGCACCATCCTAGGCATCAAGCACCCAGCACTCGTCGTGGTCACGGACCTCATCGTGCACTTTAGCCCCTTGCTCATCATCGGCCTGCCGAGCCGCACGGCCTTGCCGGTCTTCATGCCGCTACTGACCTTCTGGGTCTGGTACATCAGCATGCGGCCGCACATGAAGTCGCTTTACGGGGTGCCCGCACCCACTGTCGGCGCGCCAACTTTCGGGGCACCCAATGTCACGACGACCTCCGCAGCGAGACTCAGCTTCACGTATGATCGCATTGCCCTTGGTGGTACGGCAGTTTACTTGGCGGCGCTGGGAGCACTTGCCATGATTGCGTAAAAAGAAGGGGCAAAAGCCCCAATTTCAACCACGTCATGCTCTTGGTGTCACCGCCTAAACGCTCATCTTAGCCTTGATACTCGGATAATACCGGTACCCCTCCACCTCAAAGTCCTCCAGACCGATCGTAGCCCACGTCTTGTTTTTGACCCGGTCCTTCACAATGAATCGGGGTGCCCCATACGGCACACGCGTCAGCTGCTCACGGATGCCCTCGACGTGGTCCTTGTAGATGTGCGCGTCGCCGATCGAGACAATTAGATCCTTCGGTACCATGTCGCACCTCTTGGCCAAAATATACACCAACATGGCGTAGGATGCGATGTTATAGGGCGCGCCCAAGAGGCAGTCTTGGGAACGTTGCGTCATAAGGGCGCTGAGATGCTGAACGCCGGTCGCCTCGTCTTTCTCGACGTAAAGCTGTAAGCTCAGATGACACGGAGGCAGAGCCATGCGCTCGAGGGCCGCAGGGTTCCAAGCCGTCATGAAGTGCCGACGGCTCATAGGGTCGTTCTTGAGGCTCGTTTCGATGGCCAGCAGCTGATCGACCCCCTCGCCTTCGTAGCTGTCGTTGCACGTGCGGTACGTCGCGCCCGAGTGCCGCCATTGAAAGCCATAGCCCGCACCGATGTCGCCCTCGGGCAGGTCGCCCAGGCCGCGCTTGTCTAGAAACTCGCGGCTGGTGTTGCCGTCCCATATGTGGATGCCTTGCTCGGCGAGGATCTTGGCGTCGGTCTCGCCCCGGCACATCCACAGCAGCTCACGAAGCACGGTCTTCCAGGCCACGAACTTGGTCGTCAGCAGCGGAATGGACGCCGAGATGTCGAAGCGCATGGTTTCGCCGAAGAGGCCGATGGTGCCGGTGCCGGTGCGATCGTCCCGAGGCTTGCCATGGTCGAGGATGCGCTTGGCGACGCGGAGGTACTCGATGTCGTGAGGGCTCGGCTCTATCGGGTCCATGGACTGTAGAATAAACCGGACTAGTACCACGGGCTAATCAAAGCTAAAAACAAAGAGGTCGTCAAGCCTTTAAGCCAACAACATCATCACTCAACCGGAATCACCTCGAGCGTACTCGCCATGTTCGACAAGACCTCGTGATCGACCTTGTAGTGCTTCATGTAGTCGGCCCAAGCCTTGTGAGGATCGGAGCCTAGGCTATGTGGGTCTTTGGTGTGCTGGGCATACGCCGTGCCTTGAAAGTGATGCCGGGCAGTCATGAAGTTCGGCATGCCGACGCGTAGGCCAAAGCGGACGTGCAGCAAGAGGTCCATGCCCCAAAGCCAAGGGTTCCATGGCTGCATGTGGTTCGTCCACGTCCTGAAGGCCGTACGTGTCGTGAGGTAGCAAAAGAGCTCGCATGCAGCTAGGATCCGAATGTGCCGCACAAAAGGTGTTGCTTTTGTTCCCCTTTCTACTTCAGTGTCCCCTGATTGTGTCTGTCGCATGTAAGGATAGCTCGTGGGAGAGTCGTCCGTCAAGGCCGGGGACAGGATGTCGAGCTTGTGCTCGTCAAGAAGGTCGATGGCCCGCCCAAGGTGGAAGTTCGGGCTGAGCTCTACGTCGTCTAGAAGCACGAGGACGTAGTCGACGCCCTGGTCAAAATGGCGGTGGCAGTACAGGAAGTCGCCCACGATGCCCTTGCCCCGGTGAAACGTGATGGTGATGTCGCCGAACCACACACATTCGTCCCATTTCTCGAGCACGGGCGTCGGTGTGTCGTCGTAAATGTGCACGTTGACCTCGATCGCCACGTTCGCAGGCCGGTGCGATTGCAGGTGGATCAGGTTCCACTTGAGGATGGTGGTCTTGACGTCGACGTAGGGCGCCCCGAAGCCGGGGACGATGACTTTAAGCAGGGGCATGAACAGTTCGTTACGGCCTAGCCTTAGTAGGCCCTTTAGTCGTTATCTCTTAAGTGACGTGCGCTCTTTTGTTACCATGGATTAGTAAAGGAACATGGGCAACTTTTCCATGCCCATGATCGCCCAAGCCATCGTGCTCCTCTTTGCCTTTGTCATGGCCGTTCGCATGCTCTTCAGCATTCGGACCAGTGCCGGTGCCGGCGGCCTCGTCAAGGCCCTTGTTGCCGTCACGGTAGGCGTGGCCGCGCTCTGGCTGGGCATGCGTCGCGACACGTACTTGCCGTTCCTAGGCTACGCCGCGCTGCCGCCGACGCTGATCAAGGACCGCCATGCCCCGGCGAATGCCAACGTGGAGGCCGTCCTCGAGGTACCCGACGCTGCCGACGGTACCAAGGTGCTGTACTGGGGCGCGCGTCCGAGCAAGGCCGTGGCGCCCAATCCGTGGAAGGCTTACGATGACTGGAGCAATGCCGGCGTGGCCGAGGTCAAGAGCGGCGTGGCGACCATCATCTTTGAGTGCCCAGGTGAGTACCAGGTGCGCACGCGCGCCCTCAAGCGCCACGTCCACTACCGCGTCGTGAGCGACAAGGGCATGATCGGCCCGGTCAAGACTACTTATGTCGAGTGCTAAGGCCCCATGTCCAATGGCCTTATTCTTTTTGGAACCCGGACAACAACATTGCTCGACTTAAAGGAAACGACGTTTGATGTAGGTGCAAGAGAACGACCAATCAATGGGTAACAATGCGAGTACCCAATCAGCCGTCTTCGAGCAGTGGCAACGTGACGGCAATACGTCTGCCATGAAGGACGCGGACCCCAAGGACGTCTTTGGCTTGCAGGCCAACTTCACGTGGCCGGAGCTCAAGGACGCGTATCGCCGGACGGCACGTTGGGTCCATCCGGACAAAGGGGGCAGTGAGGCCATGTTCAACTACGTGACCGACTGCTTCAAGCAGCTGGCTGTGGAGGTCAAGGCACGGGACGCACGGGACGCACAGTCTGCTCAGTTACAGCTGCATGAACCGCCACCTTCGTATTCCCCGTATGCTCAGCATTCACAGGCCCCTACAGCCCCTGCACCACAGTCACTAGCACAGCAACCACGCCTTCGCGTCGACCCGAAGTCCCCGACCTTCGGCATGGACTTCAATGCCTTCTTCGAGCAAAATAAGTTACAGGAGGATGAGTATGGCGAGTCGGGCGGCTACGGCGACATGATGGAGGCCGGTGGTAAGCGTACGACCCTCGACAACCCGAAGATCGTCACTATGAAGGGTGGCAAGTTCAGCGCAAAGACCTTCAATCGCGCATTCGAGAAAGAGACCATGTCGGCCAATGCGACCAACGCGACCATCTTCAAGGAGCCCGAGATCCTGACGTTGACGAAGCGTCTCGAGTTCACGGAGATCGGCGGCGGCAAGCCTGATGACTATACGCACGCACCTGTGCCGGGTCGCGGGGGCCGACGCGGCGGCTTGGCGTATACCGACTACAAGGTGGCCACGACGTCCTCGCGTCTCGTGGACCCGCGTACCGTTCAGGCCCGACCTGACTTCAAGACCATCGAGGAGTACTCGGCGCATCGCGACCGCATCATTGAGGGGCCTCTTACGCCCGAAGAGCTGGCGTGGAAGGCAGAGAAACAAAGGGCCGAGGAGGCACGCGAAGAGCAACGGCTGGCCCGTACGCGTCAGCAAGATGCGCGGTACTCGACGCATTATGGCGAGCTTATGCGGGACCGTTAGGGACCGGTAGGCACCGACCGTTAGGCTGTCGCGTCCTCCGTAAACTCGCCATAATGCGCCAGCATAGCATTGGGACTGACGGTGAGCCGGACGTTAGCGATGTTGTTGATGTTGTTGAAGTTGTCGTTAATGTCGTAAGCGCCGTCGCTTCCATGTAACGTCCACCAAGCAATAGGCTCATATACCAAAGACGATTGTGCACCATTCGCTTCTTTTTCAAGTCGTAAGAAGGCCGCCAAGGCTTCATTGCTACTGAACGTCCATTCACCGACAAAGACGTACGAGTTGTAGGCCACGGGATGCCGCTCGAGTAAGGCCCAGAGGCGCTCGACGTCCTGAACGTTCAACGCGTCCGAGAAGATGCGAATGGGCGGGGGCTCGGGCTTGTAGTCCTCTTCTTCCTCTTCCTCGTCACCTTCTCCTTCAGCTTCAGCCTCTTCTTCCTCCGGCACCTCCTCCTCAGGGACTACAACACGCTCGACACGTCCATACATGCAATCGACGACCATGATCCCACTCAGCTTGTTGGCCGCCATGAGGTCCACGAGCGTTTTTTTGTATGGCCGCCACGTCTTCCCGTCCATCTTGCCGATCACGAGGACGACCTCGGGGTACAACATGGAACGTGCCGCCAGACTCGCGGTCCCAACGGCCATTTGGTGTAGCTTCTTGGTCAAGTACAGTGCCGCGGTCACCTTTTCCTCAAAGATCAGGCCGCCAACCTCAATGGCTACATTGGCGCTTTCGAGAGGCTTGTAACTGCTACCTTCAGTGTCAACGTCCACGTAGACGCCCCATTCGTTGACCGAACCCAGCTTGGGCGCCGCGGCCCCTGTCCACACGAAGAGCGTTGGGTACGGCAAGTCCTCTTGTGCCGAGAGCCACGTAAGGTCCCTCATGCTCTTGAGCAACTGGATGTTGTAGCCCGTTAGCTCCTCGAGGGCCAAGAGAGACGCAAAGGGCTCTTGCGTCGATGGGCAGTGCGAGCCATTGAAATGCGTGAGGTTGACGTCGGGCATGTAGAGCACAATGGCATGCGGCACGGGCTGCTCCTGATGGATCACGCCTAGCGTCGTATGTAGCCGGTCCTTGAAGAAGGCGATGGCCCCGTGTGCTTTGTAGGTCGTGGCAATGTGGATCAGATCGGGGGCGACCCACATAAAGTGCGTGGGTGGCGGCGTGATTGCCTCATCTTTTTCCTTTGCGATCTTGAAGGACAGCGAGAAGCCCGACATGGCGCGTGAGTGCCTCCCTGTTACTATGACTCTTGTGTGCTTTTCTCTAAACCGGGGTGCGCCCTATAGACCAATATCCATTTAGAGGCAACCTATAGAGTGTATTGACAAACCGAAACGATCAGCAAGCATGAGTTACAAGCTCTATGATCTCCTATGCATCCAGAAAGGCGCATCGGCCGATGAGGTCAAGCGGGCCTACAAGAAGGCGGCCGTGCAGCACCATCCGGACAAGGGCGGGGATCCCGAGGTCTTTAAAGAGGTGTCGGCTGCATACCAAGTGCTGAGCAATGTCGAGGAACGGCAGCGATACGACGCGTTGGGCGACGACGGCTACAAGGCGGCGACCGAGGGAGGTGGTGGCGGCGGTGGCTTTGACCCGAGCTCGATCTTTGAGCAGTTCTTCGGATCAGGAGGACACGGAGGCATGGGTGGCTTCGGAGGCATGGGTGGAGGCGGTCGCCCTCAGCCCCGTGGCCCGAAGCGCTGCCCTGACCACAACCACGTCATGCACATACCACTGGCCGAGGCCTTCAAGGGCGTAAAGAAGACGCTGAAGGTCTCGGTCCAGCGTGTCAACAAGGCACATGTTGCCATGTGCCAGGCATGTCAGGGCGTGGGCCACGTCACCCACGTGCACCGCATGGGCGTGTTTACGCAGATGATGCAGCGGCCGTGCGAGACGTGCTCGGGACGTGGCCGGACGTGCGGTGGCAAAGGCGGACTGACGATGGAGGAAGTGCAACTGGAGCTCGACCTGGCGCCCGGCGTCGTCACTGGCTACCAGAAGCGCTTTGCGGGCTACGGCGAGCAGGCGTGGGACACGAACGAGCAGAGCGGCGACCTCGTCATCGTCGTGCAGGTCGATCCGCACCCCATCTTCGAGCGCGTCGGGGAGCAACCGGCCAACTTGAAAGTCGTGCGTACCATTACTCTGATAGAGAGCATCGTGGGCTCTGTCGTGGAGGTCCCAGGCCTAGAGCCGGGCAGTGACCCCTTGTGCACGTGGGACACGTCCGCCGCAGGCATAATCCAGCCCGACGTGGTGTACAGCGTCACGGGCAAGGGCATGCCGAAGGGGGAAGGCGGAGCCGGAGCCGGAGCACGAGGCAACCTGCTGCTGTCCTTCAAGATCGTGTACCCGAAGGGCCCGCTCACGGCCGAGCAACGTGCGGTGCTTACCGAGGCCTTTGCTGCGACCAAGCTTGGCACGTCTAAGTAAAGTGCTATCGGTACGGCGTGCTATCGGTACGGCGTGCTATCGGTACGGCGTGCTACCCGACCCCAAAACTGACCCTCTACTACTTTTTGCAAACGGTACGAGAGCGCACGCCGAGCGTACGCAAAGTGCAGAGCCCAGCAACTCGTCGTGCGTAAAGCGACCAAAAATCGACTGTGCTTCCCCTCCCTTTCCGCAACCCAGCAACAGCAGCAGCAAGAGCAGCAGCAGCAAGAACAGCAACAGCAGCAGCAGCAATGGTGAACACTCGCTCCTCTGCTCCGGACTCTGCCACGGACTCCTCTGCTCCGCCCCCGTACGTCGACCCGTATGCCCTCGGCACTGCGATCCTTCAGGAGGTCTGGGACTTTGTGAAGCCGCTTATGAAGGACAGCACCAAGGCCCTTGATGGCGACCTGGAGAAGCTCGACGAGTGCAAGCTGACGGTGGAGAGGTTCAAGATCTACTCGCACTGCTTCCTGGTGCACTGCACCATGGCCGACGAGATCAGCAAGATGATCGACGAGATCAAGAACCAGATCGAGTTCCCGCTGCCGCCTGCGCGTCGCCGTCGTGTGTGCTAAACGAAGTTGCGGCTCCGTGCCCCGCCTCGCTAGCGCTCTGTTCGCTTCGCGCTACCGGCCGGGCATTTACAAAAAAGACAAAAAACAACAGCATCATTTTGCATTTTCAGCCTGCACCGCCGTTTACTTGCCGGCACCCCCGATCGACGTAAAGAACGTCGCGTCCCCGTTCTGCATGTACCGCACGAGGCCGGGGTAGCCTTCGAAGTACGGGCCCTCGGTGCTGGTCTCGTAGTCCGCATCGCAGTTGCACAGCAGCTCGGGGATCACCTGGTCCTTTGCCGTCTTGAGGTCGTAGTACTTGATCTTCGAGAAGTGGTTCACCGTGTTGCCACTGGGGCACGCGCACTCGTGCTTGACCGACTTGGACGGCATGTCGTACGTCACGCGGTACAGGTCCTTGCCTTCGGCGTTGACGGCCTTCACTTGGTAGGCCGCGCCGCTGGTGTAGTTGAGGCGGGCCTTGAGGCACCGCGACTCCTTGCGGACCTTGCGTTGGATGACGGCATAGTGCGCCATGTAAGCAATGATAAAGATGAGCGTGAGCAGCACCGCAAAGAGCGCACCATGCATGAAGGCACCCATGTTGCCTTTACTACTCTACAGCCTGCCTCTATAACTAGTCTTTGAAAAACTTGCGGTTCGACGACAGAATGTTGACATACGTCGAGATGTTCTTGACCTGGCATTGCATACGGATGCCCTCGTTCTTGATGGCCACCAGCTTCTTTTTGAACTCCGGGGCATCGGGCGACTCGGCCGTGATGCCCTCGCGGAGGCACCGCACGTACTCGTCGCGGATCTGGAAGCGCTCTGCCTCTGACAAGTTGCTCTCCTCGTTGTCGGGGTTGGTCGCATTCTGCATGTGCTTGTTCTTCAGGCCGTTGTTTGAGTTTCGCGGTTCGCCACCATCGCCCCCGAGAACGCTGCGAGCAAATGACCACGTTTTGTAGAAGAAGTTGCCGAAGTCGCGGCCGAAGCGGCGCGCCGAGTCCCTGCTGAAGCCGCTGAAGAACATGACCAGGAAGGACTCCATGAGGTCAAAGAGGCCCGAGTCGCGCAGCTCGCGAAAGGGCGTGTTGTTGACGATGATCCAGCCAAAGATCGGCCAGTAGCGGATGACCAAGTAGATCAAGAAGAAGACCATGACGACCACAAAGAAGACGAGCACGAGGGCATAGAGGACGAACATGAGCCACGACCACGTCACCATTGTGATCGGCAATGGGTCCAAGCTGGGGTAGCCGATGTCAAAGGGAATGGCGAGGAGGCGCAAAAATGTAAAGATGATCATGCCGCATACGAAGAGGATGCACCCCATGATGAAGTTGTAGAGGCCCATGGTTGGTTGTTGTTGGTTGCGCTTTTTGTGCTTGGTTACACTCTATCTTTGAGCATTGATTTTGTTAGTCTCCAAGTAAGGGGCCAAGCACGGCGTGACAAGTCAGGGCAAATCCAAGCATGGGTGCCGGCTTTAGCGGCGACAATCGGCTCGGCTACACTGAGAGCGGCGTCGACTCGTACTGGAACTGGGCCAAGGCGAAGAAGGAGTACCACGTGTTCTTGCGCAATTACCCCTACTCGAGCCCAGGCGACGACATGCTGCAGTACCAAGGGTGCGTGAGCTTCAACAACGACGGCTATTTCAACATGCCGCCCTGTTACACGCTCGAGTTCCAGGCGCGCGACTCGGACCTTCGCGGGGCCGTGGTTGGGCAGCTGCGGGCGCTCAAGGCGCGGCTCGGCTTCCTCGAGGGCCCGGCGACGGTCATGGTGTATCGCGACTACAACTCGCTCGGCCACGGCAAGGACTGGTTCAACCGTAACGACCGCAACTACAACTGGTTCAAAACTATGTTCCGTGGCATGCCGCTGAGCGTGCGCATCTTCTTGCCGAGCATCACGCCCGAGGGCCTCAAGGCGCCCAACTACGCCTTCATGGGCAAGACGCACCGGTGGGTGACCGACTTTGTGTTCCTGCCACACTCGAGCGTCTACAACGACTGGATGATGCAGTGTTACACGTACTGTTTGGACGAGCGCGGCCGCTTCTTTCCGTGCGGCTGCTCATGGGAGGGCGAGTGCGAGGCCAAGGTGGCCGGTGTGGAGGGCGTGCTCGACAATACGGCGAAGCGCAAGATCTTTTACGGGGCGTATTCTCTCGATCTGCACCACCCCGATGTAAGTCGGCTCTTTGCGGAGGCGGAGTACCGGAACTACCACTACAACATCTTGCCCATGAAGGTGGACATGTACGCCAACTGCAGACACGGGCTGCAGTCGCTGAACGGTGCGTACGCCTTCAACCTCGAACGCGGCGGTGGCATCGTGTTGCGCAAGGGTGAGCCCGGAACCAAGCGCATATGCGAGCGTCGCGGCTGGTGGATCTTTGCACGGACCGTGTGTTGGGATGAGAGGTACCCGGGCTGGGACTTCCGTACGGCGTGTCGATTCATAGAGATCAAGAAGTTCTCGTTTCGCGATTGCAACGACTCGAACGGCATGTGCCAAGGCAAGTCGAACGCCGAGAACGGGGCGCTCTATGGCGAGCAGTTGCCGAAGAACGGGTGGCACGAGTACTACCGTCTGCATTACAAAAAGGCCATGAGCGGGCTAGGCATGATGTTGCTCGAGCCGGACAAGGTCATTGTGTACTCGGAGGACCGCTCGGACGTCTACGTCTGGTCGATCAAGCACATTCCGGAGGACATTCGGGTGCCGCCGCTGGCCCTGGTGCTGACGGACAAGGGGGAGCTCGTGATCTACAATGGCCGCAACCAGCGCGTGGCATCGTGGACCAAAGACGGCATGGACGTTGACGTGCGCAAGGACGACGAGAACTACACGGGCGAGGATGAGGACGAGGACGGCTACCGGCGCCTCATGCAGGCCCTCGATTTCGATCGGTGGCGCGACCAACAGCGGGACATGGGCGACGCGACGTTGGACAACCTGAACAAGATCACGCCGAAGCAGCGGGCGGATGGGGTTTGTCCAGCGCCGCCGTTTCAGTTCATTTGAACGAAGTGTGCGGCACAACTTGGCTTACAAAAAGAAGAAATAAAACTAGTAGTTATGTCACGACCGCCAATAGATGGCAATCTCGCTGTTAGTGGTTACTGGATTGCAAGAAACATAATCCCCGAGTTACAAGCGAAGTATTTTTCTAATTTACTACGCTCTTACGATATACATTTTGCTAGCTACGGTGATTTACAATGCCCTATGTCAACCTGTGGGTATGTCCTTCCTGTAAGTGAAGTGCTTTTATTCATGCTTACGGAGAAAATACAGAGTATTTGCGGTAAACAATTGGTCCCCACATATTCGTATATGAGAATGTACTCTCATGGAGAAACTCTTGAGCCACATCGTGATCGCCCATCGTGTGAATATAGCTTTACATTGAACTTAGATTGTGACGAAGAATGGCCGATATACGTTGAGAATCTCATAAGTAAAGAGCAAATTGAGATAAACATGCGTCCTGGAGATGGGGTTGTGTATATGGGCTGCAAAGTAGAGCATTTTCGAAAGCGATTTCTAGGACATAAATGCGTGCAAGTCTTTCTGCACTACGTCGATGTGAATGGTCCATTTGCAAATTATAGATTTGACAGAAGGAACTTGAACAAGCAAATCTCTGTAAAACCATGTCCTTTTTGGGTAATTCCTGATATCATAACTGCTGATAAATGTAACATTTTGGTTAATTTATATCACGATAATGCGCCCATGGCTGCGGGCAATACCATATTCTTATCACAGCCGATGTTTCAAAAAGTTGATCATTTTGTATCTCAAGGTGTATGCGTCTTGATGAAGCACATGAAAGATCTATCGATTTGGAATGACGATCAACTAAGCGACTCGGGATACACCCTTTTCGCAAAAAATAGAGGCAAGTCAGAATTAATGACTGAAAGCACGATTGCTCCAAATGGTTCGGGATGGTGTATCGGTTTAATCATAGTTGCGCTCTCCGATGGTAATGAAGTACATCTTCCCCAACAAGAAAAGATAATTACTCTGAGAAAAGGTTGTGCAACTGTTTTTGCTCCACACCACCCTCATATGTTTGTTATTCATGAGAATCGAGCGATTCTACTCAAATCATTTGTTGTGGTGCCATATAAGTCCACAAGTAGGTAAGATTTCGCAATACCACTTGGCTTGGGGACCACCCGGGTAGCATGTTAGTGTCTGTGTACCTGGCGCGCAATTAATCAATTCCTTGCAGCGGGGGCCTTGGTTTTTCTAGCTTCAGCGAGCAGCATGCGGCTAAAAGGAGTATTATTTTATAACAATCAACATTAAAAGCTAGAAGGTGCAACAATGGCAATGTTGTCGGATTGCATTCGAGTATACGATGTTGATTTCCCCCCAAGTTTTTTGGATGATTTGGTACAAGAGTTCGGTTCAACCTTTAACCACGCATTAGTTCAAGGTGAAAAAGATTACGGTATAAACCTAAATGTAAGAAACTGTTTCGATGCCAGAATTACCAATCAAACAGAAAAACAGCGGATGTATGACAATGTGATATTCAAACAAGTAGCATCAATTCTTGAGCAATATGCAAAGAATTACTCACGATTAAATATCATCAACGACACAGGCTATTCTATTTTAAAATATGAAACAGGTGGTTTTTATACAGAGCATGTTGACATGAGTAAAGAACATGAGCGACTTTTGTCAATTTCAATTCAACTTAATGATGATTTTGAAGGTGGAGAGTTCTCATTCTTTAATGATTCATATAAGATCCAACTGAAAAAAAACCAAGCTATATGCTTTCCGTCAAACTTTTTGTTTCCACATGCCATCAATCGTGTAACAAGGGGGACGCGATATTCAATAGTTACGTGGGCAAATTGAATATCATCTAAAAACCGAACCAAGCTGCCCCCCATCACAACAGGATCGCGTGGTTAGTTTTCTGATGGTCGCGTTGGCCATACCACCGAAGCCACCAAAAGGCGCCCTTTCTCGTCGACAGCAAGCTCCTCAGATGTTGCGGGCAAGTCCCGCAAGGCTTGGACATAAGTCTTCCATTCCGTTGGGTACGGCATGCCCAATGTGAAGTACTTTATTGCGACCCAATCTACGTCTGTAAGGCGGTTGTCGCGCATCCAGCGTAACTGCGTGATGGCGTCGGGAATGGGTTCTGCGGGTTCCTCGGGTGCGGGTTCCTCAGGTGCGGGTTCCTCAGGTGCGGGTTCCTCAGGTGCGGGTTCCTCAGGTACGGGTTCAGGGATAGAGAAAGTGTGTGTAAAAAAGGTGGGAGGAAAGCGTTCTTGTTGAGTCCAAACGCTATTATTATTGTCCCATACATTCACTTGCGACTCTAAGATTTCCAGTGCCGGAGAGGACAACGTTGCATGTGCTGGGCATAAAAACACGCCTGGTTCCAATGGACTTTCGATTGCCTCGGTGACACCTATGTAGATGTGCGTATCGGGATGATAATGGTAAACGAGGGGTGTCATTTGATGTAAGACTTAGATAATTACTGCAAGGATAACAACATTGCGCATTAGAACTTAATGATGTAATTAACATAAGCGTTTACTGGTCTGGATTCTAGAGTTGACGCTTGGGAGTTTGCCCCTGAAGCCGGTTCATCTAAGTTGACCGCCGTCGTAGCTATGTTCACGGCGGTAAAAGCATTGTTTGTAGGAGTTACACTGGCAGCATTTAGCGCACTTACTGGTGCATTATTGGGATTTCCTAAGTTATCAGAAGCCCTACCAATGTGACCTGCCACAGAGCCAGTCCCGTGATAACCGGGATTGTCGTTTCGCCATACTTCCCACCCTGTGGAATGTGAATGCGCATCTTGAGTATGGTTGTGTGGACTTTGAGTATGGTTATGTGGACTTTGAGTATGCGTATGCGTTTGAAACGCATGACCTTGAATCGAGCCGATTGAGTTCCCTGTGCTTCCCCCGGTCGCCATGGCTGTTCGGGTAGTTTTGTCAGGGTCTACAGTTGACGTTCCCGCCAACATACGAAGGAACCGCCCCCGGTAATCGGGAATATTGAAAGTTGTGACACTAGCAGTACCATGAAAAGTAGAAATAACGCTGAATAAGGCAGAATACGCTGTACGGCTTACGGAAGAACCGTCACAAATTAAATAGCCCGTTGGGGCGGAAGTTCCCGCGAAGGTTAACACCGACCCGGCGGGTACGATGCCAATGCCCGCAAACAATGTTGCTTGCACGGTCCCATTTACATGTAATGTCGTTAGCGGCAATGCAGTGCCAATACCAACATTTCCACCATTTACAATCTTCAACACAGATGCAGCGCTTTCCTGAATATCCAAAACGTCTCCGGTTCCCGTCTGATTCAACAGAAGTGCCGGTCCGGTGCCGCTGTTAGTCGCTTGCACACTCCCTGTCACGGCCAAGTCCTTCTTTATGCGGACCAAATCCGTTGTTGCCTCCAGATACGATGACATCGCAGTGAGAGCCCTTCGCTCTTCTATCCTTGCCAAAATATAAAAGCTGTCACAGATAATCCAAAAAAGACTAGTTCAATTCAAGCCATGTGTGTGCATGGCTCGATCTCCGTCAACCAACGTAGTCGCAATGGCATCGGATGTTGAGGACGCTGAGCCTCGAGCATTTCGAGGAGCCACGTTATTTTTAGTTGAAAGTCCTCGATGTGGGACTTCATGGACGGATCGTTGGCCTTGGACTTGAGGACCTCACATAGACCACCGATCGTTTGCGTGACGTCACGTACGTCCACTACGTCCACTACGTCTACTACGTCCGATACGTTGTTCTCGACGTGCTCGTCGTCCTCATAGTCCAAGTAGTCTTCAACGTCTTCAGCGTCCTCCACGTCCGAGCCGACCAACATGCATGGAGTCCTTACGTTGTCATTACGCTCAATGCGCCCAATATCCATTATCGTCAGTTGCTGTAGGGGCATTTACGGAACACAGTCAATGGGAGTACGTCATTCGCTGGACGCGCGTCAATCGATTTTCGATCCGCGGGCCTTGATTGGCTTGCTAGGCTCGATTCCTAGGCTTGCATGCCAGCCCAGCAAGTGGGGCCGGAGGCTGCCGTCAAAAATCGACCACGGCCTGTCTCCCTTGGTTGTACATACATTGGCTGAATACCCAACCTCTTATCCTTTGGTCCCTCGATCCCTACTCGACTACCTCGACTACCTCCCACAGTTCCAAGCAGAAGCTATGGCGTCTACGACCTCTCTGCCTTCGGGCCACAAGGTCTGCAAGAACCACATGTCCTACAACTACACCGGCAAGGAGAGCTCGCCCCAAGGCTTGGGCTACTGCGCCGAGGGCGAGGAGATGGGCGTCGTGATGGTCGGCCGTGACAAGCACAACTGGATGGTCGGCCTGAAGCAAGGTCTCAAGACGTGGACGCGTATTCCCGATACCAAGGTCGTCGCCAAGAAGGAGGTGCCTCCTATGGCGCCTGTTGCGACTGCTGCTCCTGTTGCCAAGACGGCTGCTGCTAAGGTGGTGCCCGTGGCCGTGGCTGACGCGGAGAGCGACGTGGAGCCCGACGTGGAGGCCGACGTGGAGCCCGACGTGGAGGCCGTGGACGCGGAGTCGGATGCGGAGCCTGCCGTAGAGGCGGATGCGGAGCCTGCCGCGGAGACCGAGGAGCTCGAGGAGGAGCCGGTGCCTGAGCCGGTGAAGCCCAAGGCCAAGCCCGTGGCCAAGCCCGTGGCCAAGCCCGTGGCCAAGCCTGTCGCTGCTGCTACTGCTAAGGCCGTGGCTAAGCCTGCTGCTACGGCCAAGCCTGCTGCTACTGCTGCCAAGCCTGCTGCTACGGCCAAGCCTGCTGCCAAGCCGGAGGCCAAGCCGGAGGCCAAGCCGGAGGCCAAGCCGGAGGAGCCCAAGGCTGCCCCTGCCCCCAAGAAGAAGCCTGTCGCCGTCGAGAAGCCGGAGATCGAGGCGGAGCCCGAGTCCGAGGCCGATGCGGAGCCCGAGCCGGCCAAGGCGGCCAAGGTGAAGCGCGCTCCTACTCAGTTCAACCTGTACATCAAGGACGCGATTGCACAGCTGCGTGAGACGGAGCCGGGGCTGCCGCAAAAGGAGTACATGGCCAAGGCGGCGGCCATGTGGAACGACTACAAGGTGGAGCAGGGCATGCCCGAGACCAAGAAGCGCCCGGCCAAGACCGACGAGGAAAAGGCGGAGGCCAAGCAGCGCAAGGCCGAGAAGAAGGCGGCTGCCGAGGATGGCGACAACGTGAGCGTGGCCTCCAGCAAGGCGTCCAGCAAGGGCAAAGCCGACGGCCCCAAGGTGAAGCGCCCGCCCACGGCCTACAACATCTTCGTGCGCGAGAAGATCGCCGAGCTCAAGGCGGCGCAGCCCGGTCTGGAGCCGAAGCAGATGATGGCCATGGCGGCCGCGGCGTACCAGAAGTCCAAGGCGACGGCGGTTTGAGGCGACGCAACCCCAAAACACACGCAACGCAACCCCAAAAAAGACAAAAACATGCATCACTTTTGCACTTGCAGTTTTGGTCCGGGCCTCTTTTATTACCAGGCGGGTAGCGCGAAGCGAACAGACCCGGCCACTCCGAGCCAAGCAGCAGAGAGAGTTGCTCCAACGCCGATGGCAAAGAGGACCCTTACATAGACGCCTACACGTTCGCAGTTGCGCATTCTTACAAGAGAACATGTAAAACAAAAAGTAACGTGCTTACGCAAGCGTGGTAGGTTGCCGTACGCCCCCGAAAAAAGGAGGTTAAAGGAAGGAGTGCTAGGTATAGTTAAGAAGCAGCCATGGAGGAACTAAGGCTCGCCTTCAAGCGCACCCACCCGATCCTCGTATTCGATGCCAGCTACTACACGTTCTATCGGTTCTTTGCGACCAGCAAGTGGTGGGAGTTTGCGAAGAATGAGGGCGACGCCAATATGACCAATCCCGCGTTCAAGGAGGCCTTTGTGAAGCACGCCACGTCCGACCTGGCCCGGATGCAGAAGGTGTGGAAGGCGCCGAAGGAGAACGTCGTGTTCTGTCGAGACTGTTCGCGTGCGGACATATGGCGTATGGCGTCGCACCCCGAGTACAAGGGGACGCGTGCTGTGAACGACAAGTTCGATGCCGGGGCCTTTGGTGTGATGCAGGAGGTACTGGCGGGCGCGGGCGTCAAGGTGATCGCGATGCCGAGCTTGGAGGCGGACGACGTGGCGTGCGTTCTGTACCGTGCCATTCGCGGGGCCTTTGGGCCCGAGCCGCGCGTGATCTTCATTACGGGCGACCACGACTACCTCCAGCTCAAGGACGATACGAACGACATTTACAGCATGGACAGCAAGAAGGGCAAAAACCTGTGGGAGCAGGGCGTGAAGAAAGGCACCCACAATTTCGTGTGCAAGATGCTCATGGGCGATCAGAGCGACAACATACCGCCGGTGCTGACCAAGGCGCTGGCGGTCAAGTGTGCGGCCATGGCGACCGAGGAGGAGCGGCGCGCGTTCTTGGCCAAGGTGGGGCCGAACAAGGTGGCGGACTACGAGCGCAACAGGCGCTTGATGTGCTGGAGCAACATTCCGGCCGAGCTGATCTTGGGGATCGACGTGGTGGACGTAGAGGTTTAAAAGGCGAAAGTGCGTGGGTACTGAATAATATGCGTGCGAATGTTATAAAACCAACGAGACCATGTCAATGCGCCCTGCGCGTGCGAATCGTCAAGTGCCTAAAAAGTACGATGGCTTCGAAGTGGATTTGAACCCGAAGAAGGGCAGTCGGACGGCCGTTGTGGTGCCGACAGTGACTGCGACTTCTTCGTCTTCTTCTTCGCGTTCGTCGCGGGCTTTGCTTGACACGGCAGCTCTGATGCGTCAATCAAGTCCCGGGACTGCGTGCCACGTGAGCTATACCGTTTATAACCCGCAAACTCGCGAGGACCTCGGCGGCACCTATTTTGGTGACGTGGAAGCGGCGGCGCGGGCAGCCTTTCGTCGCAATGCGACTGTGAATAGCTCTGTAAAGAACCTCCGTGGCGGTGTCCGGTACGCCAAGTTTTGGTTTCGGGTGCGCGATCGTACGCGCAACGTGGTCACCTTGTACCACGTGGAGGTCTTTCAACGGAAGATGGAGAGGTCGTCAGCCTTTCAAAAGAAGGCCTTCAAGGACTTCATCGAGGACAACGTCGACTGCGGGGAGGACGGGAACATGCTGGTTCTCAATAACGTACACACGTACAAGGTGAATGTTAAGGGGCCTATTGAGTGGAGCGGGTGAAGTGCGTGGCGTGGTGCTTTGAGGGATTCAAAAACTGTTAAAAACAACTTATTTTTGTTACTGAAATGGTTTGATGATGTGACTGTACTGGGGATCGAACCCAGGAAGCGTTACGCATTGCATCTTGAGTGCACACGGCAATCTGTGGCTTTCGCGCACAGCGTGGACTATACCTTAAGCCTTCACCGACATGTTGCTAATATGTCTCTGGCCCACATCCGTCTAGTCTCTGAACATTCTCCATTGTCTGCAAAACGACTTTAGGAGCTTTGCTGCGGATTGTCCATTTTGGTGTAGATTAACACCGCATACAAACCATTTTTACCGTACCGAAGGTTGTTTCTCTTCGCCAGAGTGTGCTTTCACACACTCTTTGGTAGGTTTGTTTTTAGGAGTTTCCCGCAATTTGAATGTGTTGCAAGGTTCTCACTAGAACCCTACTAGCTGTTGCGTTTAACAACAACTGGAGCTGACATCAACCCCTTTGACCACTCGGGAATACAGTCTATTCGTATCATATTCGGATCGAACGAATGACCTCGACGTGTCTGCCCACCCCTCCCATTAACAGCGTCGCGCTCTAACCAACTGAGCTAATGATACTCCCCCTCCCCACACTACGATAACATGTTATCCTTAAATCGTTTTTGCCACTTAAGGACGCTCAAACATATTGGCGGCCACAAGATGTTGTTGACGACACCGCAATTTGGAATATGGAATGCATGCTGCAAAGGCTCGGCGCTTTTGAGAAATTGTCGCATTGTAGTTGGCAGCTTGAGTCGCGATACACAGTGCTTTTTCAGCAGCGTCTGCACGAGCACGTTCCTTTGCCAGCTCTTCAGACATCTCCTTATCCACCTCCGCCATCATGGCATCCACCTCTGTTTGCGTGTATGTTTTCTCAGTCATTTATCTGCAATAAGAAAGCATGCATAGGTTTCTTTATATAAAGAACAATCCACGTCCAGCCACGTCGAGCCACGTCGAGCCACGTCATGCCCGACAAACACGTCATGCCCGACAATCCACGTCATGCCCGACAATCCACGTCATGCCCGACAAACACGTCATGCCCGACAAACACGTCATGCCCGACAAACACGTCATGCCCGACAATCCACGTCAGACCCGACAAACACGTCAGGCCCGACAAACCACGCGAAGCCATCCACGTCAAGCCCGACAGACACGTCATGCCCGACAATCCACGTCATGCCCGACAGACACGTCATGCCCGACAATCCACGTCCAGCCCGACGCGAAAAGGTTAAGGCCCGGCGGGTAGCGCGGAGCGAGCAAAATCGCGCGCCAGCGATGCGGGGCACGGAGCCGCAACTTCGTAGTGTTACAACTAAACAGCGCACTTGAACGTCTTAAACGTCTTGGCCGCCGCCTTCCCCGGCATAGCAAACGCCTTCAGCAGCGGCAAAAAGCAAGAGGCCGCGCGCTCGTAGGCCGGCGTCTCGTTGTAGAGCTCGGTGAGCGCGTCCTCGAGGTTCGTGCGGGGCTGCGCCATGAACGGCGCCTTGGCGTACGCGCGGACGTGGGTGGCCAGCCCGATCACGTCGTCGAAGGCGCCCTCGAGCTCCTCGGCGTCGGACGCGTCGGCCAGCGCCTTGATGGCCGCGTTGGCGAACGTGCAGTGGACCAGAGACGCGTCCTCACCCTCGTTGAACCACCAGACGTTGAACTCCACGTAGCTCATGGACGCGTGCGACATGTACACGTTGAAGACCGTGCGCAGGACGTTGGCCAGCAGCGACTTGGAGAACTCGGCGTCCATTGCCATGTCGTGGTACAGCGTCGCAAAGTCCTCCTGATGATCGCCGTTCGAGCTGTAGTACTTGAGGTCGCCAGGGTAGAGGTCCTTCCACGCCACGACCTTGACCACCGTCTTGACCACGTCGTGAAGCATGCCCTCCATCAAGGACATAGGCACGTACGGGCGGTTGAGGAAGCCGACCATGTGCATCAGCTCGATCGGGCTCTTGAACGTGTAGTTGCTGCGGTTGGCCATCCACCACTTGCTGAGGATGCGGTTGGCCGAGCCGGGCTTGGTGCTCGCGTAGATGTGCGCGTCGCGGATGACGCGGAAGAGGGTCATCAGGTCGGTGGCCTCCGACTTGGCGTTGACCGACGCGTTGACGGTGGCGTCGACGTCCACGTTAAGCTTGACGTCCAGCATGTCGTACGCGGCCTGGTAGCGCCCGGTGCCGTCCAGGTAGGAGGAGCCCTTGATGCGCTTGGCCGACTTGACGATGGCGGCGCAGTACATCGGAGACGCCGTGAACTTCATGGAGGGCGCGTGCGACACGGAAGACGCGTGCACCACGGAGGACTTGAAGGACTTCATGGCTGCGCGTTGAGGCTGCACGTCGAGGCTGCACGTCGAGGCTGCACGTCGAGGCTGGGCTGCACGTTGGGCTGCGCGTCGAAGCTGACGTTGTGCTGTGTTGCTGAGATTAATGAATGAGCAGACTGTGGGCCCGGGTGGGTGCTAGGTGCCAAAGTTGGGCGCGGGCCAAGGGGTTTGGGCCAAAAAGTGGGGTCAACGGATTGGGTCAACGGACCTATGCGGAACGTCTTGACCGTTTGAAAGGGTTCGCGACTTCGGAGCCCTCCAACTCCTCGACAACCCCAACGGCCACACCATCCAAGAGCCGTTTGAAGTCGACCACGTCAAGGACGGCGGGCAACGTGGGTAGACGTTGTAGGCGTTTGGCGTGAAAGACGTAGAAGGTGACCACGTCCATTACGTGTTCGAGTTTGCACTCTAAGAGGTCTTTGATGCTTTGAATAGATTCCGGATGTACAGTCACGTCTGCCCGATCGAACACAAACTGGCCTACGAAATCCTCGATGATGGGCAGGTACCTCGCATCGCGGAAGCGAAAGCACGTCTTGAACTCCTCCCAAAAGAATGGGGGCATGTCGCCGTCGTTGTAGTACCGCGAGTACATTCGTGAGAAGAGACGCAGAAGCTCGCCATGGTCATTCAACGCCTCGCCGTAAATAGGCACCAGGACCGCAAAGGCCGCATCGTACTCCTTCTGATAGATGGCATCATGGTTGTAGTACGAGCCTGGTGGGGATTGTCGGAGCTTGATCACGGATTCCATGGCTTCGGATTCCATTGCCTTAATGTATCTGTTTCACGTCACTGGCTTTGCTAGCTTAGCAACCTGTCGTTTTTTGCAACCCCAAAATGGTGGGACTTGTTTAATGGTGCACCTATAGACCCACGTCACGTACCTGGCCACGCTATACATAAACCATAGACCCGTGGACCAGGCATAGCCCACACGCACCAGCACCAGCACCCCACCAAAAACCAGGTACGCACGCGCCAAAGTCCGCACCAGTGCCGTAAGGGTACAAACAGCCCATTCTAAAAATGGAACGCGATCTTGGCTTAGAAAAAACCCGCCATAGATATTCAGGGAGGGCGAGAGCCTGGACCGGTGACACAAGAGCGACCCACCGTCCAAGATAAAGCCGCACCAGAATGGAAAGCTTCAACAAGTTCCTGTCACGATTCCGGTCTGAGAAGGGCCAAGGATATACGCACACCAGCATCGGACAGCCGAAGATCAGCCTGAATGTGCCCGACGACCGCCAGGAAGAGTTCCTGGCCGCCTACAAGCGGGCCATGATCGGCGGCATTCCGCTGCATCTTACAGAAAAACCAAAAAACCCGAGTTGCATGCGTGCCGATCTCGACTTTCGGTTCTCGCTGCCGTCGGACGAGACCACGCGCTTCACTCGGCTCTACACGACCGAGCACATCGACAACATTGCGCTGTCCTACTTCAAGGTCCTGCACGAGTATGTCGACGCGCCGCCCGAGTGCTTCATGGCCTACATTATGGAGAAGTCGCGGCCGTCGGAGTACCGGCACAAGCTGAAGGACGGTATCCACATCGTGTGGCCGTACCTCGTGGTGTCGAACCACATGCAGCACTGGATCCGCAAGAAGATCCTGGACGTCGCGAAGGAGATGTTTGCCGGGCTGCCGTTGCTGAACCTCTACGACGACGTCGTGGACATTGCCATCATTGACCGCAATGCGTGGCAGATGTACGGCTCGAAGAAGCCCGACAACGAGCCGTACCGTGTGTCGCGTGTGTTGACGTATGATGTGGAAGAGGGGACTCTCGGGACGCTCGGAACGCAGGCCGGGTCCCTGATCGACGTGACCCCGGCGTCCATCACGGCCGAGATGGATCTGAGCTACGTGGACCTCTTCAGCATGCGCAACAAGTCGGAGGCGATGCCGGTCAAGGCCGACAAGGCGCAGGAGATCGAGGAGTACATTCGGTGCGTGCTGCCGACCATGGACGAGCGCCGTAAGACCAAGCTGCATCAGCAGATCTTCGGCAAGGCGATCAACCATGTGCGCAACTATACGAACGACGAGGAGCTGCATCTGGCGCGGCAACTGGTCATCGAGTGCCTCAACCAAGTGCGCGCCGAGAACTACGAGGACTGGATCAAGCTGGGCTGGACACTGCGCAACATCGACTATCGGCTCATCGATGCGTGGACCGAGTTCTCGAAGCTCAGCAGCAAGTACATGAGCGGCGAGTGCGAGAAGATATGGGATACCATGCGCATCGACACCCTGGGCATGGGGACGCTGCGCTGGTGGGCCATGCAGGACAACGAGCAGCGCTACAACGACATCCTCGAGAGCAACGTGATCACGCTGGTGGACAAGTGCACGAACGAGAACGCGCACTTTGACGTGGCCAAGGTGGTGTACAGCATGTTCAAGGACGAGTACCGCTTCACGCTGCGGGACACGTGGTACATGTTCTCAAAGACGAAGCATCGGTGGGTGCGGTCGTGCGAGGGCCTGAAGCTGCGCTTCGAGCTGAGCAACCGGGTCTGCGCGGAGTTCATCAAGCGGGCCAACTACTGGTCGATGCAGGCCAACCAGCTACCGACGGGGAGTGAGCAGACGAAGGAGGTGTACATGCGGCGCCAGCACGACCTGAGCAACATTTCGTGGAACCTGAAGAAGTCGGGCTACAAGGAGAACGTGATGCGTGAGTGCAAGTGCCTCTTTGCGGACGAAAAGTTCGAGGAAATGCTGGATTCGCACCCGCACTTGCTCGGCTTCGAGAACGGCGTGTATGACCTGCGCATGCACGAGTTTCGCGGCGGCTCGCCCGACGACTACATCTCGTTCTCGACGGGCCGGTACTACATGCCGTTTGACCCGGCGTGCCCGGAGGCCAAGGAGATCGACAACTACTTCAAGCAGGTGTTCACGAACCCGAATGTGTGCAAGTACTTCAAGGATCTGTTGGCGATCATGATCGATGGTGGCATGAAACAGGAGAAGTTCTATGTCTTCACCGGAAATGGCTCGAACTCCAAGTCAAAAATATTGGAACTCTTTCAAAAAGCAATTGGGGAATATTACTGTATCCTTCCAGTGGCTCTCATTACACAGAAGCGTGCGGCCAGTAATGCCGCCCAAAGTGAACTCGAAAGGTTGAAGGGGCGGCGGATTGCGGTGATGCAAGAGCCAGGTCCAACGGAAACGATTCAAGTTGGAATCTTAAAAGAGCTCAGCGGCGGAGACACGATCCAGTGCCGAAAGCTGTACGGAAACCCGGTAGAATTTAAGCCAATGTGTGCTTTGGTGCTAACAACCAACGTGTTGCCAGAGGTTCCCGGTGATGATGGCGGAACGTGGCGTCGGATCCGTGTGATTGATTTTACATCCAAGTTCTGCGAGAACCCAGATCCCAAGAAAGCGACCGAGTTCCCGCTGGACATGCAGCTTGCGGAAAAGTTCGAACAGTGGGCCGATCCATTCATCAGCATGTTGATCGACCACCACAAGAAGACCGACCTTGTGAACATGAAGGACATCAGCGAAGTGATGGTGGCGACCAAGCAGTACCAACGTGCCAACGACATTCTAGGTCAGTTCATGGAGGAGCGGATCGTGGAAGTCACTGAGAACCCGGCGGCCGCACGCATGCAGCTGAACCCGCTGAGTGTGGACTTCAGATCGTGGGCACAAACGAACTTGCAAAAAGGGAAGCGTCTACCCGACAAGACGGCAATTCGCATGTACTTCGAGAAGCTGTGGAATGCGTACCCTGCCGATGGCAAGGGTTGGCGTGGGTATGCGTTTAAGGATACGGAGGCTGCGAGCGACGAAGAGTCGTAACTCTAAAAAACAAGACGATGCGCGTATGTTTATTTTTGTAAAATGGTTTAAAGCGACCTTTGCTTGGCTTAAGAGAATGAGCCCCTTAATATTTAGTTGAGCCAACGAGCACAAAATGGCACGCAACGACGGTCAAGCCTTTGAGCACCATGTGGTGCGTGCCCATGCAGCAGAGTTTGATCACACTGTTTGGCACACGTCGATAGTGCCCGAAGATGACCTGCACAAGTGCAAGATCATACATAACTATAACTTTCATCGATTGCAGCGCATTGCTCGGCGCCGCGAATCACTGAAGATCAAGCCGGTCTATAGCGACTATGGGCTCGACTTTCTCGCCAAGGACAAAGAGGGCAACTACTATGCAGGTCAATGCAAGAACTATGAGAAGAAGCGAGTGACGGCGGGGCACGTTGCGTCCTTCATATCCATTGTGACGTTCCGTGTTGGACGTGGCTTCTTATACACGACGTCGAACCTTGTGGTCGACCTGCGTGAAGACCTGCAGCTGTCACGTGATGGTCCGACACCGATCTACCATCGCAAGCTTCCGTTGGACTTTGAGAGATCGGTAACGCAACCGCCGGTTGTGGCCGAACTGGACGCGCCCTTGCGTCCTTACCAAGAGACGGCAATTGCTGCACTCATGGGCGAAGGCAAGAAGATCCTCGAGCTTGGCTGTGGCCTTGGCAAGACGCTGATTGCAGGCCATGTTCTGCGTGCATCGCCACAGTACAAGCTCATCATTTGCATTGCGCCTCTGCGTATATCGGTGGAGAACCTTCATGCACGTCTGATGCCCTTCTTGCCGCGTAGCATGCCCTTGCTGGTGGACAGCGATACGGGTGGCACGACTGACCCTACGATCATTCGGTCGTTCTTGAACAACGGAGGTGAGGCCAACTTGGTGATATTCACAACGTTCAAGAGCATGGAGAATGTGTTGGCGGACATTATGTTTGACGGGGAGGATGCAGATGAGGAAGATGCAGATGAGGAAGATGCAGATGAGGAAGATGCAGATGAGGAAGATGTCGATGAGGAAGATGTAGATGAGGAAGATGATGATAACGAAGCAAACGACACAAAAGTACTAAAAGTAAACACAAAGTCAATGCTGCTCCTCGTAGACGAAGTGCACAACATGACCAATAAAGATAACCTCGTTCGCATCTGCAACAAGTTCGAGAACAGTCTACTGCTTTCGGCAACGATGCCCGAGGAGCTCTTCGAAAAAGTACAAGCAACGCGAACCTATTCGTACGGCATTGCTGAAGGCATTCGCGATGGCTATGTGTGTGACTACGAGGTCATCTTGCCTTGTGTGACAGTTGATGCCGAAGGTGTTCCTCAACCCGACATCAGCATCCCGAAAGAGTTGTCGCTTCGGGACATTGGCAATGAAGAGCAGAGTATGATGCTCAAGGCCCTCTTCTTAGCCAAAGGCATGCTGGCAAAGGGTTCGAGACGCTGCTTCGTGTACATGAAGAGTTGCGAGGAGTGCGACGTGTTCAATGCCGTCTTTCGACGTGTATGCGAGACGTACCATGGTCTAAGCTTGTGGTGCGAGAAGATCAACACGACCGTATCGTGTGTCAAGCGGCGCGAGATCATGGACGGCTTCCAAACGGCACGCACACATGACCTCTACATCATCACGAGCGTTCGCATTCTCGACGAGGCCGTAGACATCCCTGCATGCGATAGCGAGTTTATCACGTACGTGGGCGATCGCAGCAGCGACATTCGGACGGTGCAACGCTTACAACGTGGTGGCCGTTTGAACCCCGAGCAGCCATTCAAGAAGAACCACCTGTTCATATGGGCCGCCGATATGGCACCTGCCATAAACACGCTCACGTGGTTGCGTGAGGCGGACGTCAACTTTCATAAAAAGATACGACTCATGAACGGTAACTACGATGGAACCGAGAGGGCCGAAATCAAGGAAGAGGAGGGCAAGCAAACGATTGCGATGACCCAAAACTTGTCAGTCACATGTATGACAATAAAGGAGCGATGGGAGTTACGCAGACGACTATGGATCGCTCAATATGAAAAGCAGGGGCGTACTCCTTCATTGACAGCAACGTCTACGCCTGAAGAGAAGAGATCGGTTCAATGGCAAAGTGATATGCGTAAGATGATGAAAGGACATAAAGCCTTAACTTTAACCCCGGACCGAATCGCCATTCTGAATGCAACCAAAGGATGGCTCTGGGAAGAGCCCGATGCCTTTGAAACCCAATACAATCTGTGGGTAAGAATGCACACAAAGCTTGGTAGGAAATTGTTGGCAAACTCAAAAGATGCAGATGAAAAGAAAGCCGCCATCTGGCAAAACAGCATGAATCAAGTGAGAAAAGGACACGTCAAGTTGCGTATTATTTCCGACGAACAAGTTACATTACTCAGCAATACCCCGGGATGGAAGTGGGGTTCAACAAAGTTTGATGATCAGTTAAACAAGTGGATCGGTCAGTACAGGCGTTTGGGAAGGCGTCCAAAAAACAATAGACACGATGCGCTGGAGAAAAGTGCGGCTTATTGGGAGTCATGTATGCGTTTAGCGAACAGCAATAATGGCAGATACAGAGATTCTTACGTTCTAAAGGACAATCAAAAAGAAATATTAAATAATACATCAGGATGGGAATGGTAAAACATTTTTGTACTTTCATTCATCCACGAGAATAAGTTTGCCATTGCAACCAATGGCACTACAAGCCCATCGGTCCCATCCCCCACTTAAAGATAAATCGCCATTACTACTTAGTGACCCGCGCTGCCGCCAAGTGACAGCAGCGCCGCCCAACAGCAGCAACCCCACCAGCCCCCAAGCAACCATGCGTGTCCTCAAGCGCAATGGCCAGCTCGAGCTGGTCTCGTTCGACAAGGTGTCGACGCGCATCAGCCACTTTTGCGATGATCTGAAGACCATTGACCCCCTCGAGATTGCGCAGCGCGTGTGTGCCCGCATCTACGACGGCGTGACCACGTCCGAGCTGGACGAGATGGCCGCCCAGATGTGCTTCAACATGGGCACCGAGCACCCCGACTACAGCGCCCTTGCGGTCCGCATCATTATCAGCAACCACCACAAAAACACGCCCGCCACCTTCCTCGAGACCATCGAGGCTCTTTACGCCATTACGGACGTTCGCAACAAGGCCGCGCCCCAGATCAGCGACGAGCTGCTGGACATTGCCCGCAAGCACTGCGACGTGATCGAGGCCCACATCAGCTACGAGCGCGACTACACCTTCGACTACTTCGGCTTCAAGACGCTGGAGCGCTCCTACCTGCAGCGCGTGAGTGGCAAGGTCGTCGAGCGCCCGCAGCATATGTGGATGCGCGTGGCCCTCGGCATCTGGGGCGCCGACTTGGCCAATGCCCTGACGTGCTACACGATGATGAGCACGCGCCTCTACACGCACGCCACGCCGACGCTCTTCAACGCCGGCACACGTATGCCGGCGCTCTCGTCGTGCTTCCTGCTTGGCATGGAAGACAGCCTCGAGGGCATCTATGACACGATCAAACGCAGCGCCCTGATCTCCAAGAGCGCCGGCGGCATCGGGACCCACATCCACAACATCCGTGCCCGCGGCAGCTACATCCGGGGCACCAATGGCCAGTCGTCCGGCCTGGTCTCGATGCTGCGCGTCTACAACGCCACGATGCGCCACGCCAACCAGGCCGGACGTCGCCTCGGCAGCGCGGCGCTGTACCTGGAGCCGTGGCACGCAGACGTCTTCGATTTCGTGGCGCTGCGTCGCAACACGGGCGCCGAGGAGGAGCGCTGCCGCGACCTCTTCCTGGCCATGTGGCTGCCCGATCTGTTCATGGAGCGCGTCCAGGCCAACGGTACGTGGTCGCTCATGTGCCCCGACGAGTGCCCCGGCCTTCCGGACGTCTATGGCCCGGCCTTCAAGGAGCTCTACGAGCGGTACGAGCGCGAAGGTCGCGCACGTAAGACCATCAAGGCGCAGGAGCTGTGGATCGAGATCATCAAGAGCCAGGTCGAGACGGGCACGCCCTATCTGCTGTACAAGGATGCTTGCCAGAAGTGCAACCAGACCAATCTTGGTGTGATAAAGTCCAGTAATTTGTGTTCGGAGATTACCTTGTACTCAGACGAGAATGAGTACGCCGTTTGCAACCTGGCGTCCATGGTGCTGCCGTCGTACGTCAATGTGAAGGGAGACGTGCCGACCTACGATTTCGCCAAGCTGCACGACGTGGTCAAGTTTGTCACCCGGTCCATGGAGCGCGTCATCGACCGCAACTACTACCCGGTCCCGCAGACGGCGCGCTCCAACTTCCGCCATCGCCCGATCGGCATGGGCATCCAGGGCCTGGCCGACGTGTTCATTCTGATGCGCATGCCCTACGACAGCCCCGAGGCGCTGGAGCTCAACCGCCAGATCTCTGAGACCATGTACCACGCGGCCCTTGAGGCGTCGATGGAGATCTCGAAGGAGCGCGGTGAGCAGATCGCACGTATGGACTACATCAAACTGCAGTCGGGCGTCATTGCCGACGAGCTGGCCCCGGAGCTCGGTCGCCTGTCCAAGACGTGCGTGGTGCGCACTGAAGAGCTCGAGGCCGATCTGCCCGCCAAGTGGGCCGGCGCCTACAGCACGTTCGCAACGTCGCCGACGGCCAAGGGTACGCTGCAGTTCGATATGCATGGAATCGTTCCGACGTCTGGGCCTGGCATGCGCTACGACTGGCCCGCCCTCAAGGCCGCCATTCAGGAGCACGGCATACGTCATTCGGTCCTCATGGCCCTGATGCCGACGGCCTCGACGTCTCAGATCATGGGCTCCACCGAGAGCTTCGAGGCGATCACGTCCAACATCTTCAGCCGCCGCACCCTGGCGGGCGAGTTTGTCGTGGTCAACAAGTACCTCGTGAGCGACCTGATCAAGCTCGGCCTCTGGAACAAGACCATGAAGGAGCGCATCATCGCCGGCGACGGCAGCGTCCAGCAGATCAACGAGATCCCCGAGGCCACACGTGCGCTCTACAAGACGGTGTGGGAGATCAAGCAGCGCGTGGTGATCGACATGGCGGCGGCCCGCGTGCCCTACGTCTGCCAGACTCAGTCCATGAACCTGTACGTTGAGGACACGGACCTGGCAAAAATGACCAACATGCACTTCTATGGCTGGAAGAAGGGACTCAAGACGGGCGTCTATTACACGCGTACCCGCCCGAAGGCCAAGACCATGGCGTTCAGCATCGACCCGCGTCTGGCGGCGTCCAAGGGCGTCTCTGCGACTGTTGTTAAGCCGACCGATGAGGAGGTTGCCGCTTGCAGCCGGGAGAACCCTGAGGGCTGCTTGATGTGCAGTGCCTAAGCTGCTTTCACGATAAAACCACGATGATGTCTTTATTTTTGCCACGTTGTTGGGCTATTAATCCAATATTGCTCACTCGTAAAATGTCACGTCAACAGATAGATGGCATAGATAGATTCGATGGCACAGTTACGCGCATACGAGGACAACCTCAAGGCGTTGTCCAACGTTCACGTAAGTGCCGCTTCAAAGGCCTTCAAGGCAAAAGCAAAAGCCGTCATATCCAATGATCTGCCCAAGTGGCATCTGTACGCAATCAAGGCAGACGTGGACGAAGAGGCCGAAGAAGCGGACGAAGAAGCGGACGAGGACGCAGAAGCAGCCCTGTACGCCGGCATCACCCTCGCCAAGCGCCCCGACGACGTGGCCTACATGTACAAGAAGGTTCAGGCAGCGACGGGCTTGAAGAAGGCCGACGTCAATGAGATCCTCTTGAAGCTCTTCGACCACGTACGTATCTTCACCAACAGCGACCTTGTCAAGCAGCTCAAGGCCGGCGCTAAATGGCTCAACCGGCGACTGACGGACGCCAAGTGGATGGCACTGACCGAGCGCCTTTCCAAAAAGTCAAACCAAAGTCATAAGAGTGCCGAGTGGGCTCTCAGCCTCGCATGGGACGCACTTGAGCGACCACCGTGGTGTGCCGCCGACTTCACCGATCGCTCGACGCTGAGCGGCATGGTAAAGACAGGCACGCACGAGTTCGTGGCCTTTGACGACGCCGCGTACTCCGGGACGCAAAAGGCAACGCAGGTAGGCAACGTGTTTCGTGTTCTTCGGGAAGCTTGGAATAACGAACAGCCGCCCATCACGGTCTACATGGTCATTCCCTTTATGACACATGTCGCGATCGATCGCTTCTGCCGTATTGGCGAGGCAGACCTTGTCAAGAAGGTTGTCAAGAAAGGCTCGATCGAGCTCCAGTATCCCGACGGCCACCGTATCCTCATATGGCTGGGTGGCGTCCTGATGCCGAGTACGATCGAGGTGCTGAAAGGGTTACCTGACATGACAGAAGAGAAGGCACATGACTTGAGTGCGACCTTCTTGGACAACGCGGGCTCGCTCTGCATCTTTGAACACAAGGTCCCGGACTACATGTCGTTGCCATGGCTGATCGGGGAGACATTTCAAAAGCAGATGTGGGATCACTACAAGCATACGCCACCTTACAAGCCGCATGTGGAGTTGGCTGCTTCGCCACACGTGCCAAACAAGGACCCTCAAGTCCGCTCCTTCAAGTGTGCCCGTCCGGACAGTCCAAGCTCTAGCGTGTCTTCGAGCAAGAGTACGAACACGATCGCTCGACTGGATAGTGTGAACAGCGTGAATGGTGGCACTGGCGGCGCAGCCCGTTACCCTGGCGGCGCAGCCCGTTACAAGTTCAAAGGCCGCTCCTACAAGCTTCACATCGGCAGTCGCGGCGGGCGCTTTGTCGTTGTGGCCAAAAAGAAGGTGTATGTGTAGACTACCTTACTATGCGCTACGGGGGCCCAGGGCGATTGAGGGCATTCAAGCGGTTTCTTAGTAAGCTTTTCTCGAAGCCATTTTGGCGCCCGTGAACGCACGGGCTTACTTAGCCCGAGGCAAACGAGGAGCCAAACGACGCTGTACCTTCTTTTTCGCAGCCGCCGCGCCCCCACCCATGACCACGCGGCGCGCCGCAGTCTTCGGGTCGTCGGTCATGGCCCAGATGTTCATGTTGGTCGCCCAGGCCACGGTCGCCGCATCCTTGCTGAACATGGTGTGAATGTTGGTCAGGGCCGTCTCAGCGTCGATGTTCTCGGTAGCCACGTGCCCATTGGCCATGTACTTGAACTTGAGCTGCAGCTTGGTGATGCCCGTCGCGTACGAGTTGACCTCGAAAGCCAGCTTCTTCACGAGGTCCATGCGGGCATCGTCCGGATCGAAGCCCACCTGCTCGAGTACCTCAATGTCGTCCTTGATGAAATTGTCGAACCACGAATGCAGGTTGACCTCGAGCTCCGCACCCGGATGCAGCATCTCGTTGAGCAGGTAGTAGGCCACGCGGTTCTGCTCGGGCGTGTTGCCCTCGACGCCGGGCTTCATGAAGCGCATGTAATCGCGGTTCTGCTTGAACAGGGGCACGGTCTCGCGGCTCATGCGGCGCATCTTGAGCAGCAGCTTGAGGCCGAAGGTGTCGCTGGCGGCCCACGGCGCCGCAAGGTCCGCACGGAGCGAATCGCCAGCCTTGAGCGACAGCAGGAGCGGCTCACGTGCGGCGGGGGTCGTTGACTGAACGAGGACCTTGAGGTACAGGCGCAGCGGGCTCGTGTAGTACTTGAGGGCCAGGATCATGTTCATGGCCGTCTGCGACACGCGGCGATCGACGTAGATCATGACCTTCTCTTGCTTCTTGACGTCGATCTCCTTGGGCTTGCCATCCGAGCCGGAGGCAGAGGCAGAGGTGGATGCCGTAAGCGAGGCCGACAAGGACGGAGGGGTGCTCTGCGACAGACGCACCTTGCGCTCCAGACCGGCCAGGTCCGACAGATGGTCGCGGGACGACGCCGCCGACGACAGTGAGGATGCCGAGGAGGAATCCATGGACGCCTCGACCATGTCAAGCATGGCCATCTCGGACTGATACTTGGTAAGTGTGGCGAGCGAGGCCATGATTTAAGACGGCACTAGCAATGCTAGTGTACCCTTCCGATTCTTCTTACTATCTAGTGCACATATATAGTAGGGAAAGCCTTAAGCCGGTGTCTGAGAAGTAGGTCAAGCGCATGGACCCCCATCCCCACATTCCCATCATCTTCGTGATCGATTGGGATGGCACGATCGCGGGCAAGGTGGACTTCCAGAGCCATCGGTACTCCATGCAGCTACTCCTCAAGAAGTATGGTTATAAGGCGAGTTCGCAGCAACCGCCAACCGCCTTCTACCCGGACCAAGGCTTGATCCGACCGGGCCTCGTGGAGTGGATGGGCGCCATGCAGCAGATGTACCAGAACAACTGCTACTTCTTCATCTATACGGCCAGCGAGCGCAAATGGGCGACCCAAGAGGTCGGCTGGATCGAGCGCACGCACGGCATCAAGTTCGCCCGGCCGCTCTTCTGCCGCGACGATTGCCTCGTGGACGGCAGCGGCAACTACAAGAAGTCGCTGGCCAAGATCTTTCCGCGTGTGTGCCGGGTCGTGGCAAAGCGTACGCCGCTTACCAACCGCGAAAAGCAGTACATGTTGGACAAGCGCACCCTGGCCATCGACAACTCCAACGTATTTAACGAGACGGACAAGTGCCTGTTGTGCCCCACGTACGGCTACGCATTCTATGAGGACCTCTTGGACGGGTTTCCGAAGGCGGCCTTGGCGCACCCGGTCGTACAACAGCATGTGCTGAGCTTGGTGAACGAGGGGCTTGTTTGCCCGCCTCATGGACTGACCGGAGGCGTCAATGGAGTAGCTGGAGGTGGCGGCAACGGAGTGGGGGCATCCATGCACCAGATGTTTGCCAAGTACCGGTGGCTGGCCGTCAAGTGCAAATCGATCGTCGATGCCAATGCTGCATTTGAGGGCGATCGGTTCTGGAAGGTGATGTCCAAACTGCTTCTTAGGAACAACATCATTGAGTTTACTCCGAGCGTGGTGCGGCAATTGACGAAGCTGGTTTGGAAGCGGTCGGCGCCTACTTAAACAAAGAGTGTATCCGTAAGGCTAGTAGAGGCTAGTAGAGGTAGTCGCCTGCCGACACAATGAGTAACCTGATCCTTGCCTTCGACATCGGCATCAAGAATCTATCCGTGGCCGCGGTCAGCCAGAGCGCAAGCAATCCTACGACGGCGATCATTCATGCATGGCGCCTTTTGCCTTTAATGCCGGAGGAGCGGAAGACCAAGCCGCCCCAAGAGCAGCTTATGATGACGTTGTTCAACCATTTGGACGAGCTTGTTGAGGAATTGGAAGACAGCATACCAGGTGTTGATCTTGAGGTCATCATAGAGAACCAACCTTCTCGCATCAACGGAACCATGAAAACAGTGCAGACCTGGATCCAAACGTACTTCATGTTGCGCAAGCACTGGGCCGTTGGCATGCAGGCCGTCGCGAGCGTGCACCTTGTGAGCGCCAAGCAAAAGCTGGTGGGTCACGACCATGAGCCAATCGGGGCCAAGGGCGAGGTTGGGTCGTACCGATGGAACAAGACGGCGGCGGTGGTTATCACACAGGCTTACATTGGATCGGGGTCAGCGTGGTTTTGTGAGATGTATGCTGAGAGCAAGAAAAAAGACGATTTGGCGGATGCGTTGCTGCATGCGATTGCTTGGATGCGGCGGCAGGGGAAGATGGTTGCGAATGTAGTGGATGGTGCGGTTGCTCTAGACGAACCAAATATGTTCAATCAAGATTAGAGGGAGTGACGGTGCCATGTCAAGTAAGATTTTTGTAGATCCCCTCATAGGCAATGTGGGGATCGGAACAGGACTACCAAGTGCACAGTTTCATACCAATAGCACGAATGGTGGCAAGCCTTTGCAGATCGAGCAAACGGCTTCGAATGTTGAGTTCCCGCCGCTAGGTGCAAGCAATGTAGGGTATTATGCCGATTATACGGACACGGTACCGAGCATTGATGTGGGGACGCCATTGACTTTGGTTGAGTATCCGCCGGTTGCACTTTCAAGTGCCACAACGACAGCGGGGCCAATTACGATTAATGTAGCAGGAGCATTTTATGGGAATGGAAATTATGTTGTGACTGCAAGCTCCGTTTATGATTCTACAGGTTATGGACCTTGGAAAGTTTTTAATAAAACACCGGGAGCAGAGGCGTGGATTTCAACAGGAGGTACATACAACACAACTACCCCTTATGCGGCTACATCTGGAGGACCCACTACCGTTTCAGGAACATCTTATACCGGAGCCTTTTTGCAAATGCAATTGCCTGACAGCATTATATTAAAGTCATACAGCATTCGTGGATTAACTGCCAACATAGGTAAATGGGTCATTGCTGGGTCTACTAACGGGACCGCTTGGTCTCTTGTTGATTCTAAAGAGTGGGGATCATGGGTACCAGGGATGGATTCATATTTCTCAACATCCAATACTTCATCATATGCCTATTATCGCATTATTATCCTTAATATGGCAGCTGTAAATGGATACGCCGTGATAGTGGAATGGAGGCTCTTTGCCTACGCTCCCCTCACCACTACCGCTCGTGAATACCCGCCACTGCCCATGACGGCGAACACGTCGTATCTGAATGGGACTTATGGGGCGGGGACTTATCAAATTACAGCAAGCTCATCCGGTTATCCCTCTACATTCCCTCCGCATAGTGCATTTGATAAATCGTCTGTTGCTACGTCTTTTTGGATAAGTGCAAACTCATCAATATACAACACATCAGGGGCTTACATTGGAAGCGTAAAAACCATAGATAAAACAGAATCATTATATGCAGGTGAATGGTTACAAATCCAAACCCCATTACCTATAATTATTAGTTCTTATAGTATAACATCTCGTAATGAATCATATTATGCACATTGCACTCCTTCAAGGTGGTATATATTAGGTTCTTTAGATGGAGTAGTGTGGGGAGTTATTGACTCAAGACAAACTCTAATATCTTGGACACAAGGGCAAACACAAACATTTTTAATTAATTCAAATAACATATTATATAGTTATTATCGTATTGTTGTGAGTACAAATTACGTTGCAAGTGCAATAGCTGATGGTACGGCTATCTCCGAATGGAAGCTCTTCGGCACCCAATCCACCTACCCCAAATACCGCACTCTCCTTCCCGCCACATCGTCAACCTACAACCCCGGCACCTACTCCACCTACGCCAACACCATCTACAATGCGACCACGATCGACGCCACTCCACCAACATTCATAAGCAACAAGATTCTGAGCAACCCATGGAAGACGGGGGCCAACACCTACACGAATGTGGCCGATGCAAACCCCATTCCATCCATCTTCTTCGAACTCCCTCAAGCCATTCTGCTCAAGTCATATCAATTTACTGCACCTGACACTGCGACTGCACCAAGTTCATGGAACGTATATGGAAGCAACATGGGTGTGGCCAGTGGGTGGGTGCTGACCGATGGTCCCCGGACCTCGCAAATCGCTCCATGGACGACCTCGCTCACTCAAACCTACACCACAAGCGGCACAACGACTTACAACATGTTCAAGTTCGATCTCTTGCGTAATGCAAGTGCCTCTGCCAATTTCATTGCGCTCAATGAGATCCGGCTGAACGGCAATGATGTGCTCCCCGATGCACGCATCACAGTGAATGCAGACGGGCGGGTTGGGATCAACACACCACTTGCCGAAATTAATACGGGTGCAGCCATGACGGTGAGTGGCAATATGGCTGTTACGGGCAGCATCCGCGCCGACAACCTCGGCATGTTCCGAAACCGAATCATTAACGGTGACATGCGCATTGACCAACGCTTCGCCGGCACGAGCACTGCCATCGCTGCGGCAACCACCGGCGTTTACATCGCAGACCGATGGCGCGTCAGCAACGGCACTACAAGCGCCGCGCTCACCATGCAACGCGTTCGCGCGCCGGCGAACCCATACGGCCACCAGTACGCGCTCTTGGCGATCGCGACGACCGCGCAGGCGACCATGAACAACCAGGACTACATTACGCTGGAGCAGCGCATTGAGGGCTACAACATCGCCGACTTTGGCTGGGGCACCGCTTTCGCGCAACCGGTCACCGTCTCGTTCGCCGTGTACAGCACACAAGCGGGCCAATACAGCCTCTCGCTGCGGAACGCGACGAACACGATGTCGTACGTCGCGCCGTTCACGGTGCCGGTCGCGAACCAGTGGGTCCAGGTGCAGCAGACAGTTCCCGGCGAGACCTCCGGCACTTGGGAAGCCGAGTCCGCGCTCGGCCTCTCGGTCGCGATCACGCTCGCGGCCGGCAGCAACTGGATAACGTCCGACGTCGGGCGCTGGCAGGAGAGCAGCCGAGCGGCGTCGGGCTTCGGGTACATCGCGGCGACGGGCGGGGCGAACTTCATTGGAACTGTGAATAACCAGTTTTATGTGACGGGGGTGCAGGTGGAGAAGGGGACTATTATGACGGGGTTTGAGGCGAGGCCTTTTGGAGTGGAGCTTGATTTATCCCAAAGATATTATGAAAAAACATATGGTTTGGACGTGCGCCCGGGCACAGCAAGCACAGCAGGAGGAGATGTAGGTATCATTTTCGGAGCATATTCTGCCAGTGCACTAACCACTACATATCTTGGGACAGGAGTTAAATTTGGAATATTAAAGAGAAGTATACCAAATGTAATTTTGTACGATTACTCGGGTAATGCTGGAAAGTGCGAGCGCGTTACGCCAGGTATAGGTGGAGATACAAATCAATCAGCAGGGGGGAGCGGAATTAATATAACCGGATTTGCTATGGATAGCGCATCAGGAACAAACAGAGCTCAGGTAAGATTTCATTATATAGCAGATGCGGAATTATAATTGCCCTATATTATTTTGATACTAAGTAAGAGACCCCACCACTCCCGTGCGCCCAATGTCCTCCATGCCCCCCTCCCCCCTCCGCGAGAACCCTCAAACGGCCCCGCAGGCCCCGCAGGTCACCTTCACACCAGCGCGGTATCCCGTACCGCACCCGTACGGTCCCGTACCGCACCCGTACGGTCCCGGCGGCGCCTATGCGAACCCCGCGCTGCTCTTCATTGCACTTGAGACACAACGCCGTCTACCGGCTCACCGACATGATCTACAGCGTTCACGAGCCAGCCAAACCAACTCTTCTGTGAAACCGGCTGCCCGACGCTTAGGAGTCGACTACAGAAACACTACGAAACACTCATCGCTGCACTTAACAATAAGCATGCCACTAAACAAAAATAAGACCTCGCAACCCCCACAACCGCACCCTCAACCCATTCCCAACACCCCCTTAAACTTATTCATTTTTTTCACACACTTCGTGATCGTCACCTCGCTGACCTCGCACGTCTCCGCAATGTGTTTTTTGCTGATGTCCAGCTCGTTGGCCGTTTGAGGCACGGCTTTTTGGGGTGGAGTACGTTTTGTGCCAGAGATACTATGAAACACTTGCAAGAGGAGACGGAGGTGTAGATAGCTTAGGAGGAGGTACACATTTTTTTACTTGGGTTTTCAAAGTTACTAAACGTACAAAACTGTAATTTATACAAGTGCAAATGGTCTTGGTATCACTAGATCAACTGCTGCTGCATATATACTGAATGGTACGATTGATACAGAACTTTAGATTCTTTTAAAGCTATGTTGGTTCACATGAAGTACAAGGGCATTGGGTGGCAATATCTGAACTGTAATTTATCCTGTGCCGCTCCCTCATGACTCCAAGTCGCCGCACGGATCTTCATTGCGTTGATCCACAACGCTGTCTACCGGCTCGGAGATGTGATCTACGCTGCGTTCATGAGCCGGCAAGACCGGCATAATGCGGTGTAAAACTCAAATAACAAAAAATAACACAATTACTCAATCCTCCTCACCCTCCCAATCGTCCTCCGCCTTATCATCGTCACTCACCACCTCTTCTTCTTCCTCCTCGTCTTCCTCCACTCCTTCGTTTTTCCCTCCCTCCGGACGCAGCGCCGCAAGAAGTTTCCGTGCATCCGCATTCAGCACCGTTTTGGGCACCACTTTTCCAACGCCGTCCTCGTCGTCGTTCCCATCGTCCTCACTCTCAGAATCCCCATCAATAGACGACACCTCCTCCGCATCTCCATCGTCTCCCTCCGCCCCGCCATCCACAGAGCCACCATCGTCCAGTATGTCCGTGTAGTACAACGGGTTCTTCCGTTCCTTAACGACTCTGCCGATGATCGAGATCTTGGAGTCCTTCAACTGGTAGCGCTTGCCAAGCACCTCGACCAGGATGTCGTCGCCGACCTTCAGGCTGTCGAGGTCCACCTCGCTGCTGATGCCTGCGCTCCGACGTGGGATCAGGATGTCCAAGATGCCGTCGCCGTCCGCTAGCACACCAAGGTTGTTCGATGCCTTGACCTTGGCGTCCACCACCATGCCGGTCGTCGGGTTGCAGACGTCGCCCATGACGCACACCTCGAACCGTGTATGCCCATTGAAGTGCGGCTTCATGAAGGACCCAGCGGACCTGGACGCGAGCGCCAGCGTTCCCGGCTTGACGTAGCCGAAGCGCGAACATACGCCCTCGAACTTTGCCTTCAGCTTGGACGCAATCACCTCTACGAACGACTCCGTCAGCTCGGACGGTGCAAGCTGCACGTGCGTCTTGAACCGAATCGGGAAGTACATGCTGGTGGCCGCCATTGTTGTCTAAGTATGCGGCCTCGGCCAGCCTCTTCTATCCATATGGCACGAGTCTTTAAATCAATTTTTGGGGTTAAGCGGCCTTTGTTTTCCAGTAAGGCGGGTACATCATCTGCATCCGACCTGCCTTGCGATCGAGCGCCTGCCCAATCACCCCGCATATCTGCTTACGCTTCTCGAGCTGCTCACGTGTCTCGGCGTCAAGGCTGTCGTAGAGACCCGGTGCCACTGTGTTCAACAGGACCTTCAAGTCGGACAGTGTCCGCGTCTCGCACAGAGCCCCACGTTGGTCGCCCTTCAGCGTATTGGGCGTCAGTAAGTGAAAGTCGAGCTTTGCATCCGGCTCGGCACGTCGAACATCACGCTTGAGCGCAAAGTACCCGACGACATCGATCAGGTACTTCACTTTCATGGGAATGTCCTTGAAGGTCCGCGCGGCACGTACGGCATCCGTCTGTGCTTGGCTGGCCCGCTCGAACGTGTCGGGTGTGTGTTGCTTGGGGTAATAGACGTAGATCTCGAGCTCTTTACGTGGGGTGAAGATGTCGATGTACCCGATGAAACCCTTAGCATTGGACTTCGACTTGGGATCCATCCCCACAAGAATGCCCTCCTCCTTGAAGATCGCGGACACACGCTCCAGTTCAGCAGGCAACACGCCCCTCAGCCGAATGATCCCTTCTACCAAGCCTATGAACGTTGGTCGCGTCATGATGCTGAACAACGTAAACTTCGCGGCAATCGGATCGTCGGGCAACAGCCTCACTTGGCCGATCAAGATCTCCATGGACGGTTTGGGTGCGGACTGACTTGTGGACGGGCCTGCGCTTGCAGCTTCCGCCTTTTCCGTAGGACGTACCACAAGCAGACGTTGCCCTGGCTCTCGAACGCTAGTCTTGACCACAACCAACGTGTCCCTATGTAGCGCAAGCATGTGGCCCTCTACGAACTCGGGCGTGTCGACGGCCTTTGCAATAGCAAGACGTACGATGTGCTTTGGGAACCCGATGGCCTTCTCGATGGTCGAAAGTGTGAGCTTCCCACCGGTCCCTTGTGACTCACGTACGCTTTCGCGCACAAGCCCCGCCAACCGAGCCAAGGCCGTCGGCATCACGATCTCGTCCCCAAATGTCGGAGCCACAGCTACATTGGTTTCAATACCAAGGGTCGTCTTACACTTAGGCTTCTCGGCAGCATCGTCCCCAAACGCCCACTCTAGCCGAGTGCCTTGCGACGTACGCAGCTGGGCCTTGAACCCGAAGAGCTCTTTCGGGATGTAGTTGGCGTCCAGGTTCAGAGCGCAATCCATGGCCCGGTTGCGCAGCACTTGCTCCACGATCTTGACCTGTCCCTCCTTCCGACTCGAGATCTCATAGGCGTGCTCGTCGGGCGTCTGCTTGCTGCCCGCATCGAGTGCATCGACGGCACAATGTAGGTAGACCGTCACGTTGCGGTCCTCCAGTTGCAGCCCTTGGTGGCTGCACGTACGCACGGCACGCCCAATGACCTGCTCGACCTGGTGCATGTGGTACCATGGCTCGAGGATGTGGACCTCACGTACGTTCTTGAGGGTCAGGCCCTCGCTCGCAATCTGCGTCAGGAGCACAACCTTGACGTTGGTGCCGCTGCGGTTCTCGGGGGCATTGACGCTCGTAAGGATATCTGCGATGGAGCGCCGGCCCATTACCTTAGCGGTGCCCGAGAGAATGGCATACGTCAGGCCCTTCTTCTTGGCCTTGCTCTTGACAACGCCACCGCCCGCCCCTAGCAGGTTGTTCTCACCAAAGCGATTGTACCCGATGTGCTCGAGAGCAATGGCCAATGGCACGACACCGCTCCACACGTACTCGCTGTAGACCATGACGATCCCCTCGGCTTGTTGGATGAAGTCAACGATGCGTTGGAGCTTGGCGGCACATGCACCAAGGCCTTCGGCTCCTGCTCCCGGACGTAAAGCATTGACGTGCGTCGCATACTCGACGTGCAAGCTCTTCAGGTCAGGGCGCTCGATGCTCTTGAAGACTTGAAAGAAGCCCTTGCGGCCGATGGTTCCCGTCGGGTACGTGATGTTGGTGCCTTGCATGAGCTGGGTTTGGGCGGCGTTTTCGCTTGGGACCTCTGCTTGTGCGTTAAGCTGCGCGTTAGGCTGCGCGTTAAGCTGCGCGTTAAGCTGCGCATACTTCGGCATATGCTCGACCCACCACTTCTTCTGTACGGACCCAAGGATCGACGGCACCACACCGTCCCGAATGTGGCTCGTCCAGTCACGTTGCTCGACGGTCAGCAATTGTGTTCCATTGACAGAGGGCGAAAGACGTGGGGCGAACGTGATAGGATTGGCACCCTTGAGGAACGACACGTACTCGGCAGTGAATTGCTCAAGCTGCTTGAAGACCTCGACGTTGCGGTTTTTAGCTGTGCGAAACAACTTGACACCATCGGCAAATGGCGACGTCCGGCCATCGTTTGCCAACATCAAGTCCATAAGGCCGAGGATCTCTGCAGGCTCGTTGAACATGGGCGTCGCCGAAAGCAAGAGCAGCCTATTGCCGCTTCCACGTCGCAGGGCCGCCGCAAACGCAGGGATGTCGTTGCGTACGTTGTGGGCCTCGTCTACGATGATGACCTTGTCTTTGATAACTGTCGGTCCCTCGAGCAGACTCTGGAGCCCGTCGTAGCTGATGAAGCGGTAGCGTGACTCGATCAGTGCCTTCATGCGTCGGCTCAGTATGGCCGGCTCGAGCGTATCGGCATTTGGAAAGAAGCGTGTGTAGAGGTCACCTGTGCAGGCAGCACTGCCCTTGGCCGCCGAATAGATCTCGCCTGTAAAGGACCGTTGCAGTGCCGGCGAGGCCACGACCCATATGGACGGCTCGGCCCCGCCCGCCCTGGCACTCCGGACCCTGTGCGTCTTCAAGAAGGCCTCGGCGAAGGTAATGGCCGAACAGGTCTTGCCTGTGCCGAGGCCGTGGTACAGAAGCAAGGATCGATAGGGTGTGCGGCTTGATAGGTACTGTGCTGCAATGTATTGGTAGAGGTACTTCTCAAAGGCACCACACTGCGCTTTGGACAGGCGCTTGTAGTCGGCCTCTGTGGCCATGGGCTGCGTCGCGGGGGACCGTAGGATCCGAAACTCCGGCCTCGACACGACATTGATGGCAAAGTCGGAGTCGCCTTGAATGGGAAACGTGGGAAACGTGGGAAACATGGATGGGAACCAGATCGACGCCTTTCTTACTTGAACCTTGCAAAAGAGTATCGGATAGTATATGCTACATACCCAATTTTTGTTATCAGCAAAAAGAAGAGACGCCGGCGCCGCCAGCATGGCCTCAACATGCCTTGAGAGCGACGTGGTCAAGCTGCGCCCTGAGCAAAAGGCTGTCGCGTCCTACCTTCTAGACAACCACGGCATCCTTGCCATTCACAGCACGGGCACCGGAAAGACGCTCACATCTGCGGCGGCCGCGGCGTGCTTGGTCATGTCCGGTCAAGTCGAGCACGTGGTCGTCCTCGCCAAGAAGTCCGCACTCTCGCAGTTTGAAGCCGAGGTCCGACGCTATTGGGGTGACCGCGCTCCCATACCCCTCTTATGTACGACCCACCAACAGTTCTTCACGAAGAACGCCAAGGACGTCGTACCGTCCAAGACCTTCATGATCGTCGACGAGGCCCACGAGTTCACCAATCCGCTCGCCGCCGGCACCAAACGCATCCTGAAGTTTTCGCAAGCATGCCACCGCATCTTACTCCTCACAGCCACGCCCATTGTCAACACATCCTACGACCTCGCGCCCCTCATCGCGATGGTCCGCGGAGGACCCGTGTTGGCCCGCGCCGCATTCGAAGAGATGCTTGCAAAGCCTTCAGCATTCAAAAAGTACTTCAAGGGTGCCGTTCACGTCAACATGATCGACAAGAACGCCGACCCGCACTACCCCCACGTCAAAGTGCACAAAGTGGCGATTCCCATGGGGCCGACCACTGCAAAACAATACGCCGTCGAGGCGAAGAAACACATGCCGTTCGACATCAACCTCCGGCAACTCTCGCTCGGGTACGGTGAGTGCGAGAAGTGCGCGTGGCTGATGCGGCACATCAAGAATTGGATTGCCCGCGGCGAAGGCAAGATCCTCATTTACACGGCTTTCCTAGGACGGGGCAGCGTCCTTCTCACCAAGCTGCTCAAAGAGAGCGGCGTCAACACGCTCCTCATCGACAGCAAGGCCAACGGCGGCGTTCGCCACAAGGCTGCGCTCTTGTTCAACAAAAACAGCGAGCCCGACGCGGACGAAGAGCGCGACCTGCGCGACCTTGTCAAGTCGCAATCGAAGACAAAAGTGGGGACGCGGTGCGGCGAAGATCGCGTCATGCTCGTGAGGGAGAGCGAACCCCTCCAGGCCAAAAAAGAAGCAGGCAAGCAAAGCTACGCGTTTTCTTGGACATCGCCAGACGGCAAGCCAAAGAAGCTCACCCCTACTGAACAAGCGTATGTGAACGAGCTCGTCATTCCACCGGCATGGAGCCCTGCCGAAGTGTGCAAGAAAGGCGACAAGCTGGCGTGGGTCGCACAAGACAAGAAGGGCAACTGGCAGTACAAGTACACTGCAGAATGGCAAACTCAGCAAGAGTACAAGAAGATCCTTCGGCTAAAGGAACTCACCAAAGCCTTCTGGAAGAGGCTGAAAAGCACGACCGACCGCCATCTCAAAGGCTCGACTTGGAACGAGCAAAAACTCCTGGCCGTCGCGACCAAAGTCATGGAGACTTGCCACTTCCGTGCAGGGACGCGCGATAATGGGGACGACGAGGATGACGATGAGGATGACGATGAGGATGAGGTCGAGGTCGATGCCGATGCCGAGGCCGATGCCGATGCCGGGGACGAAGCGCGACCCGCGGCCGCAACTAAGAAACACTACGGCCACTACGGCCACTACGGCCACTACGGCCACTACGGCCACTACGGCCTCATGACCCTGCAGTCGCGCCACGTCAAGGTTGAGCCGTCGAGCGTCCAAATCAAGTTCATTGGCAAGTCTGGCAAGACGAACACATGCGAGCTTACCACCACCACCCATGCGCCTCTCGTGAAAGCCCTGCGCGGGCTTGCCCTTGCGCAATTATCTAAGCGCAAGAACGCCCCGTTCTTCATGGGCACGAACGCCGCCCAGCTCCGCAGTTACCTAGCAGCCATTCAACCCGGCGTGCGGCCGAAAGACTTCCGCACGTACTTTGCCAACTACACGCTCCTTGACCAGCTCCGCACAGCGCCGCTCCCTCACGAACAGACGCCGCGGCAACGGTCGGCCCGCATGCGCGAGGCCACGCTCATCATCTCGAAAGGGCTCAACAACACGCCCGAAGTGAGCAAGAGCTCGTACATCTTCACGGGCTTCTGGGTGCTATATCTCACGGACCCCATGCAGTTCAATCGCGTCCTCGCCAAGCTGCCGTCAGATGCTCCGACGGTCGACGTCCTTACCGCTTTTGTAAAGTTCTTCGACGAAAACGCCATCGACTGGCAGACGATGCTGAAGCGGTTCAAAGAGTCCGGCGGCATTGCGGACTTCACAGGCCTTGCCAACGTCTTGCTTATTACAGATGCCGGCGCGGAGTCCATCGACTTGAGCGGCACGCGACACATCGTCTTCATGAACCCGACGTGGACGCCCGCACTCGAGGCCCAAATCATAGGCCGCGGCCAACGCTACGACTCGCACGCCGCCTTGCCCGAATCGCAGCGTACCGTTCATGTATGGAAACTGTTCCTCGACTACCCCAACAAGGAACCTGCCGTGGAGCGCCACATGGAAAACTTGGTAAGGGACAAAGAGGCAGAGCAAAACCGCATTTACAAGGGGTTGACCCTGTTAAACGTGGGAGGCTCCTAAACGCCGCCATGCTGTTGATGGTTACCGATCACTTTCGAGTTCGTAGAGAACTGGTTGTCGGCACACTCGATCTCGATCGTGAACGAGTGGTCGACAGAGTTGAAGTCAACCTGGCTGCCGTCGTGGTACTTCCACGTGATCGTGAGGCGGTCGAGCGTCGCAATCGGCGCCTTGAGCGTCGACGGGTTCGAGATGCACGCCTTTTGGTCGAGGAAGCCGACCGAGAACGGCGTCTCCGACTTGGACAGCGGCATCTTGGCAAATGCCCGGTTGCCACTCTCGCCCGTCGTGTCGACCTGGTTGATCTCGTTCACGTCCATGACGAGGTAGCGGTGCGGTACGGTGTTGACGATACGCGGGGGCCGGACGGTTTGGGCACCACCCACGAGGGCACTCACTGCGGCCACCTTGTTGAAGCCTAGGAAGAAGGCAAGGCCCCATTGGCTCGAGGCGCTCGACGCCCCGGTCGCCGCATTGACCGTGAAGCTCGAAGCACCATTGCTGAACGTGAGCTTGTTGGTCGCGGTATTCAGGGTGACCGTCATGCCCGAGAAGCCGGCTGCCTTGGCTGCGGTCTCGACGGCCGCGGCGAGCGTTGCCGGCGTGTAGTTGCCATCGGGAATGGTCACGGCCGTGCTACCGATCGTAATAGTCGTGTTGCCGAGGGCCGCCGTGAAAACATAGAAGCTCGTGGGGATCTCAGCGCTCAGCAGCCGCACGCCGATCACGTTCTTGTAGGTATTGGGTAGACGGAGCTGGTATGCGTTCGGCGTCGGGTATGCGTCAAAGCTCCGGTCCGCAGAGTCGCATAGGACAACGTGACGGTAGGACTGCATGGATCTTCTAGCGTCCTCTACTCTATTCTTGCGTGTCCAAAAAAATCAGTCGAATCAAACCAACGGTGTTTGCTTTAGAACAAAAAGAATAGGCGTCGCGCTCTATATGAGCTTGGCCTGACGCTTGTAAATGTCCGCACACACCGCCGTGTCGTAGCGTGCATCGTGGGCATGACCAGGTGCCTCACAATCGAAGAGCTCTCGGTACAGGTCGAACAGCTTGGGCCACTTGCGACAGCGGCCCCGTTTGTCCTCGGTGCCCTTTACTGCCGTCTTCATCGTACAATGCTTACGCATGCCCTCGATCTTGGCAGCCAACGTAAGTCGGCCCGCACGAATGGCCTCAGACCGTAGGACGGCCTCGTCGAACTCGATGTTGTGAGCCACGAGAACGGCCTCAGGGTACATGTCGAGCACAAACTCGAAGTAGTTCAGCACGTCATTGAGGGACTGGCCCTTGGCAAGTGCGTCCTCGTGCATGATGCCGTGAATGGCGGAGGAGTCCGGCGGTATGACGTACCCAACGGGCTTGACGATCGCGTTGAACGGTTGAGGCTGCACCGATGCACGGCCTTCGATCACGACTTGCCAAGCGAGCTGGACGAGACGGCAACCCTTCCACTCATCGACTCCGTCTGGTCCATTGATCTTGTCAGCATTCACCTTTCGCGTCCACGGCGGCAGGCCTGTGGTCTCGGTATCGAACACGATGGCTGGCAGGGCTGCTAGCTCAGAGCAGACCGTAGGCCCCCGGACCGTAGGAACATTTGTTAGAGACTCCTGGACCCTTTGATTGGGATTGGACTCCTTGGTACTTAACTGGGACGCCCCCGTGGCCTTTGGATTGGATGCCATGGAAAGGCGAGATGGGTATGATGGGCACGATGTAGTTGGAGAAGCCGTAGACGAATCGCTCGCCAGGTATCCAAGGTGCTGCGTCGGGACGCAGGAAACCGCTGGACGTGCCCTCCTTTTTTACACATGCCGTCGCTACCCCTAAGTCCCCACCGGCTGTAGCGACGCCGGCCTGGGTGATGACGCTGTGTGCCGATCGGAAGAGCGCCTTACGCTCACGGTTGTGGTTACGGATGCGGTGCATCACGCCGTCGGCCGGGAACCACGCGACTTGGCGGACCTCGCGTGCCTGGTTGATGTTGTTGGGATCCACAATCATGGACTTCTCGTTGCCGACGCCCACGAGCTGGGCCACATAGTAGACATGGCGATACAGAACCTGATTGGTGCCATAGAAGATCTCTTCGAAGGGCTGGATATCCTTGCGCAGACGTACGTCGTCTTTGCGGTAGCACGTCTCCTCGCAGAATTCGCGAATGCCGCAGTCGACGTCGTCCTCGCGCAGCCGGCGCCGGCCCTTGGGGAAGCCCCACTCCGGCTCGGTGTAGTTCGTCGTCGATGCCCGGATCAGCTTCTCGAGGGACACGAAGGTCGGCGGGGCCACGGCGCCGCCCTGGCCGCGTACCGTGAACCCCTTGAACAGGGTGTCGAACTTGGACCGCGCTTCATAGTACTCCTGCGTCTGCCTCGGAATGAAGGCCTGATACCATACATGGTTCCATAGGTCATTGAAGCTGCTGCTCATGAGGAGCGCACGTTCGCCCTGCGTCATATGGGATAGTAGTTGACTCACGTAGGTCACGTCATTGACGTCGTACTTGCCCCTGATGAACTCCATGAAGGAAAGGCTGTCCTTTCGCTGGATCATCAGGTACTCGGTGGCCCCGTTGTCGCGGTTCACCCTGTAACAGATGATGCCAAAGCTCATGATGGGGTGCGGACAGTCCTTGTAGAGGTGGCCGATCAGACCGCAATTGCGGCATGTGTGCATTTTAGGCAAGAACCCAGGTGGATGCCCCCGTTCTGACTCCATATTGTGGTGCGTCGTGTTGGTTGCTGTTGCAACGCTCGGGGCGGAGAGGGGCGTCGATTTTCTTCACATGGATATCTACGCCAATTCCTTAAGCCGGGGGTGCGTCCCCGTGCGCCGCATCGCTAGCGCTCTGTTCGCTTCGCGCTACCCGCCGGGTAACACTAATGCACAATCGACGTCAAGCCCGACACTCCCCGTCAGGCCCGACATACCACGTCAATCCCGACACTCCCGGTCAAGCCAGACAATCCATGCGAAGCCATCCACGTCAAGCCCGACAATCCACGTCAGGCCCGACATACCACGTCAATCCCGACAATCCCGGTCAAGCCAGACAATCCATGCGAAGCCATCCACGTCAAGCCCGACAATCCATGCGAAGCCATCCCCGTCAAGCCCGACACTCCCCGTCAAGCCAGACAATCCATGCGAAGCCAGCCCGTCATGGTACGTATGGTACATTATGCCAAATATTGTAGTGCTATAGTAACGGTAAACAATCCAACGTAGCACCCATGGGCATCGAGCCGCGCATTTGGGGCCCGCACCTGTGGACGGCGCTGCACCTCATATGTGAGGCAGCACCGGCCCAGTTGACCGGAGAGCAACGCACGCACTATGCAGCTTTCTTTCAGCACCTTGCACACGTATTGCCGTGTGGCAAGTGCTCGACACACCTACAAACCATCATGTCGACAACGCGGCCGCTCGGGACCTCGATCACCACACGTGAGCGACTCGTCGATTGGTGCATCGGCCTGCACAACGACGTGAATGCCGATCTGGGTGCGGCGGCCATGTCCCTCGACGACGCCCGGCGCCATTGGTCGGCTGTGGCTGCCGGCAAGAAGCCAGCGTTCCCTCACGTGTGCGAGGCGTGCGGTAGCCAAGCAGCTGCCCCTGTGGCAACGAGCGGCGATGCTTCCAGTATGAAGTGGTTCTTTGGTGTAAGTGGTCTTGCTATAGGGATTGTGGCGACCATGGCTGTTGTGACGGCGCTACGTAAGTAGGCGGCGCACATGCCTTTCTTTTTGTAGTTATCCGATGTATTTCGGTGTTCTGAAAAATGATTGGACCTACGTTGGTGTCTAAAAGGCAGCGAAGCCACCGCTCACGAAGCCCTCCGGCTCCTCCTCGGCAGCGAACGCCTCCTTCTTGGCGTTCACGAACTTCTCCTTGGGGCCCATGGCGTAGTTGGAGAAAGGCTCCTTCTTGGGCTTGGGCATGGTCATGGCCTCAGGGCCGACCGGGCCAGAGGCGGCGCCAGTGGGCATGTCGGCGACCGACGGCGGGGCTGCCGGGGCCTCCGGGGCAGCGGCGCCCTTGAGCATGGGGGCCACGGCCTCGCGCATCTTCTTGGCGGCCTCCTCCATGGTCTCGAAGTACTCGGCCGTGGCCATGTTGGCGGCCTTGGCGGAGTAGCCCTCGACGTCGGCGATGATGGAGCGCGACGTGGAGAAGCTCATGGTCGCCACCACGACGAGCATGATGCAGTAGGCGATCAGGATGACCGAGACGATCCAGGCGTAGACGTTGCACCACCACTTGGAGTGGATGCCGGTCTTTGCGTCGCGGAAGCCGGCGCCCGTGACAACACACGTGATCTGGAACAGGGTCAGCAGGATGGTGGGCAGCGATAGCAGCACCAGCAGGAGGACCACGGCGATCTTCTGGCTGAACGCGATCTTCTCCTTGCCCGCTAGGATGTAGACGGCCACGAAGGCGATGGTCAGTAGGATAAAGATACCGGCCAACTTGGATTGGGGTGCACCGACGAAAATGTCGCCTAGAGACATCATTGTTTTGGAGCTGTGCTGTTTTGGCTTGGAGCTGTGTTCTATTTCCATCATAGATAAAAAGCAAGCCAAGCAAAAAAGGAGGCTGCGGCCCAACTTAAGGAACTAGCGTTGCCTACTTAACATTCCGTTGGTTCCTTCCTTCCGTTCAGAACACAAAAGAGTAAAGAGCAAGAAGCCATGGGTATCCCCTACTACTTCTACGTGATCTGTCGGGCCCATGATGGCATCTTGCGTTCGGCGCCCCCTGCCAACATACAGGAACTCTACATGGACTTTAACGGCGCCGTGTACCAGGCGGTGCATAAGTTGGCTGCTGCCGGGGCTGTGGTGACCGGCGCGCCCACTCAGGTGAACGATGAGTCGGTCTGCGCCGAGACCATGGCCTACCTGAGCTGGCTGGTGGACACCGTCAAGCCCAAAGGAGAGGTCGGCGTGTGCCTCGATGGCGTGGCGCCCCGGGCCAAGATGGTCCAGCAGCGCAAGCGGCGCTACATGGGCATGTTTGACCGGATGCTACGGAAGTCAGACACAGATGCATGGGACACGTGCGCAATTTCGCCCGGCACGCCTTTCATGGCCACGTTGGCCGCGACCCTGCGTGCCTACGTGACGACGGTGCCTTGGGCCGATCGGGCCTGGGTGTCCCCGGCCGATGAGCCGGGCGAGGGCGAGCACAAGATCTTCAAGAGGCTCAGCCAATCGGCAAACACCACAGGTGCAACCATCATCTACGGTCTCGATGCCGACCTGATCATGTTGTCCCTCGTGGCGCACCGGCCCGACATCTACTTGATGCGGGAGCCGCAGCAGCAGGCCAAAGGGACCGCCCCCACAGCGGCCGCAAACGCAGCTGATAGCCCCTTCCTATACGTCGACATCACGGCCCTGCGCCGCGGCATCTTGTCGGACGTCCACACGCACTATGGCTGGCCCGTCGAGGCCGAGGCCCTGGCGGATCCCTTTCACACCAGTGCCGATGTGTGGATCGAGACGTACATCGTGCTGTGCTTCTTGCTGGGCAACGACTTCATACCGGCGCTGCCGGCCATGACGTTCAAAGAGGCGGGCCTGGAGAGCATCTTGCGTGCCTATGGACGTGTGCTCGCGTCGGCGGCACCTGCTCCGCTGGTGGATCCGGAGACAGCGACGATCGACTGGCATACGTTTGGCTTGGTCCTCGAGGAGCTGGTAGCCGAGGAGGGTCAGCGCGTCTTCGAGGCGTGCCAGGCCAACTTGCAGCGCCGTTGCCATGCACGTACGCCGGAGGAGCGCGTCGAGTTCTTCCCGCTGCTGCCCGAGAACCGCGACCCGGTGGCCGTCGAGATCGGTAGCGGCAAGTGCAAGGACTGGTACACGACGTACTATGCGGGCCTGTTCAGCTGCACGACCACACCCATTCACAAGCGCAACATCCCGACGTTGATCCGTGACAGCACGCGGTCTTACTTGCAGGGTTGTGCCTGGGTCTACCGTTACTACAAGCAAATGCCCAAGAACCCGAAGTGGTACTACCCCTGGGGCTACGCGCCGAGCATCCGTGACCTGACCAATACGGTCAAGGCGGAGGGCGCGGCGTTGAGGGATCTGGTGAACGGTTGGAAGGCTCCTGGTGGTGCCAACGCTAACGCTGGCGTCAGTGAGTGGGTTAAGCCCACGACACAGCTCCTCTGCATCTTGCCTCCGACGTCACGTGCCCTGTTGCCCCCTCGGTACCAAGAGTTCATGACGTCACCGGCCGACGGCTGCATGCACTTCTACAAGTCGGACTTTCACGTCCACACGTTCCTCAAGACGCGTCTGTGGGAGTGTCACCCGATGCTGCCGATTCTCGACGTTGACTGGATTGAGGGACGCGTTGCCCGGGCTTAGAGGATTGAAGCCTTTGATCTACAAGGCTGCACAAAATGCTGCATCCACCCACATGGAACGACGTCCTCAACGGCCCGACCTTCGTCGTCAACTTGGAAGCCAGCGGCGACCGGCTTGCCAAGGTGATGCCAGAGATACAAGCGGCCGGCTTTTGCCATTGCGAGCGATGGACCGGTGTGGACGCTCGGGTCCCAGGGGCCCTCGAGGCAGCTTGGGCCCGACACGGAAGCCCGCCGCTCGATCCCAGCGACGGCGAGTTTGTAACCTATCCCGGAAAGCAAGGGTGCTTCTTGTCGCACGTTGACCTATGGGCACACATCATAGAGGTTGGCTTGCCGTACGCCACGATCTTCGAGGACGATGTTTGCTTTCATAGTCACTGGCATGCCCTGGCCCCCGAGTACTTTGCGGCCACGCCTACCGACTACCATTTGCTGTACTTCGGCAGCCAGATCGACTATATGATGGCCGGTCACATTCAGCGTACGCCGGTCTTTTGTACACATGCCTACGTCATAACTCTTGAGGGCGCACGCATATGTTACGATAGGCTCACGAAGGACCCGGCCGGCGTGCGGACCATAGACTGCATGCTGATCGATCACATGAAGCGCGACGTCTTTAGTGGTGGGGAAGTGCAGCGGGTGCCCGCGCCTTTCCAATGGTATGCATGGAACGGCTTGCCCTTCTTGGACCCGCGGGCGACCTCAGACCCCGATTGGGCAAAGCGGAACACGGGGCTGGTCTTTCAGGACGTGGCTTGGGGGTCGTTGGTGCGACCTTGGCCTTAAAAACAAACATGCCTTATTTTACTTTTTGTCCTTGCGCCTACCAACGCTACATGCCCTACCGCCGCCTTCGTGCGCTCAAGATCCACCGGGGCAAGCTCTGTGCCATCTCGGCATTGTGTTCCGCGATGACCAGAAAGAGCGTACATATGGTGTAGAATTGCATGTTACAGGGCTCGCCAATGAGACGCTTCATGGCGGCGGCGAGTGCGTAGCGCGGCCCTTCGACCGGATCGTCTTCGATGGCCGCGTCCAGGTGGCTCATGAGGAACAGGTCGGTAGGGACGCGGCGGTCGCGGTTCATGACCTCATAGACGTAGTATACATGGTAGGGGTGGATGGTCGCGAACCATTCGACGTGCGTGTAAAAGCCGAGCCGCTCGTAGCCGTGCAGGATGTCGACGAATGCGTCGGTTGGCGAGCGCCACACGATGATGGGGTGACGCGTCTCTTTGGGCAACATGGCCTCGAGGCGCTTGAGCCGATGTTGTGCCTCGGTGGGCAGCGGCTCGCGTGTATACGGATTGATGGCGTCGCCCCCTCCGGATCCATTGCTGTACACGTAACGTATGAGGTCGGGCAGGCTGAGGACGTAGAGCTTGCCCTGGTCGCAGACGTAGCTGAAGCGCTCGTGGGTAGGAATGTCTGCAATGGGGCCGAGAGTGAAGGGGTCCTCTTCGTTCATGGGCTTCTGACAGCCATCCGGACCTTCAGGACCTTCGGGGTTATAAGGCCCATACAACCTCATGCGGGCATTGGCGAGAAAGGTACGTACGAGACGTTGAATGGCGACGAGCTTTCGCTTCAGGAAGGGCGACGTGGTGATCATGGCCATGGCAAAGCATCGCTGCGCAATGAAGGCGGCAGGAGAAATGGTCCCCCTAAAGCCCATCTTACTTGCCGTCGCAGCAAGCTCAGGCTTGGGGATGATGTGCTCGAGCATGGCAGCGGCACATGCACAGGCCTCGACTTTGTTTGAGACATAGTCGGGGCGGGCATGCGCAAAGTAGGCAAGCACGTCGTCCCAAGCCCAGTAGCTCTCGTTGCGCATCATAATCGCCAAAAGACGTTGTACAGGACGTTGGCTCTCAGCCTTGTGACCGCTGCAGCAGAAGCCATGTTTGCGTGCCAGCTTGCGACATGGAACGCCATGGTTCTTGTAGGGCCGGTGCATGCATATGAAAATTGGCTTTGGCGGGCCCATGTGCGTGGACATTTGCGTGCACTGCCCAGGCGGCATCGGTAGGGTAACATCGACCTCCATCCTTGAATGGATCTTTGGACAGCCTCCGGTCTCTTCCTTAATAGGGCCTAGTTCTTAAGTCCGCGCTTGTCAAACTTACTTGCGTACCGCCCTGCAGCAATGCTGGCGAACATGATGGCCGTACCGATCGCAGTTAGGAGTAGGGCTTTGGCGACGTCCTTCTGTATCCAAAGGGCCAGTAGGAACAGGGCCGTCATGGCTAGGACAACGCTGGCAGGAATGGCGTGTTTCCATTTGAGCACGAAAGGGATCATGGGTATGATGCCAGCCAGAGCATACGACATGAACATGACGGCGGCATAGAAGAGGACCTGGGAGATCGTGTAGGCCGTTTTGGCCGTGATCAAGAAGCTCTCGTCGGCCATGAAGGCCCCGAATGCCATACTGGACGCCTCTACAAAGATGAGGATGCCGCCGGTCATGAGGATGGCCGGTAAGCTGAAGCCAGCCGAGGCGACACCGACAAGGACGCCCGTGGTCGAGATCAGGCTGTCCTCTATGCCGTACGTCAGGTTACGTACGATGAAGGGGTCGCTGAGCCATGATGTGGACATGCTTTGCCCCGACTACTACTTAGTACTTAGCTTCTTCTTGGACTTGGACGCAGGCTTAGGCTTGGGCTTGGTCGCTGCAGGCTTACGCGGGCGACCCCCGGCCCTTGATGCCGTAGCAGTGCCAAACATCTCGTCTACCTTGACGATGATCTGATCGGCCCCGACGACCTTCATGCGATAAGCCTCGGCTTCCGCGAGCATCTTGGCGACTTTGAGACGTTCGCTTTCCTCCATGTTCGGGTCCGACCGACGTAGGCTGGCAACCTCCTTGGCCACGCGTTCCTTGTAGATGCGTTCGACGTTGGCGGTCAGCTCTTGTAGGAGCTCGGTGCGGGCGGCCTTCTTCTGCTCACGTAGGGTCTTGAAGGCATCGGCGCGGGCCGTGCGTGCGTCTTCGCGGGCGGTCTTTGCCGATTGTAACGTAGACGCGCGGGCACTAGACGTCACACGTGTAGCACGGGACGTAGCACGTGCACTACCGGACGGGGGCGTACATTCCTTCTTGGATTGTCCGAAGCACGCAAACCCACCAGCGGCTTGTGTAGCAGTAAGGGCATTTGCTATTCCCAACATAGGCAGCAGTAGTCGTAGCAATAGCAGTAGCCGATCACTTCTACTTGGTACTGCATATTTAGTATTGCGCAACTGAGGACAGCGGGCAACCCAAAAAAAGGACGCGTCGCCCCGGCTCTTTAGCCACCCAAAACTACTTAAGCAATACAGACCATATCTGTTCACTTGCCCAAGGCACTCGCTCCCAGTCTTCGTTTTCCCGGTCTCCCGTTCCCTCTCAACCATGTCGGTCCTGCCCAAGAACATCGATGTTTCCGCGATTCGCTTCAATGACGTTCGCACGCTGGAGGGTGCCGGCGGCGCCAAGATGGTCAACATGACCTACAAGGGCGGCCGCTTCTTCATGCAGTCGGCGCTGATGCCGATTGACTACGGCCTGAACGACAGCTACGCCCTGGACGACAAGCTGAACAAGCCGCACGACGGCCCGCGCAAGTTCACGCTGAGCCTGTCGTTCCGCGACAACAAGGCCAACCCGGCGGTCCAGCGCCTGCAGGACAAGCTGCAGGAGGTCCAGGAGGCTGTGATCGACGCGGCCTACAAGAACCGCCTGGCCTGGTTCAAGAGCGACTGCAAGAACATGCGCGAGATCGTCGAGGCCAAGTTTTCGCCGATCGTGAAGCTGGCCATGGATCGCGAGACCAAGATGCCGAGCACCACGCTGCCGCCGTCCATGCGCATCAAGCTGCCGTACGACGAGAAGAACGACGCCTTCAACTTCGTGTGCAAGGACCTGCAGAACCAGGTCATGGAGTTCAAGGACGTCAAGGACAACCTGTCGAACACGAGCGCCCGCATCCTGTTCCAGTTCACCGGTGTGTGGATCACCAGCGCCGGCTTTGGCTGCATGCTGAAGGCCACCGAGGTGCACCTGGACACGATCAAGGTGGTCAATGCACCGGCCATGGAGGTGGACAGCGACGACGAGGGCCCCACGGCGACCGATGCGGACCTGGTGGCCGACGTACTGCATGCGGCTGCGCCTGCGCCCGCCAAGAAGCCTGCTGCGCCTGTCGCTGCGCCGGTCGCGCCCGCCAAGAAGGCAGCCCCTGCGCCGCCGGTGATGCTGTCGGACTCCGAGGAGGAGTCTGAGGCCGAGGAGGAGGAGCCGGCCGCTGCACCGGAGCCCGAGGAGTCCGAGGAGGCTGAGGAGGAAGAGGAGGAGGAGCGCGAGCCCACCCCGCCGCCTCCCCCGCCCAAGAAGGTGGTGAAGAAGACCGTTGCCAAGAAGTAGACGGACGTCGGGCCACAAAAAACATGTAAAGACAAAAAACACCAATACGCATTGCATCATTTTGCACTTGCACCACAGCACCACAGCACCACCCACAGCACCACCCACAGCACCACCCACAGCACCACCCACAGCACCACCCACAGCACCACCCACAGCACCACCCACAGCACCACTCATTTTTGCCACGTTAGGCGAATCTATCGTCGTCTTCCGAGCTGCACGTGCTGCTGCCCATATCCACAAACATAGGATTGATGGAGACAGATGCAGTTGTTTGCTCTAGGGCCTGCAGACGCCGCTGGATACTGGCGATTGCGTCTTCGAGACGTTCGAGGCGTGCATCTATGTTGGCCAGGGCGTTGTCCGCGTTACGTTGAAAGCGTTCATTGTCGGCGACGCGCATGGAATGACGGTAGCGATGACGATAGCGATGAGCCCTTTACAAATCGCACACATGATTATCGGCATTTAAGGCTTGGATAGGCTCTGTTTTGTAATCGGCGAATAGCGTCATCCCATGCGTACGCCCAACTGGAGCCGCTTCAATGCGGTCATCGTCACGCGCCACAGCGACGTCACGCTCTACGGCAAATGCGCCGCCTTCCTTGCTCACATCCCGTACCCTCGCATTGTCATCAAGAACCCGCGGCCCGACGAGTACATGGATCGGATATTCAAAGACTTCGAGTCATACGATTGGATCATCAACGTCGACGACGACGCGTTCCTATGGAACCCTGCACGTCTTTGGGCCCTGATGGCGCACATGGAACGCACCGGTCACCACTATTGCGGCATGAGCGACGGCTTGACACTCACGCCACGCGAATGGGGCAACCCGGCCAGCATGAACCCTTTCTTCAATGTGTTTCATATGAGCACCATACGTGAGCAGGTCGGAGAGAGTTCCCTTGTCGAGGCCATACAGAGCAAGATCCCTTGGACCTCTCTCGAGTGCAACTTAAGATGGCCTGGGTCCGCACCTCCAACCCACCAGGACTTGGCCCGCCTGCCCTTCCACCTCGAGCCCTTCTATCCCCACTTCTTCAAACTCCTACAGATGTGCAAGCCGCTCTACCTCAAGGGCGAGTCCTATACGTGCACGGCCCCGATCACCCCTGAGCACATTCGTAATACTGATATACCGATGGCGCAAAAAGAAGGTGTGCTGTTCGCCGACGACCCGATTACCACGATCCTCTACGACCACGAGGGTGCACCGTTCCTGTATCACACGTGGTACGCTCGGTGCTATTCGGAGCCCGGTAGTATTCACAAGGCACGCATTGACCGTGTGGCCCGGGCTGCAGAAGAGGCACTTAAAGAGGCCCTTAAAGAGGCCGTAGCGTCCACAACACGATCAAGAACATCAGAGTCGCCGCTATCGTCGTCCCCTTCATCGTGGGGCTGCCCGTCTCCGCGCTGATGCACGGGCCTGTACCGACCCAGATGGAGCACGTGACAGTGTCGATGAAGCGGTAGAACATGGACGACGACAGCACCACAAAGACCGCGACGGCGATGGCGGCCACTTTTATTTTTATGCCGAAGCGCCTATCATTGTTTGATGGCGGCGACGGTGGTTGTGGCCGAGCGACCATTGGGCCCTGTCCGGTAATGCGAATGGGCAGGGGCGCTTGCATAGGCAGAGGCACCGGACGTCCAGGGCCTGCGGCCGCCGCAAGGGCCGCCATGGTGTACGGATTCATGGGCGGCTCTTTGGGGCCACTGAACCCATTGGACTGGCCGTAGCCGCCGTAGCCGTTGCCGCCGTTATCATAGGCAGCACTGGGCATTATGGTTTGCCAGAGTCACACTTACATATACGTTGTTAATTAAGTCCTCTTGCTCTTGCTTTGCGACTTGCTCCTTGGACCCCTTGGACCGCTTTCAAACGTTCCATCTTCCGTAACCTCTACCGGGTAGTTCTTTTGAATGTAAGCATCGAATGCCGCGTCCTTCCCGTCAAACATTTGGGGTAGGCCCTTTGCAGCACAAGCCGTGCCACCGGCTATCGTTTTTGTTACCGATGCAGTTGTACCCTTGGCACCCCCGGCGCCCCCGGCTTCAAACTGCTCAATCAACCATTCATCAATGGTCTTCACAATGCCGATGTTCTCTTGAAGGGCCTTTTTGAGCCTCACATAGAAGCCGTTCTCGCACTTGATCTGCATGCCGCCCCTCCAGAAGAGGTTCTTGTCCTCTAGCTTCGCCATGTCAACATCGGTGCCGTTTTTGCTTTGAACGGTGTACAGCAGCCATGCCGCAAAAGCACAGCACAACAGCGCACGCTCCCATGCAGGCATTTCCATCTTCCAATAGCGGCGAGCGATGTTCATGCCCTCATAGGAAAGTGCCTTTTTGACGAAACTCTTTTGCCCGTAGTTCTCGAATGAAAGAAGGTCAGGAAAGAGATTGGACATACGCACAACGTCAGGTGCTTGCACAGGGTCCGCCATTTGGTGCTGCATATTCGCAAAATTGCCGCCCATGCACGCTAAGTCGCAGAGGTACAAGTGTTTTGCAACGAGCATCATGGCAGGCGCTGCGCCTTTGGGATCGTAGTCATCGTCGTACTCGTGCTCATCGGTATAATCGTCATCGATCTCTTTGCGTGCATCGGCGGCTGATATGTTTCCGTCGGCTGCGTAGGCCATGAAGCCCTCGAAGGTCATCTTGGTCAGGTCGCGATTGGGTGGATTCGGTATGCACAGCTTGGTCACGTCGATCGGAATGCGGTCGAGGAAGGTCTGTAGGGCCCCGTAGCTTTGAAGGAGCTCTTTGTCGAACGTGACCCGGCCGTAGTCGATCAACAGGAGGCGCTTTGAACCCTTTCCTTTATCTGTTTTATCGGTCCCCTCAACGCCGTACAGGATATTGCTGAAGTGACTGTCATTGTGTGCGAAGCCGAGGTTGGTGCCCATGTAGGCGATGGCCCCGAGAAACTCGGGAAGGGTCTTCAGGATCGACGCGATTGGGTGACGCTGGTCCTTGATGGTGGTGCTCAGAGACTTGCCCTTGACGGCAACGAAGGCCGAGCACATCACCATGTCGCTCGAGCTCGGCGTCTTCGCCGGACCGCATACGGCCTTTGGCGGTCGCGCCTCGAACATGTCGGCAGGAATCCAGGTTGACTTGAGCTTTGCTAGGGTTTTTTGAGAGATTGGTGTGACGTACGTAGTAAAGCAATCGACGTACGTCATCAGGCATTGAAGGTGCGGCTTGCGCTGTTTCAGCCAGGTCAGCATGTACCCATTGATGGTATCGTTCAAGGGCGAATCGGCCAATGGATTGGGCAGTGCGAACTTGATGAAGAGCGGGAGCGGCTGTCCGGTTGCTTTGGACCCCACCATCGACGCCTTCATGTACGTAAACATGCAATGCGCCGAGTTGGCTTTGAGCTCCGAACTGAAGAGCACGCGAGAGAAGGCTATAAGAAAGACGAGCGTGGACAGCTGAGCGTCGTTGCAGCCAATGTCGGCATCCTTCAAGCCTTGTATGGCGCTTTTGTACTCGGCTTGCGTCTTTGCGGCTTGGGCGGCCGATAGCAGACACAAGATCTCTTTGGGAATGCCGAGTGGCTTTGGCTTTGTCTGTTGCTTTGTGCTCATGGCTCTGTTACATTGAAGGCGCATAATGTAAATGACAAAAATGACCATGTGATGCTGTTGACCACTTGTTTTAACATTTGACCATCCACGTTCATCAAAGAATGATGTTACGCAGTGTGTGTAGACTTTTGACGGGTCATCAGCTCGCATATCGTTTCAATGCCTCGGCAAATGCTATCCCATTTTTCATGTCGTCTGGTAAGTCATTCAAATCTCCGTACCGCCATGCCTCTATTTGTTTTGTATGTGTGTTTACAATAGCCACACTTACATTTGTAAGCAATGCCGGTGCCGGTGTATTATCGGCCAGAACGACGGAGGTGTTAAGTTGCCGCAATGCCGCCCACTCCTTTGTTACAGATCGTAGCCTTTCCTGCTTTACATCAAGGTAGGCAATCGTATCGGCGAGGTCGGTATTATCATCAATGGTTTCAACCTTATGTATTAGGAGTTTACCTTGGATGATGTTGTAATAAACCGCTAGCTTACCTTGAGTTTCGAGTTGCATACTCGGGAACAAGCCACCACCACCTCCACTAAATCCGATTTCTTGAAGTTGTAGTTTGGGCGCAGGAATGTACCGCGCACGCCACGTGTCAAACTTGTCATTCGTGTCTATCTGCTCAACGAGTTCAATCGTTCCTGGCATTGCAAGGATCTCGCGTTCAGCGCCATATGTTGAAACGGCTTCAATGTCGACGATTTTGGTTCCGGGAGCAAAGTCGGTCATGATGTTGAAAGTCAGAAACAATCCTTTGCCAGTGCCCTTTGTTGCGAAACGACGAGACAGTGTTTCGTCTTTTGAAAAGGCAATGAATCCTTTATCGTCGAGTCGGCCGTTCTTAAATAGATCCATCGCGCTGGCGTTGTCATCTTCGCGGTCGGCGGGCGATATCCCGCGATAGATGCGCCGCGACGCATCAAGTTGTAAAAGGTCCTCGACCCCTCTCTTGAGCGGTGCATCAATTGCATACTTTTCAAAGAATAGCATCATGCCCTTATAAAAGTTGGCATATGCTGGGGTCATGGCGGATTGCCGCAATGATCGGTTAAATGCATAGTATACTGTTGTTGTCCATCGGCGAATGTAAGATATGGCAAACGAGGTATCCGGTGAGTAATCTATTTTGTCTGAATCAACCGATGGTGGCCTTTCGAAAACCTTATAGAGTGCTGCTGTATTGTCGAATGTATTGTTGTACTGAAAGTCCGTAAAGAACTGTTTGCGTGATGGCACTGGTAGTATTGAAACGTAGTTGAAGTTGTGCGATTTTGCGTAGGACTCTACAGAACTGAGAAGGGTGAGAGCGATATCAAAGGGTTGCTCTACTCGCACTACAAGGCTTGATATTTGCAATGACTTTTTGGTCTTATCAAAAGATGCTATTTCTTTGCACGCTATGTGACCAAGTGACTTCATCAGGGATCTGGTCGGAGATCTTGCCTCGAATGCAATGGTGTTGAAACACGTGTCGTCACGTGGGTTGTTTACGACCCAGTTCTGTCCATGTTGGACAAGTGCACACCCATCCGTTTTAACGACTTGAATATCTTGTGATGAAGCCTTATACGGCGCTGATTTGCTATTTTTAGGCATTTTCCTCTTCTTTTACTCAATACAAAAATAATGCTCCGCTAACTAAACTCGAGTATATTTGGCTGGGTATTCTATTTGGGTCGCCTACTCAACCAGTCCATTCTTGATAAAGTCGAGCGCCTCCAAGTCCATGACGCGTTGCTGCTCCGGAAGGCATCGTTGTTGCATGCGCTCCCACTGAGCGTACACGTTGTCGTCCTCATTGTAGTCCACGCTCTGGTCGTCGCTCTCCTCCTCTTGGTCGCCTTCGTTACGTGCATAGGCGATGACGTCGCCCGTGTAATTGGCGTTGAGCAAGCTACGTTGGAACCGCTCGGTCTGCTTCGGCTCGTAGTAGTGAAAGGCAAAGACGATCGTGTGGTTGACGCCCTTGAAGTCGTAGAGCTCGCCGCCGGATCGCTCGAAGCGCAACGTCAGGCGCGTGAGCTTGCCTATTGGGTGGAACTCGCGCAATGCCATCTTGTTGAAGTCAACGCGGTTCTCGCTGAAGCCCACGACGCCGAGGCGGAGCTTGGCGAGACCGAGGACGTGTCGGCCCACGGACAGCGAGCGTATCATGTTGTCCTCGATCTCGGGGCACCGCAACGTGACGTAGCGTTCGCCCACGAGGGACACGATCCCCGGAGCCTCGAGGCGATGGTAGGCCTGAGCAATGCGAACGCGTGCCGACATGTGATAGAAGATGCTGTTGCCGTCGGCCGCCGGAACCCACGGCCCCATGGCCCCCGCGTTGCTTTTTAGGAACGTCGTGGTATTGAGGGCGGCGCTTGACGTCACATCGTTGTAGAACACACTGACGGGCTTGACAGCATTAGTGTCTTCGTCATTATACACAATGATCCAGTAGTTTTGATTGGCAATTACTTGTAAGCCGTTGGCACTGTTCACGGTCGCGTCACTGAAGGCGCCGTCGATGAACGATATGGCAAGTGGGCCGGCTGCTATGAGGGTGCCTGGAATGCCGTTTGAGTCGCTTCGCAGCTCCCACCGTACGCTGTCGTCGATGTTGACGGCCGACGTGGTGGTCAGGGCCACATCGAGGCCCACGAAGAACGCGTTGTAGGGGGCCGTCCACCGCTGAGCGACCCATGCTGTATTGGTGATAGACTGGGACCTTAGGACGCCGCGAGGGCCCTCGAATGCCAGGATGTCCGGGCCCCTGGACGGCCATGCACGATCGGTGCTTGCGTAGAGACGTGGGGACCGTATGGCGACGGTGCCTGTGTAGGTAGAGACGTACGAGAGGCCCACGGTAACCTCGAACACTTGGGTGCCGTTGTGAGTGACTTGGCCTTCGCCTGCACCTTGCGCAATCAGGGTACCACTGACGGGTGCTGTAAAGGTCCCGGGCGTCCTCGTGGCCACGACGTTGAAGCGGGCCGCGTTGCCCGTGGCGTACAGGTCGAAGCCGAGGGCCTCTGCGATGGTCGAGGACTCCATGTCGATGATGAAGGCGTAGGGACACGTGAAGACCAGGGTGCTGCGTACGTCGGGTGGGCTGCTGAGGGAGGAGACGGTGATGCTGGCTGCTACTGTCTCTTCGCCACCCAGGACCTCTCCTACGAGTACCTCGTTCAGGGCCGGCAAGAGCGTCTGCAGGCTGTAGTCACCGATGGGTACATGGACCGTTGTGAAGGTTGGGGCATCGGGTATAGACGCACCGTAAATACAGAAGCGCACCGTGTTGTTGGCCACGTCGACGTTATACATGGTGCGGGGGATTGTGGCCTCTAGGACCTCCATGCCCACGATGTTCTGAAACGGCGTGGCGAATCGAACAACATATTCGCTGGGCGTCGGGTGCGTCGATCGGTCGCGGTCCTTGCTGTCGACCAGGAAGAGGTGGTTCTGCTTGGTACTATGGGCTTTGAGGTAGTCGACGTCTTCGATGGGCATTGGACTGTTTGTTGCTGCAGGTCCCTTATAGATAGGTCAGGAAGAACAAGATCCCTTAAATGACGTGAGAGACACGTGTGTCATCTATCTGTGCGGCAATTTGAAGCATAGCATACAAAAACAAAAACAAAACCACCTCGTCCACGTTACCTAAATGGCGTAGTGGTCCACAGGGACTTCACGTGCACATTTCCGTCAAACAGGTAGGGCTCTATGGATTTGTATGAACCGAGTCGAATGGACTCCCATTGGTTCTCATAGTAACCGCATACGCTCTTGCACCCACCCTCTGTTTGTCCATCATTTGCACTCGGATCCGGGCACTCGCGCATCATCTTGACTGCGTAGTACGCAGCACAGTCCGTGTTGGCATCACAATTCTTACGGCACGTGTCAGCAAAATCAACCTTCGAATAGATAGTTTGTGTCCGCACCGGCATATCATCAATCATATTCGCATTAGTGCGCGTCTCATATTCGACCTTGACCTCGAGCACCTCATACTGCTTGTCGAGGCTGCCAATGTCACCACGCATTTGCCGTGTCGGTGCACCCTCGGTCTTTCCGGTCACGACGTAGCCTGCTGGAATGCGCATGCTCACAACTTGGCGGGAGGGGTCCATCCCATTCCGTCCCGCGACCAGCCCCGTTGGGAAGCCAGAGTACAGGGACTTCGAAAAGGTAACAGGAACGATGACCTTGACATACACGCTCTTCGGTGCAAAATTGGCCGCCACCCAGCCATTTGTATTGTGCCCATGAATGATCTGCTTGGTCCCTGTGAAGCCATCGCCGCTGTAGAGCGAGACCTGAAAGCCGATCGGTACGATGACTTGTTGGATCGTAGCCGTTTGGTTATAGTAATAGGAAGCCGCAAACGTGCCGTCGTCGATGTCTACAAAACGATACTCGTCATTACGCAGAACGGCACTCCAACGCTCCGACGTTGATTGGGCGTGCGGCGTCCCGCTCAGAACAACCGGTCGCGAGGGACTTACCTGCAAGCTGCGCACAGAAGACGGGTTCTCCATGTCGTGCGTTCCAGCTAGATAGTCGATGCTCATACCGTCCAACTTCAGGCCCGACCAAATCCGCGCTGCCCACCCCTCTGGAATGATGAGTTTTTGCACGCTACCGGAGGCATTGCCGAGATCGGTCGCCATGAGTGCCTTGGCGCCGATGTCCATGGTGGACGTGCCCGACACGAGTTGCGGGGGTACATACGGCCCAGCTTGTGTGCGAATAGACGGTACTGCTAGATCGTAAAAAATGCAATAATTATAAAAGTCGCGAGCCTTGTTTATATTCCAGTTCTTGTAATCCCACCCCTTATCGTAGTTTCGCAACTTGCACCACTTCATGCTACCATTGGGGTTGTACAACACAAATCGGGAATCTAGGTAAGTGTCCTTGTTGCGGTAGTACGAGCGATCGATATGTCCGTTTTCCCACACACATGATTGGTACCCATTCATCCAGCTCCGACCCTCACGCTTATATATGTGACGCAGGGCCTGATCGCTCGTAGCCTTGTTTTGCCCTGTGAACTCAGGCACGTTGTAGTGGTGCACAGGAATGGACGAATCGTTGCATGGGTTGTAAGGAGGGGGCGGATCAGGTCTGCTACCACCGCCTCCCATGATGACCGCCTACTTAGTACTCTACTATGCCTGCTAGAAAAATGAGAAGGATATAGGCTACGGATACCCTGCTGCCACGCTACATCTTGAAATACATCTTGCCATCGTTCGTGATATACTTGTACGGCTTCAGCGGTATCGCCATCTGTTTGCCTTGTACTTGTGTGCGCATGTTGGTGATGATGTTCTCCATGGTGCGCTCTACGTCAGCAATCGTCATGTTCAGGTTCTGAATGGCCGCCACAGCCGCTGCCTTTTTCGCGGTTTGATCGGCAAACTTGGCCTCGAGCTCGAGCTGGCGTTGGCGGAGCTGTAGGAAGATAGGTGCCTTGGCGATCGTTTGTGGCGACATGATGACACCTTGGCCGCTGTCCGGCTGGCTGTACATGCGGTATTCCTCGCCTTGTATGCGCTGCTCGGCCTTCACATCTTGAATGTCCTTGTAGGTCTGCGTCATCTCGATGGCCAAGTTGCACACGGTCGACCGTTGCGCCATCTTGTCGCTGATGAGCTCGGCCCGAGTGCGCGTCGTGCTGGAGCGCAGCAGGGTGCCGCGGCTCTGGGCGTTGCCGAGCATCTTGGCCAGGTCGCCGGACATGGTCTCGACCTTGTCGACGCGATCGCACACATTGACGTTGAAGACATAGACGTTGGCCACCGTCTTGAGCTGTAGAACCAGGTTGCCGCCCTCGATGACCTCCGTGAACAACGCCTTGGCCTCCTCGGTGTAGGCACTCTTCATGCTCCGAACGTTGTTGATCTTGCAATAGTAAGAAGTCTCGCGGTTGAAGCGGGTCGGGTCATGAGCAATGTTGGGGTCCATCGTCAAGATCTCGGCATTGTTGTCCTGGCCGCTCTCGACCTCGATCAGGGTGTCCGGATTGAGGCGGCGTAGGAAGCCGTCGTCCCAGTCGTACACGTCGAGGTTGACGACGATGCCGTCGGGCGTGAGGTCCATGGCCAGGAGCCGGGGCTGCACCTTGAAGAGCGAGTAGAAGGGCTGTAGGCCAGGCTGCAGGGCCGGGTTGAAGATGGTGCAAAAGGTGCGACGGAGCGACTCTGCATCCATGGTATTGAACTCAACGCGCTCGTTGTCGAGTTCATTAGACAACTTGTATTGAAAGCCGGTGCGAGCAAGAGTTGGACCATTTGCAAGCTCGTTACTTTCAAGCGAGGCAAGCAAACTTTCCTTGGCGCCAGCAGCCACAAGCGGCGCATAACAGTACGCCCAGTGCCGCGGGTGCAGACGGTTGTCTGTGTCACTTGTCATGACCTTGAGCAGGGGGAACGACGAGTGGTCGGGGCGCACCCAGTCGTTCATGGTGAATTTGCATTGGCGGCGCTTCAAACGGGCTGCATCCTCAAGGACACGATCAATGCGTGCTATATCTTTTGCATGAAATGTTGGATTCTCGGCCTCCATGGCGGCCCTGCGCTCCTTGAGCTCCAGCACGTGCATCTGGTACATGCCGTCGTCGCACTCTTGAATGTTGCTGGTCAAGTAGAGGTTGCAAGGCTTGAGAGGCAGCTTGGCAATGACGCTGGCGTCAATCTCTTCGAGGGGCTGATCGACCGGACACGACGATGGGTCTCCAGACGAACACTGGTACACGGTCGGGCCGAATCCCTCCTTGGTCTTGTTCCGGAAGGCTAGGAAGGCCAAGACAGTCGCGAGCACAACAAGGACGCCTATTGCGAATGCCCACTTGGACCTCGGTGCAATCGAGCCAATAGGTGCTAGTACTAGTGCAGTCACACACACAACCATGAAGGCAATGCCGACTGCTACAATGATGAAAGCGTCGCGGTCCTCTTTGGACTTGGTCATATCAACGTCCTTACCCACCATTACCCGATGTGCAGAAGAAAAACAAATAGGGCATAGGGTCCCTTAGCAATCGCCAAACAGAGTGAGCCGCATACTCTCGCCTGCTAATGCCGCAGCAGCTTTACCTTCACTCCACGCCTTTAAGTCCCTTTCGAGTGCGGCCAGTCCGAAGTAGCCCTTGGCCAACACTAGGTGCCGCAGGACAATGTAGGCAAAGGCATTCGTCGTCTCGGGCCATGCTCCTTTGGATCGAATGCGCTGTAGGACACATGCGGCCATGTGGTTAGCGTGCTCCCGCTCTTGTTCAAGAAGCGCATCGGCCTTGACCTTAGTTCCCATTCCATCGGCCGCCACAAAGCAAGCGTGATAGACGTCGGCAAAGGCCTCGACGACGGCTTCGGACCAGAGAACGTTCTTGATAGCGATGTTGCTGACAGAGAACGTCCGCGCCCCACCCATCGGATCGAGCCGTGTATGATGCAGCGCCTCGTGCAACATGACCTTGGGGTACTCTTCGTACCGGTGCACCATGACAAGGCCGTTGTGGGCCGGGCCGCGATAGGTGAAGGCACCGTTGATGTGTGCGGCCTCGACAGGGGCGCCCGGAGCCGGCCATATGCGGACGGCGGACGTCGGTATGATGACGTAGGACAGGGGTGTCGTAGTTGATGTGGGTCCGAACGACTCCATCAGGGCAACGACCCGCGCCACGGCCCGCTCGAACTTGAAGCGATGCCATAGGGCCGCAGCATTTGGAAGGCATACGTAGGTGGCGTGGATGCGTTGGGACACATCTATTTCCCAAACGGTCAAGTCAGGTTGAACAAGCGCATCCATGGCGTCCTGCAGCCCGAATCGACTGGTCTCGAGGTGCTGCGACCAGGTTGCGGCCTCTTCGGTTGACGCAGGTCGTACGGTACTCTTGCCATGGATCTGGTCCTTTATGGCACGATAGCGGTTGACGTCGATGCTGGCCTCCATCTATTGCTCTATTGCTGACTTGCTCTTACCCTTCACAACGAAACGATATGGATGCACCAGGCCGATTGAGACATGACGTGGAACAGCATGTGCCAGTAGCGGGAAGATGCGAGATCGTCGTTGAAGCGGCTCTTGAACCAATAGGTTGCCACGCTGGCCGCGGTGGTCAAACAGACCGCGCCGTCGACGGGTCGCCGCTGGCACATCCATACCCGAACGCTCTCGATGCTCCACGTGACCCCGACTACGTGAGCGACCGCATAGTCGACAGCGTGCGCCAGGGACGTCAAGGTGCCGTGGTAGGCGATGCTTGTTAGACCTACCGTGGTACACGTCGTGAGAATACGCTTGTACCCGTCAACTTGGTTGCGTCGACGCCACGCCAAGAAGGCCGGGACAAAGAAGCCGCAGCTTGTGATCACGAGACCGATGAATGGAGCTGCCATGTATGGATCCAATCTAACCCGAATCTAACTTGCCCTGCTTCTCCTTACACAGGTAAATCAATTGCGGTTCGTTGGGTTGGGCGCCAACCTGCCGGGCTTCCTGCCGGGGTATCGTTGTTCTCGAGCGATTTGCCCTCAAAGGTCGCCATTGAAATAGGGGTGAGCTCTTCGTTGGGGTCTTCAATGGCGGACGGACCCGCACGTTTGTCGTAGGGGTACGGTTTGACGAAGCGCACGACTTTGTAGACGGACGGGGCGTTTTCTGAGATTTTGGAAAACGTCGAGTGAGCCTCCCGAACGAACAAAATACCCGCCGAGCATCGTTTATGACGGGGTAATGCCAATTCTACAGTTATAGATTCGGCCAATCTAATGTAGCTCATGGACGCTTGAAGAGAACCAGCTATTATTTCTGGTATCTTCAAAAACGACTCAATTGCACCAATTAAAGCAACAACTAGAGATGACACGCCCACGCTAATATTGACGGTGCCCTGGTAGGCACTCGGAAAGCTGCTGGTGCCGATGCTAAGTAGACCTGACACACTACTTAGAATGATTTGTGGAATGCGTATGCGCGTTTGCTTACGCTTGTACTGGAGATATGTCAAGTTGTACCGTTGCGACAAGTACTGGCATATCTTAATGAGCTCGGTCAAATAGCGTTCTTCTTGCTCACACCAATCGGCAAGGGTACTCATACCACCTTTATACTTATTACACCACTACACTACTACACTACTACACTTGGTTCATATAACGGTTTGTCGTTCATGCCAAAAAGAAGCCACTCTCGCCTAAGTCGCATAAAAGCTCCGACTTTCCCGCACCACCCCGACCAAGAACGCTTTGCCCCCGAGTCGCAAGGACAACTTCATTAGGCTCTTGACGCGTATCTCGTCTCGAATGGGCTCGATCGACGCCTCGTTCGAGAGGACGTCCTGCCAATGAAGGGCCCGCGTATTGGCAGCCATGCTCACGATGCACCGGATCCGCATGCCGATGATGCCGCCCTTGTCGTCGACGATCCACGCTGCGTTGCCTTCAGTGCAGTACTCCCATCCCATGTGGCCGTAGCGATGGAACCGCGTCAAGTCCGCTTCCACCATCAAACGGTAGGCAAGGCCGGCAATGTCAAAGTGCGTCGTGGTCTCGATGGTCAAGCCGTCAAGGTAGGTGTTCTCACGGGTCATTGTTACTAATGTTTGCCGAATATGCCGGCTATGAGGTTTGGAATACACAGCCTAAGATCTGCGCTGCCCACGTAGGATCGCGGTCGTATTGGTGCACAAGGCAGAAGGGCACGCCTTTGGCCGTACGCACGATGCCGTCGTTCCCAAGAACAGGGGTCGGGTCCGTCAATTTTTGGCCAAAGTACATCTGGTGTTGGGGTGCCTGTGTGGTACCGAGCTGCGCCGCCCATCCGTCCTCGGACGTGTTCTTACGTGTGATCGAGTTCCACGGCTCAATAGACAGCAGGACGTTCAGGGCAGCCTGATCGGGATTGGTCGTCTTGCCGCCCCGCGATACCAGGTTGACCGCAAGGCACAAGTCAAGCAGGACGTTGGCGTCGCCCGCGATCGTACCGGCATTATAAATCATCTGGCCCGACATGTGCTCCCATAGTTCGTGGCCGAAGCTGTCCTGCATGTTCCTCGCACCAAACAGGCACTCGTCGCGGTACATCAAGCTCTCGCACCCGACGTTGAGGCGCTTGCCGTCGGCCGCGTGGGCCTCGAGCCACGTCATCGGATTGGACTGAAAGATGACGTCGCGTACGTCGGTCGTGACAATGTAGCGGTACGTGTGCCGCTCGGCCCTCAGGAAGGTCCAAAGATGTAGGAAGCGATCGACGACGATGTTGACCGGGCGGCCCGGGAAGACGTAGCTGCCGTCGGCGGCCTGCACAAACGTGAAGACACGTACGCCGATCGAGCGCAACTGCTCCACGAACTCGGCACTGCCATTGTAAACGATCATGGCCACGTCGCCTGGGTACCCCACATTCCGAAGGCTCTGCAGCCATGCGGCCACGTGGGGCATGCCATAGCCGGTGATGGCGCCGATGACGAGGTCCTTGCGGGGTTGTGGGCGCTCTACGTCCATTTGTTTGCGCTTGCTGGGACCTCCATAAAAATGATACGTTTGGCTTTAAATGCGAATGCATACGTGCACCCGAACCGTGCCAACCTACACCCGAACAAAGGCGTAGTCGGCATCGGGGCCGTTATCGTGCAGCCGGTGCACGACGCACTTCCAGCCGAGGGTCTCGATCCACGGCAGCGTCTCGCCAACCATGGGGGCACCGTCGTTGTAGCGCATGTGCTGCATCTCGACCACCATGTGCTGGGCATGGCCGATCGTATGGAGGCCGCCCTCGAGCACGTCGCGCTCGGCGCCCTGGACGTCGATCTTTACTAGGTCAGGCAGCGGAAAGTCCTGCTCGGCCACGAGGTCGTCGAGGGCCCAGGTCACACGCGGCATGCTGGTGCCGAGCGGGAAGAAGTCGCCCGCCGTACAGCCGACCTCACGGTAATACGAGTTGCCGCCCGGGTGCGTGGCGTTCTCGTACCACTCGACCACGTCGCCCGTGTTCTTGCTGAGCACGCCGATGTGATAAGGCATGCCGGCTTCTTTGTAGAGAAACTCGGCCTTGTCAAAGGCATCGAAGGCAACAATCGTGGCGTCCGGCCATATCTTGTGGGCCTCGGTCGACCAATGCAGGACGCAGGCGCCGATGTCATAGAGGACACGCGGCTCGAATCCGGCGGCTTTCAAGCTACGCAGATAGTCGATGTGCGATTGGGGCAGGAGCTGACGCTTGCTGAGGGCGCGTAGGTGGTTGGTGCTGGTGGAGCTGTCGGATCCGTCGGCGGAGTTCATGGTCTCACTTTACTTTGTCTTGACTTTGATTTACACAATAGCCAAGGTCTGATGGACGCAACCGCACCCCACCATCCTTTAAATGCGCTCCAAGGGTAGAACGTTAACCCCAAAGTAGTCAATCCATGGAAGCCTACTGTGTTAAGTGCAAAGGCAAGCGCGTCATGACCGATCCGGTCGAGGTCGTCGGCAAGAACGGTCGGCTCCGCATGGAGGGCAAGTGCCCCAAGTGCAACACGAAGATGTGCGTGTTTGTGAAGGCGCACTAAGGCTTTGGTGCCTTTACGGTCTTAACGGTCCGCTTCTTTTTACTCCCTCCAATCGTCTCAAAGCGACTACCCGACAATTGGACCATATGCACATGCTGGTCGGTCTTCACCAGGTCTTGAACGGCCGCCTTGACATCCGCATCCCAGATGACCGAACCAAATATGAGGTCCACATGGGTCACTTGCTTCAAGAGCAGTGCTTTTGCAGTGTTCCAAAACGACTTTTGAATAAGGGTGAGTGATTCGGGCATTGGATGTTTCGCCCACTCCACCATTTGTTTGAGTAGCATGTATTGCGTTACCTTTTTGTCAAACAGGTCTTTTGTAAGATGACGTTTGGCTTCAACGATGACGTACACGATCGTTTGCCCATTCACAAACATGCGCTTTGGAAGCACTTTTTTAAAGTTGACTTGAAGGTTCTGTCGGTCAGCTTCAGACATATTGGATAAGTTGACATTATGTGACATGACATCAGCAATAAGAGCATTGTCCACCTTTGGCACTCGCGAGGTTGAGGGTGCGTCTGTTGCGGATGTTCTGTCAAATACGGTCTTTTCGTTTTGCTGCGTGAGCCGAAACAGGCCGTCAAACTCTGTAAGCCTTTCTGATTTGTGTGATATCAGGGGGTGAGTGATGCTTTTAAAGACATTGTGGTAAGGCTCAATCTTGAACCCTTTAAACATATTGCCTAGCCGTTTCATAACATGTTCATTGAGCTCGGCTTCAATGATTTTGCTGTCACTGTCAACATAAGCATCAAACTTTTCATTAAGACCTTTTAGGTCATCTTTGATATTATGTAGCATTTCAAACATCTCTGTGGTCCTTAGATCGCTCTGAATGGTTTTGAGCATGCTCCGCAACTCTGCATTCATTGTATACAACACAGTCAATCACTTCCCACGTACCTTACAACTCTTACATTACATTTACATAAAGGCTGTGATCATAAGACGCATGCATGCAAAAGTAGTAAAAATAAACAACACATACACCGTACAACCCTACCGGCGTGACTTCTTTTTGCGACCACCGTCCATTCGGTCAACATGCTCCATCGGCTCCATTTGAGCAGGCTGGGGCTCGCCCACGTCCATCGCATCCTTACGTGTCGCCTCTAGGTTGGTCACGATCGCCTTGAGCTTGCTCTCCTCTTGTGCCAGGGCCGCCTTGGCCTTGGCCACGATCTCGAGCTGCACAGTGAGCGCGGTCTCGGCAGCCGCAATGCGTGCTGTGGCGTCCTTGTTCCAACGTGCCGTGCGGATCAGGGCCTCGACTTGCTTTTTGGCCGTCGGCTTACGGGCAGTCTTGGCGCCCTTGGACGACTCGACCACAAGAGGCACGGGTGCACTCACGACGCGCGTTGACCTACGCGTCGCCATTTCGACGTTGGTTTTGGTAGTCTTGCGTTTACGTGCAGCCGGGGCCTTACGAACTGGTGCGTCCTCGACCTTCATGCCCATCATGGTGCTCACGAGATCGTTGATGTCCGCGTTCGACACGGGGACCGCGGCACGTCGGGCCTTGGGCTTCACGCCGGCGTTGTTGTGCAGGCGGTACATGGCAGTGACGTCGACGGCCCGCTTGGGCTCGGTCTTGCCGCCGCCTTCTTTTTGCAAGTACACCTTTTGTGCGGCGTCAAAGGCGGCCGACGTGTCGTTGGCGAATGAGGGGACGTCCATAGCAAGTCTCCAAGTCTATATTCAACTGCAAGTCTATATTCAACGAATAAGTTTGTTTTGATGGGGTCGTGGTCGGGCCATGCATTGATACGCAATAATGGGTCAATGGGTCAAAAAGTAGGGCTGTTACTCACGTCTAGGCAGTGGCTTACGCAGTCGCAACAGGGACGGCCTTGATGAAGTGGCGCTTCATGAAGCGCTGGATGTTGAAGAAGCTGACCTCCTCCTCACCGGAGCCCAGCAGCTTCTTCAGGGACGCGTTGGGCAGGATGATGCGCTTGTTCTCCGCGTTGAACAGGCTGTTCTCCTTGATGTAAGCGTTCAGCTTGCGGGTGACCTCGGTGCGTGCCATCTCGGTGCCCTTGGCAACCGACAGGAAAACGCACAGCTCATCAGAGATCTTGGTGGGCTTGGCGAAGCCGGAAGGCGACGTGCGGGCGTTGGCGCGCTTCTTCTCGGCCTTCAGCTTGGTCTTGGTCATCTTGTCGAACTCCTTCTGGGCGGCCTTGAGCTCGATCTGGATCTCCTTCATCAGGGCCGCGGCGGCCACGATCTTGGTGGCCAGCTTCATCATGGCGTTCGGCTCGGCCTCAACGGCGGCGCCGTCAACAGCAGGCACATCGGCAACCGGGGCCGCAGCGACCTTCGGCTCCTTGGCGGGCTTGGCGGCAACAGCAGCAGCCGCGGGCTTAGCCTCCTTGGCGGCAGGCTTGGCGGGGGTGGCAGTTGCTGCGTCCTTGGCGGGCGCAGGGGTGGCAGAGGCAGGGGTCTTCTTGATGGGGGCCATGGTAGGTAGGTAGCTGACGCTGAGAACGATCTGGGTTCTGAGGGGGGTCTGACTTGATATGTGTCCTTATCCTTAAATGGTTTTCGGCTTTTAGGGCACCGGCGCAGGTTGCGACAGGGTGCGTAGTAGGGTCGCCAAACATTCTCGATCGGGCTCGCCCATGCGCAACCAGGCATCCTGCGTCGGCAAGTCGAGGGCCACGCTGACGTAGATGCTGCCGTAGCGCCATTGCGACAAGTCGTCAAAGATGAGTGGGGTGTCGAGAGGCGTGCATGGCGGAATGACCACATTAAGGGCTGCGCTGGTAAGGTCTGCACTGCCCTTGCATACGTGCGGTAAGGCATGAACGCTGCCCTCAAGCCACTGCATGAGGTTGACCGAGACGCGCCGAAAGAGATCCCACTTGCCGGGCTCGAACGAGTCGACGGTGACGTGCGCGTCCTTGCTCACGATCTCGAAGGCAACCTCAACATTGGCTTCCGCATCGCGAAAGGGACCTGGAAAGGCCCCGCAGTCTACGAGGACCTCCATGCCACTGGGCATCACGCGGATCTTGCGCTTGCGCATGCCTTGGACGTCGGCGGGCGTGACCTGGAGCGTTGCATGGATTGCCTCGACAGGCTCAACCGGCTCTTGTGGAACAGTAGCGGCCTCGGCAGCCTTGGCCATCGATCGTTGCCGTGCCTCACGCATTTGCCTAGCCATGTTGAACAGCGACTTCATGGTATTCATGACCTCGGGTACGTTGATCACCTTGTTCCACGTCGACTCCCATTCGTCGAGGGACGTGGGGACGCGCCATGCCTCTTCACCATTGCCACTGGCTTGCGCATACGATGGCCGCTCCGCAATGAGTTGATAGGCGTTGGTGACCTCCTTGAAGATGGCCTCGTTCCGGGCACGCTCTTCCTCGGTGGCGTGCCCGTGCTTGTCCGGATGATGCCGACGTGCAAGCTGTATGTAGGCTGCGCGCACCTCTTCGATCGATGCATTCGGGGCTACGCCTAGGGTCTCGTGGGGGGTCGGCATGGTTCCAAGGTTCGCTCTCGCCCTTTAAGGCCCCTCAATCCTCTATATAGAGAGAGCGACCGCAACGTATGTGTAATTGCATGGCTCTACATACTCCTCGGACCCTTCACCAGGTTTGGGCAACCTTCAACGAGCGCTACGATGACGTCCTAGCCTTGCTACCCTTTCACCAACATCGGCTGCAACACCTGACACAGGCATGGGACGCCACCATGCCCAACGTGCTCTTGTACGGGTGCGACGGCTTCCCCTACTTTCCCTTTTGGCAACGGCTTATCTACACGCCGCTTGGTCGCCCTGTGCCCCCGACGCATTTTGTACGTCGGGCCAGTTGGGGCCCGTCAACTTCATCATCAACCAATGCACACATGCCCTACTACGAGACCGACCTCTACATCCACATCGAGCTTCGCCATCCCAATATGCCGAAAGACGTGGGCGTCATCATTGACTTTCTGAAGCACGTACTGCCGTCGCGATGCATTCACTTTGATAAGCACATTGTCGTGTTGCAAGACATCGACGTCTTGTGTCGCAAAGAGGGCGGGGCTGTTGCCGTCCTCAAGATTCTGCTCGAGCGCTTTGCCCACAACGTCTGGTTCATATGTACGACCCATCGCATCGACGCGCTCGAAGGGCCCATTCAGAGTCGCTTCCTGTGTGTGCGCTTGCCGTTGCCAACGGTGGCCGAGAATGTGGCGATCGTGGCGATGTTGGGAGGAAGAAGAGAACCGGCGGGAGGCTCGGCCTTTCCGGTCAGTCGCGACCTCAACGCGGCCCTGCTTGGGTTGGCTGACATGGATGCTAGCTCGGGAGGAACCCAAACACACAGAGGTTTGGGGGCTCTTACGCTCTCGACCAGCCCTGCGGCCATTCGCAAGCAGGCATATGCCCTCATTCAACAAGATTGTGCCCTCGATAAGCTATGTAAGCACTTACTTACAACGCGTCCCTTTGGCTTGAACAACATAGGGGCCCTGTGTGACCTCGAAGTGGCATTCAAGACACGTCGTAAGGGTCGTGACATCATTTACTATGAGGCCGCTCTTGCACTCTCTGTACGGGTGCGAGGACCGAAGGCACCGAAGGCACCGAAGCCGATAGCAAGCACCGAAGCCAACGTAGACTTTCTGTTTACGTTGTAAGGGGATGAGGGCGTAAGTATCGTTAGCATAGCAAACAACAAAGCAAAGCATGAAGTATCGATACATGATGTCGGGCGGCTATGGCAAGGTCTTTGTCGATGAGAACTCCAGCGTCGTGTGTAAGAAGGTGCCCAAGGTCAGCCATGGGCGCAGCCCCGGCCAGAGTCCCAATCAGAGTCCACGTCTGCTGCCTTCGTACACGACCATCATCGAGCTGGCCTTGTTGTCGAGCTTTCAGGCCGTGCCGGGCATGCCACGCCTCAAGGGCATCGACGCCGAGGAGAAGACGATCGCCATCTACATGAAGCACCACGGCGACACGCTCAGCAAGTGGATCAAGACGTTCGCAAATCCGGCCAACATAAACATATGGGGCATGACCATCCTGCGGCAGCTCATCGTCACATTGCTGCACCTCGAAAGCGCCGGCATCATCCACACCGACATCAAGCCGTACAACGTGCTCGTGGATCCCAACTCGCTGGTGACAACGCTCATCGACTTTGGCTGCGTCTCGATCAATCAATGTGTCTATACGCCCCGCGGCACGATGGGCCACACCGACAGCATCGGCACCTTTCACTATGCGGCGCCCGAGATGATATGGGGCAACACGCCTACGCACAAGTCGCCGGTCTGGTCACTGGCCTTGCTGACGTGCACGCTCTTTGCGTCGTACCCTATTTCGAAAGAGTTGACGCATGACGAGAACGGTGTGTGGCGGTGTACGCGGCGTGAATGGCGCGACGTCATGAAGGCGGCACGTCTCGGCGGCACGTCGCTGGTGTTGCCGCGGCGCGTGGCGGCCATCATCGATGGGCATCCCGAGCTGGCTCCGTGGGTCTATGGGGCGCTGTCGTGGGATGCGGCACATCGGCCGTCGTTGGCGGAGGTGGCCGGCTACGTCTTGGGAGGAGTCGCTTGCCTTCGGATGCCGCTGCCGATCTACGAGCGCCAAGTCGACGTGCGGCACATGCCCGCGGACGTCCGACAACACTGGATCGAGTGTTATTACAGCATCGCGCTCGACACCCACCTGGAGTCGCACTTTGCCGGGGCCGTCTATTTGCTTGATGCCGCGGGTGGCGTGTCCATGCCGTGCCCTGTCGAGACGTGGACGGCGGCCTGTTGGGTCCTTGTGGGCATGCTTCATAACCACGTATTCCTGGAGGACGCGCACCACGTCGAGCGCATTCAGGCGACCTTCGGGGCCAATGTCGTCAAGGTGGCGGATGCCATCTGGTCCGTGGGCGAGCAGCTGGCGTGGCGGCTCTACACGCGGCCGCTTGACGTCATCTTGCTGCAAGACTACGGGCTTTCACTGGCGCTCATCGAGCTTCGCGACATGTTCATAGGACTAGACCGGCCGTGGTCACCCACTGCCCTTGCGGCATCGCGGGCCCTTCTTCCTAGCTAGTACTTAAAGACACGTGGGCGCCATTGTACAGAAGCGCTAGGCTAAGCGAATAGCAAATAGCAACGCAACACAAATGTATAGGCAGTTACTCTTCGGATTGGCGAAAGACATATGGGTTCGGGTAGACCACCTCTTAATGCATCCGAACCCGGTGGACCGTGAGGCCTACGTACGTGCTCTGATCGGATCACGTCGCATCCTCCAAAAGGCCCTCGGGGACCTCAATGACCTGTATCGGGAACATGTGCTGATGCCCGAGGTGGCGAGCGTTCAACTGAGTTTGGATAGTGAGAGAGAACGAGCTCAAGCACATTGTAAAAATGAAGCGCTTGAAGAGGAAACCGATGCAGAGGCGGCCACGAAGGCCATTACCTTTTACATCTTGGCAAGGCTGAGGCAGGGTTAGGCAACGCTAGGCTAGGCAACGCTAGACTAGACTAGACTAGAGAACAGTGAGCACACGGCCCTTGGTGGTCTTTGTGTAGCCGGTGATTGTGTTTGCCCCTTCGCCTTTTGGCCCTTCCCTTTTATGCTGTTTCAAATGGCATGCCTCGCAAAGGGCCACCAGGTTGCTCCCATGATTTTTATGCACATGCCCATGGAACCCTCGGGCATCGGCTGTCTTTTGCGGTTGAATGTGGTGCACCTCGGTGGCCGGCTGACCGCACAGGCCACACGTCTTTGAGCTGACACGGGCATTGTAACGCGACCCCTTGCTTGGTACGACCGACGCGTCGATGTCCATGAGCGTACGTCGTATGGCGTCGGCCTGCTTGATGAAGGAATCAGGGAGCCCGAGGCCCTTGCATACCTCGAGGCCGTAAGTCTTGTGGCCGATGCCTTCACGTAGGGTGCGGTCGTATACAAGGGCGCATGCCTCGAGGGCGCTGTTGCTACGTCCGTCTACTTCTGCCTTGACTCCCTCGACTTCCACATGCAAATGGCAAGCACGTACCTTACCTGCCTCGAGGGCCTCCTTGACGACGTCGATATCCACAAGATCGTGCAGATGCGTCGCAAACACAAAGGTAGACGATCGCTTGAGGAGCTCGCTGATGCCGGCCGAGACGATCGCAAGGCCGCTCAGGGCCTCGGTTCCCGCACACAGCTCATCGCCGAGCACCAGGCTGCGATCGTCGGCACGTTGCAGGATGTTGCGCAACTCTGTCATCTCGACCACAAAGGTGCTCATGCCCCTGTAGATATTGTCAGACGCGGTGATACGTGTAAAGAGGTGCTTAAAGGGCGTGCACTCAAAGGCCTCTGCGGCCACGTACATGCCGGCTTGAGCCATGACGACCGCGAGGCCGATCGCCTTCATCAGGCTGCTCTTGCCCGCGGCGTTCATGCCATAGAGGAGCCAACCTTGAGGGCTGTTGCCCAACTGCACGTGAGGGCCGCTCTCGGTGCCCAGGCTCACATCATTCGGCACGTACGCTACGTCTGTCAAGAACCGCTCGATCATGGGGTGACGCAGTTGCGTTGCTTTGAGGCTACTTGCGCCGTCTGTGCTTAGGGTCGGTCGGCAATAGGCATAATCCATGGCACACTTGGCATTGGTCAAGCTGACGTCGAGGTCGGCAATGGGCCCAATCCACGATCGGACCTCTTTGCTCATTGCATAACACGTCGTGGCGAGCCATTGCTTGTAGGCATCGGTGCATGCGGCCTTGAGCTTTGCGGCCGCCGTGACTGCTTGGTCGCTGCATGCCGCGAGCGATGGGTGGTAGAGACGTACCGTCGTGCTGCTGGCGCTGATGGGCTTCGCCGTGGCCTCGCTCATGAGGGTGCGCAGCTCAGGTGCTACTGTTGCGGTATTGGAGCAGATGGTCTGCCAGCGCCGCTTGGTGGTCGTTAAGACATAGCCGTCTCGGTCATTGATCTCGACCTTTACACACGTCGCATCGCCCGGCACCAAGGCCGACAGCGCGTTGGCCATGCGCTGTATGGCATCGACGCTGGCCATCATGGCATCCTCCAATGCGTCCAAGTCGGGCTGCACACCACGTGCAAAGACGTTGGCCTTGACGTCGCCGAGTGCGTACTTGGAGCATTCGTCGAGACGTAACGTGGTCGTTAGCGTCTTTATGAAGGTGCGAATGTGAGTTGGAGCGCCGCCCACCGCCTCGAGCGCCGCCGCCCCCGAGTGTGCCGAGGCCACAAGGGCCGGCCATTCCATCGGGGCAAACTGCTGCAGGGCCAGGCGCCGGGCGAGACGTTCGAGATCTTGTACCGATGCAAGGTACCGGCGTGCAGCAGCCGTCTGTTCGGGCTGCGCCATATGTCGGGCAATGGCATCGAAGCGCACCTCGAGCTCGGCCACGTCGGTCGACGGGTGCATGAGGCGATCGCGCAGCAGTCGGGCGCCGAAGGCCGTGCCGCACTTGTTTAGGAGTGCGAGAAGGGGCTTGGATCCTCCGCTTCCGCTTCCTACACCTCCAACAATGTTGAGCTGCTGGGCGCTGTTGGCATCGAGGTGCAGGTGGTGTGTCGGTGCCAAGAAGCGCGGCGGCTCGAGCTCTTTGGCCAGGCTCTCGTTGTGCTCGTGCACGAACTGCAGCAGGGCCGCAAGTGCCACACGTGCGAGTCCCCACGTCTCGAGGCCCAGTGCCTCGCTTGGCGTCAGCAGCCCCGCCCGTTGGCTGCACTTGAAGGCGTGCTCGAACGTTTCGTTCTGAAAGGCCGGCTTCTCGAACTGGGCCGCATTTCCCCAGTTCTCGTGAACACACGTTGTGGTGGGAGCAGTCACGGATGCGCTGCCCTTGTTACCTATGAACACGACCTCGCGTGGCGCAAAGGCCTGCATCCACCGCACGACCTCGTCCTGGGCGGCCTGCACGTTGTCCATAGTGGACGCCGTTTCAAAGACGACCGAGGCGCCGTTTGAGACGTCGATGGCGGCGAGCCCTACGGCCTCGAGGGCATTTGGCATGACGTCGGTGTAGACGACCATGAGGTAGTTGCCGTCACGTTGCGTCGCGTTGAGCTGGGTGCCGGGGCTGAAGACGTCCGTCACTTCGCGACGCGGGTTGGGCGGCGGCGTGACTTGCTTGACCACGGCGACCGTATAGCCGTTCTGGGTTAGTGTTTGGACATGCTTGCTTAGGATGTAGAGCGGAAAGCCGGCCATGTACGGGTTCTTTTTGGTGGCGTCTGGAATGGCCTTGTTTTTGCGCGTCATCTGCAAGTTGCACATGTCGCAGATGGTCGGTAGGTCGGCGCCGATCAGGGCGTTGGCATCGGCTTCTTCTGCTGTGTAAGCGTACAACTCGAAAAAGTCGCCCACTTGCATAAAGATGACGGTGTTGCATCCATACTTCTTTTTGTAGGACGCATCATACTCGATGTAGTCGTCGAGGATCATTGTTGCTCTTTAAGTGGCTTAAGGCATAGCACGCTCGTGTGTGTATAGGTTCTCACATATGTTATAGGCGTATTTGTTTAAGTGGTGATCAGACGGGACAAACGGTCATGGACGGGCCGGACGAACCGAACGGAACGCACGGAACGCACGGAACGCATGGAACGCACGGAACGCACGAAGAGCAAGTGCCTCCGACGCCCACGTCGTCAAGAGCGACAACATCGGCTGGAATGCCTAGTGCATCAAGTGGCAACACCATAACGTGCCCAATTTGCAATGAAGGGCTTCCCATATCTAATTACTTGACCCACCTATCGAGACGTCACCCCATCACGCTTGGTTGGATGATCGGGCTCTCGGTGCAACACGAAGCAGTTACAGATGAAGTTGCCATGGAAGGCTCTTTGGATACTGCCCTATTGCTTGGCATGCAGACTGGAGCCGCATTGGGCTTTTGGGATCTCGGGCCCGAGCACAGCGCTTTAGGCCAAATGGGTGTTTACAATTTTGCACCATGGATCGGAGGAACGCTTGGTGGTGACTATGGAACCAACGGAACCAACGGAATCAACGATACTATCTTTGGATCCTTAAACACCATGGAAACAATGAACGATGCAAACACGTACGATGCAAGCACTTACGAAGCGCTCCTCAGCATTTGCGAAGAGATAGGCGATCACCCGACGGGCGTGAAGGACATCGATCAAGTAGCTCCATTGATGGACAAAAATGACATGGTGTTAGAGGGCACATGCCCTATTTGCCTTGACGTGCTTGCCGATATCGTGCAGGAAAGACCTGTGCGACCGCTTCGGCAAATCCACGTTTGCAAGCATGTGTTTTGTAGCCCCTGTCTGGAGCAATGGTTTGAGGCGAAGCGTTGGTGTCCGCTATGCAAGACGGAGGTTGAGGTTGAGGTTGAGGTTGAGGCCGAGGCCGAAGCCGAAGCTTAGATTTTATCGATGTCGAGGGGGTCTTGGGCATCCGCGTCTTGAGTAATGTGCGTACCGTGCGTACCCTGCGTACCGTGCTTGCCTTCGGGCCGCCCCGACTCGTGCGCAAACATGACGTAGTCGTCGTTGATGCCATCGCCCGTGTTCCACTGGCTTTCGTTGAGGGCCTTGACGATGCGCTCAGGTAGCTCGTTGCGGTACATCAACGCAGAAACCTCCTCATGACTTAAACGGTGTATAACGTCGGCTTTGTCATTTTGGAAGTCACGCAGCGACATAATAACCACATCGCCAGACTTAATGATCACCTTGCTTTTGTATTTGCGCATGGACCCCCGAATATGGCCCATTCGCTGTTGACCGTCCTCGCACAAGGCCATAATACGTCCATTGCCAAGCATAGAGGTAACGTAACCATACTGCTGCCCTTCTTCAGGATCGAACGTCTCGCGTCCTTTGTCACCGCGATCCGAGCGCTTCTTTGAGTTTCGTAAATACGACTTGTACATATTTGAGATACTGCTTCTTATCTAGGTATGTAAGTCTTTAAGTAAGAAAAAGACCGTTGGGTGTCATGGCTTAAAGCTTAAAATATTATAATGAATAACATACATGGTTACTACTAAAATGACTAAACGATGTAAGCACGACGGATGCAAACGCCAACCTTCGTTCGATGTGGAAGGCGGCAAGGGTCGCTTCTGTGTCAAGCACAAGGAAGAGGGCATGATTGATGTAAAGAGCAAACGATGCCTCTTATGTCCAACATTCGCTTCCAATAAATTGTATAAAGGCTACTGCTACCGTTGCTTCATACACACCTATCCTGACAACACCATTGTCCGCAACCATAAAACAAAAGAACGGACTGTGGCCGACTATATTAAGGAGCATTTTTCATGTTACGACATCTCTTTCGATAAACGAATTGAAGGTGGATGCTCTGCAAGGCGACCTGATGTCCTGATCGATTTAGGCCACCGAGTGATCATCATTGAGATTGACGAAAACCAACATGGTACATACGACTGCAGCTGCGAGAACAAGCGTATCATGCAGCTTTTTGAAGATACAGGCAACCGTCCTATGACATTTGTGCGCTTCAATCCTGATCAGTATTTCGATCACAAGGAAAAGTCAGTGTCATCTTGCTGGGGCATTACAAAGGTCAGCGGGCTATGTGTTGTCAAAGATGGGAAAAAGGAAGAATGGGATATGCGCTTGAATGTGCTAAACGAACATCTTCAACACGTTTGTGAGGTTGGAGGCGAAAAGGAGATCGATGTAATCCATCTATTTTACAATGGATGGTCTCTATAAGTCGCAAAAAATTATTGATAATCTTGTTTTTACATGCTACATGATCACGCCACGATCACACAACGAGGCGCGGTACGACTCCCATCGTCATCAATTCCTGAATGAGCAGTTTCATGCTGTAGGGGATGCGCACTTGTGCAATGTCGGCGCCGTTCTTGCAGTAGCTGCATCGATAAATGCCGCGCTCCGGGTTGGCTACACAAAGGATGCCGCACTTGCGGCACACATGCACGCGGAAGAAGTCGCTGCAATCGCTCATGCGTTCTTTGATGAAGGAAGACGCGCCGTGGCCTACGATTGCGTCACGTTCCATCTCGCCGAAACGGAGGCCACCGTTACGTGCGCGGCCTTCGGCAGGCTGCCTTGTTAATAGGACGACCGGACCATTATTTCCCCTCGAGTGAATTTTATCGCAAACCATGTGCTTCAACCGCTGGTAATAAGTCGGCCCAATGAAGATCTCCGTCTTCATCTGCATGCCCGTCCGACCATCATACAGAACCTCGTTTCCGTACCGCTCCATGCCATAGCTCGCCAATACGTCGGCGAGTTCCGACATCTTGACGTCGCGAAACGGCGTCGCATCGCCCTTCGTGCCCAGCATCGTGCACGCCTTGCCCATCAAGCACTCCATGAGCTGACCCACCGTCATGCGACTCGGAATGGCATGTGGGTTGATGATGATGTCGGGCGAGATGCCGTCCTTGGTGAAGGGCATGTCCTGCTGCCGATAGACCATGCCGATCGTGCCCTTCTGCGCCGCGGTCGACGCCACCTTGTCGCCCACCGTCGGCTTCCGGTATTGCCGCAGCCGCACCTTGCAGAAGCGGTAGCCGTCGGCGTTGAGCCCCGTGTAGTTCCGGTCGACGCGCCCCTCGTCGCCACTCTTCATGAAGAGCGACGCATCCCGAGGGTGGATCTGACCGTGCACTTTTATAGGCATCACCTTGCCCACCAGCACGTCGTTGGCGCCGACCCACGTGTTCTCGGGCACAAAGCCGTCGTCGCCGAGCTTCTCGTAGTTGTAGGCCTTCATGTGGCTCGTGCCGTCCACGACCGGACGCGTGAAGATCTCCTCCTCGCCGGTACTGTGATTTTTGTTGCACTGGTCCCGATAGGACTTGTAGTACGTGCTCGTAAAGAGGCCGCGATCGATGGCGCTCTGGTTCAGCATGACCGAATCCTCCTGATTGAAGCCAGAGTACGTCATGATGGCCACGATCGCATTGATGCCCGACGGCAGCTTCTCGATGTTCATGTACTTGCTGAGCCGCGTCCGCACAATCGGCGCCTGGGGGTAGTTCAGCACGTGCGCCATCGTGTCGATGCGCTCCTGGTAGTTGCTCATGTAGACGCCGACCGCCTGCTTGCCCATCGAGCACTGGTACGCATTGCGCGGCGCCTGGTTGTGGTTCGAGAACGGAATGTTGACACCGAGCACACCCAGCAACATAGATGGGTGGATCTCGCAATGCGTGTACTTCGGCGGCATCGAGACGCCCTTGGGCAGGCGCGTCAGGTCCTTGGGGAACATGGCCACCATGCTCTTGTCCAGCTCTTCCACGTCCATCATCTCGACGAAGCCCTCCATGGTGCGGCCGTGCGCTTGGTTCTCTTGGTCCTCTTGGTCGTTGTCCCCGTTGTCGCCTCCATCCAGGTTGCCTTCGCCGCCGAGCTCATTGGCCGCCGTCGGCTCCCTCGGCTCCGCCACCATGGGCGCCATGAACGTCGCAAACGGCGCGCCCTTGACCGGCAGCGAATGGCCATTGGCTAGCCCTTTGGCAAGTCGCAGCTGGTTCGACGCATCCACGATGAACAGCGGCCGGCACATGCGGCCCGCCTCGGTGCTCATGGCGATCTGGCCCTTCTGGACGTCCCAGATGATGGCCGTGTACGCCGAGATCGTACCCGTGCGCTTGGCGTGCTTCAGCGCCGCATACAGCTCGGCCGGCCGGTCGTGGTAGCCCATGATGTCGCCGTTGATGATGACGCTGACGACGTGGCCGGTGCCCATGCGCGCCAGGAACGCCCGGACCTCCACGGCGCTCAACGTGTCGTCCAGGATGCGCACGCCCCACATCTCGATGGACGCCCGCAGGTTCGCCGAGCTCTGTGCATTGGTCACCTGCGAGCCCATGGCCATGTTCTTGACCAGGCCGACCGCACCACCCTCGGGCGTCTCGGCAGGGCAAATCATGCCGTACTGCGTGTTCTCCAGCTTGCGCGGCTGCACCAACTTGCCGTTCTTCTCCATGGGCGTGTTGACACGGCGCAGATGCGACAACATGCTGTAGTACGACAGCCGGTTCAGCACCTGCGCCACACCCTGACGTATGTTCTGAAAGCCACCGAGGCTCTTGACGCCCCAGTTGCCCGTGCTCAGGCTGTAGCGCATGCCGCTCTCGATGACCGTCTGCTTGAGGAAGCGGTGGACGTTGGAGGCACTGATGATGTTCTGCGGCGCGATCGTGCTAGCCCGCCAGACGTGCAGCTCGCGCTGGATCAGGTTCCGCATCTCTTTGATCATCTTGCCGTAGCACTGACGGAACAGGTTGCCGATGAGCACGCCCGGCGTGTCGATGCGCTTGTGGATGTAAGAGTCCCGGTTGTCGTAGCCGTCGTAGCCGAGGTACGTCCGGATCAGCTTGCGCGCCATGTAGCCGAGGTACAGCGCCTTGCGATTAAACGTGTGGCCAACGTGCGGCAGGAAATCGTTCTCCATGAAGGTCTGCAGCATCTTGGCGACCACGGCCGGCTGGTCCAGGTACTCGCGCGGCGTGCCCGACAGGCTCATGGAGCGCTGTAGGATACGCAAGGCGTCGGCCTGCGTACGCACGTCGCTGGCGTCGTCGGCCGAGGCGGCCAGCTCCTTGAGGACACGCTTCTGCTTCTCGTCGTCGATGTCGAGCACGATGAAGCGGATGATGTCCTCGTCGTTCTCGATGCCCAGGGCGCGGAACATCGTGAACAGCGGGATGTCGGTGCGTAAGAAGGTGCAGGTGAGCCGGATCGTGCGGCCGTACTGGTTCGGCTTGGCGTTGAGGTGCAGGGCGCACGTCTTGGGCGGCAGGAACACGCCGTCGGGCATGGAGCGGATCTCGGCGGTCAGGCCGTCGGCGTTGACGTTGCCGGCGAAGACGACGGTGCGGTTCTCGCTGATGCGATCTTGCGAGATGACGACCTTCTCGTTGCCGTTGATGATGAAGTAGCCGCCAAAGTCGTAGCGGCACTCGTGCTTGCCGTTGCCCTCGGCGGTGCCCGGCATCTGCGTCAACGTGCACAACTTGGAACGTACCATGATGGGGAACTTGCCGATGCTGACGTTGGGGATCGTGGCCTCCTTGCGCTCCGTGATGCCGTCCTCGTTGATGGTCTCCGTGAGGATGTTGACGTCGACGAGGAGGTTGGACGCGTAGGTCAGGTTGTTCATGCGTGCAAAGTGCGGCGTCATCAGCAGCTGCGAGCCGTCCGGCGTCTGGAAGAACGGCTTCGACAGCGACGGGTTGAGAATGCGTATGTAGATTTTGTGCACAAACTCGCGGATGTCCTCGCGATACATGTGGCATATTTGCACGGGGTTGAAACCCCGGATGATCTGGCCGAGCTTACGGTCGATGAACTCGTTGTACGAGCCGATCTGATGCTGCACGAGCGGACTCATGGCTTCCGGGCCGCCGCCATGGTTGAAGTACGCGTCCACGACGTCCCAGATGACGGCCTCGGCCATAGGTGCAGAGTCGACCATAGGAGGGCACTCCGTCTTTGCGTCCATCATCACACCGTTAAGGGGTCTGCCTTTCGGGTATAAGCGCTTGTGCTTAAATGGTTTTCGCTTGGGGTCCTTTTTTGGGTTGTGTGGCCAACCGGCATTCCGGCGTGAAGGCATCAAGGCGTTCATGGCTTAAAGAAATGGTTGCGACATACTTGTAATTGGACGGGTAAGGTCTCCAAGTTTGATGAGTCCAAAGAAGCGAGAGCGAAGCCTTGAAGAGCGTGGCGCAGATGTGGACGTTGACGTAGACGTAGACGTAGACGTAGCAGCAGCAACCAAGCGCAAGCGCGTGACCTTCAAGCCGATCGAGTACAAGCTTGCCAATGGTACCATCATGCGTCTCGACGGCAACAAGAGCTCGTCGCAGTATGCGTGCTACGAGATGACCGTGAAGTCCCTGGACGACTTGCTGGCATTGGACGCCTTTTACGTCGCGGGCAACGTCGACAAGCGCAAGATCAGTAACATCCCCTTTGCCATCATGCATCGCATCGCTGATCCCATTCGGGAGCTGGACGAGCTGGTCGGCATGAAGGACGTCAAGACGCAGCTTCTGTCGATCATCTTGTACTTCATCCAGTTTGGAAAGCCAGAGAGGGCGGCGGCTCACACAAAGGCACCAACGGCACCTGTGGCTGTTGCAGATGCAATGGATCGCGAGATGTGTACCTGTGAGGGCGACGTTGACTGCGACGTGAACGACTTTGCTGCACCTGTTGCGCCCGCACCTGTCGGGCCTGTAATGCCTCTCGCTGCAAAGGCCAAAGACAGTCGCGACATGCTCCACACGGTCGTCTACGGCGGCCCTGGTGTCGGCAAGACGCGCTTCATCAACATCTTGGCGCGCATCTATGCGGCCCTGGGCATCCTTCCCACGAGCAAGGTCACTGTTGCTAAGAGGTCCGATCTGATCGCCGGCTACCTCGGCCAGACGGCCATCAAGACACGCAAAATGATCGAAGTGGCCAAGGGCGGCATCTTGCTCATTGACGAGGCGTACTCGCTCGGCGACGTGGCGCAGAAGGACTCGTTCTCACGCGAGTGCATCGACACGCTGAACCAGGCTCTGAGCGAGGAAAAGGCCGACTTCATATGCATCATTGCCGGCTACAAGGCGGACCTAGAGGACCGGTTCTTCAAGTCCAACCCTGGCCTCGAGCGGCGCTTTCCGTTCCGCATCAGCATCGGCGAGTACACGGCCACGCACTTGCGCGACATCTTCGTGCAGATCGTGCGTTCACGTGGCTGGGACATCGACGCGAACGCCGCACCGATCTCGCTCTTCGAGGACAACCGCGACCACTTTCGGTTCAACGGCGGCGACATGGAGACGCTGTTCACCAAGACGAAGTTCTTACACGGACGCCGCGTCTTCGGGAAGCGTGCTGCCGTAAAAAAGATGTTGACGCACGAGGACGTGGCGGCGGGCATTGATGCCTTTCTCGACAACGACCAGGTCAAGGCGCGTAAGGAGCTGCGGGATCTGGTGTCTATGATGTACGTGTAACTAATGTACGTTTGAACCTCGTGTACCTAAGTGTCTTATGTGACGCCAAAGCGCTCATCTAACGGGGGCGTTCAGTTTCGCATGTTATTTTTGAGCTTACATTTTGCTTTTCGTCAAGCGGCCGGTGCACACATATGAAGTTTGACAACATTTTGATGTTGATATTTATAAGCTATTTCGTAATTCTTCCAATAATATTCAATATCATCGGGATACTCCAAAATGAGCTCTGCCATGTCTTTAACATAGACATCAAGTTTCTGCAATACAGCAAAAGAACAACACATCTGAATGTCCTCAATGACCAACGGGCCCCACTCGCTCACGTGAATCGAAATGTTTGAGTTGTACTCATCGCTCATGGTTTCGCACCATTCGCACAAACGTTGTTGAATCGCATCGAACCTCCACACGTCGCCGTCAGCGCCGTAACAGTCCTCAAACCCCGCCATGCCATGAAGAACCGCCGTAAACACATCGGTGTGCATGATATCAATTGTCTCCGTCTTTTTTATGTTCACAACCCAGATGTCATGGACGTCGTGAACATTCTTTGAATCGTTAGATTTGTTAGCGTTGTAGTGCAACCAAGACATAAACGAAGTAAGAATGTTGGTCTTCTGTGACTTCATATTGTCCCACATGGTAGTCCAATCCGCCGCCATTGAAGGAGCGAGTGTACTTGACGTGCGCTTGACGTGCGGGCCTTGACGTGCGCTTGACTTGCGCTTGACGTGCGGGCCTTGACGTGCGCTTGACGTGCGCTTGACTTGCGCTTGACGTGCGGGCCTTGACGTGTGCTTGAACGTGCGGGCCTTGACGTGCGCTTGACGTGCGGGCCTTGACGTGTGCTTGAACGTGTGTGCGTACAGGCCTTGAACGCGTTCCCAAAAGCAAGCAATCTACCTTTTGCTACGTACGCGTCGAGTCAATAAGGTCGCGATCAACGCAACATAGCACACTAAACTTGGGTCGGGACATTTTACCGTTGGTATGTAGTAGTGTGTGGGTTGCAGTAGTCGTCGGGCCATGAACGGTTTTTCTGCGGCCGTGCGTACCGTGCATGCATCTGCTGCCATTATCCTGATTGGTGCCGTCATGTACATGAGCTACGCCACACTTTCATTTGACAAGGAAGGCTTTGAGGGCACGAGCACCTCTGGCACGAGCACTGGTGTCGCAGGAAGCAAGATGGACCAGGACATCATGGACGTCTACAGCCGCGTGCTCGACCGCCAGCCCAGTCCCAAGGAGCTTGGGGACCAACGCGCCGCTGTGGTCGCAGGCACCAAGACGATCGACAGCATTGCCCGGGAGCTCAAGGACCAGCCCGAGTACATTCGGATGCTCAAGACGCAGTCCAATGCCCTTGCACCGGAGCTACCCAAGCTGATTCACGACCGCGACATCCTAGACCTGATCGCTCTGATCTACAAAGAAGAGCGCAAGAAGGCGATGCCGAAGCACATGCTGCTGCCCCTCAAAGACGTATACGTATACCTCTCTTACAACAACTATCGCTTCCGGGCATTCCTACGTATGAAGAACTACGAGCGGTTCGAGGAGATGGTCGTGGCCAACGATAACCTGGACCACGAGGCCCTTGTGTCCTGGATCGAAGAGAACGTCGACGCGGCCGAGCTGGCCAAGCTGACCGAGGAGATCCAGAAGGACGCGGAGGCCAAGGCAGCCAATGCGGCCGATGCAGGCACGACGGATGGCACCAACCTGTCTGGATGGCACTTCCTTGGCGAAGGCGTCGGCGCGCCCGTTAATGGTGAGAGCGGCCTCGGTGTGCATTCGGCCGAGTACATTGCATTCTTGGAAGAGAAGTGTGCGCTGAAGGACGCGCCAGACAATCAATGCACGAAGCGCATGTACCTGCCGCACGAAGGTCAAATGGTGCTGCGCCCCGAGTTTGCGTGGAGCGTGCCCCAACAGCGGCCACCTGTCTGCATTCCGGTTGGCAAGACGTACGATCCCTCGCCGCTCATGGTCGTGCCGGGCAACCTGGTCGGCACGCCGCTGGCCGAGGCCGCCGACACGGCCGTGGGGAGCATGCTGCCGAACTTCGAGTTCAAGCCGTATGTTGATGTGCCTGTTGTGCGGCCGACGGCTGCCCAGTGTAAGGCGGTTGCATCGGTGCCGGGCAAGTAGTCGGGGGTGACATTCCGTCGGGGTGCGTCCCCGTGCGCCGCCATCGCTGCGCGATCTCTGTTCGCTCCGCGGGGCCGGCCTGGAAGTAGCTTCTTTTTGTAGTAAATGACCACGCGCATACCCCGTTAGGCCCGACATACCCACCAACGTCAGGCCCAACCACCAACGTCAGGCCCAACCACCAACGTCAGGCCCAACCACCAACGTCAGGCCCAACCACCAACGTCAAGCCCGACATACCCCGTTAGGCCCGACAATCCATGCGAAGCAATCCCGGTCAAGCCCAACCACCAACGTCAAGCCCAACAATCCCCGTCAAGCCCAACCACCAACGTCAAGACCAACAATCTTCTTATGTACATGCAATCTGTCAGGCCGGCTCCGCCGTGTGCGTGCGCTGCCGACGGACGTATGCCTTTAGGCGCTCCTTTAGGCCTGGCTTGCGGGCGCCGGAAAAGGATACCGAGTCGAAGCTAGAGCTACCCAGCAGGTGGGAGATGGACATGGGGCGTGGCGGGCTGCTGCCTGCCACCGGCGACTCAGCCCCCAGGTTGCTGGCCTTGCGCGAGATGGAGAATGCGCCCGAGAGCAACGAGGCAATCGCGGAGCTCAAAAGGCTGCCGCCGCCGGCGCCGAGCTCCTCGTCGCTGTCGCTCTCGGATGCCTCAGAGATGACTGGGAAGACGCGCTCCGCACCCAGCGGCGAGCGGCCCAGCGGTGAGCGGCCTAGCGGCGAGCGGCCCAACGGCAATGCGTCGCCGCCCAAAAGCGCGCCGGCCGACGCGGAGTGCGGCAGGCCCAGGCCGCGCTCTTTGCTGTCCAAGGACTGCGCACACTGTATCGGGGGACTCGTCGTGCGGGCGATCCCGTCAAACGGCATTGGTCGCAGCAGCAGCTCCGCCGACGGCTTGCGCTGCAGCGGGCCGCCACGCAGCGCGCGCATGATGCCGCCCGTGATGAAGGGGTGCTCCAGCAGCTCGTATGCCGTCGGCCGCAGCCGAGGGTCCTTGGTAAGCACGCGCCGCACAAAGTCGGCCCAGGTTGCCAATCGACCAGGTGGGAAGCGGATGCTGTTCGAGTTAAGGATGAGCTCCGTCTCCTCCCGCTCGTCGTCGCACTCGAAGGGCGGCCGACTGGTGACCAGCTCGTAGGCGAGCACGCCGACGGCCCACACGTCCACGGCGGGGCCGTAGGGCACGATGCCGCGCGCCGACAGCTCCTCCAGCGTGACGGCGGGGGACTCACACACCCGCGTCTTGGGGTTGCGCAGCACCTCGGGCGCCATGTAGTCGAGAGTGCCGACGCGCGCAAAGGCCAGCTCCCGGCTGTTGTCGATCGCCAGTCCGAAGTCGCCCAGCCGCAGCTCGCCGCGGGCGGTAAGGAAGATGTTCTCTGGCTTGATGTCGCGGTGGATCACGTTCAGGCGGTGCATCTTTTCCAGCAGCCGCAACAGCGGCGCAACGACCTCGACGCACGCCCACTGCTCGTCCGCCACCAGCCCGCGCACAATCATGGCCTTGAACAGGTCGCCCCCGGCGCAGTGCTCCAGCACCAGCACGACATCGCTGTCCGTCTCGAAGCTGCCTAACAGGCGCACGACGTAGGGGCCCGCCAGCCGCTTCAGCAGCGCCAGCTCGCGCGCCAGCTCGCTCTTTTGGCGCGCCGACAGCCGGCGCTTGGCGTAGACCTTCAGGACGACCTTGGCGCGCGTTACGGCGCAGGTGGCAAGGTAGATGGTGGACGCCACGCCGCGGCACAGCTCCTGCCGGTTGATGAACTGTTCGCCGCTGAGCGCACCAGGGTAGAGACTCGCGCCGTCATCGTTGTTGTCGTCGTCGTTGTCGTTGTCGTCGTTGTTGTTGTCGTCGTCGTCGTTGTCGTCGTTGTCGTTGCCATCCATGTCGCCGCTGCTCCACTGCCCCAGGCTCTGGCAGGATTTGTGGCGCGGCAGCGCGTCGCTTTCCAACCGCTGAAAGGGGAAGGCGGCGGCCGCGTTCATGGGTGGTGTGTGCTTGGAGGAAACGGAGGCTGTTGCATAGGTTGACATTACCACACCAAATATTATCAATATTATAGTCGTAAAGTGTTTAAATCAATGACGGCATGTCAACTTCGTAACCTGGAAACCCCCCTGGCCTTAAAAGCCGGCCCCCGCCGGCCGGGTCGGTCATTCCCCCCGATCGCCCCTTCCGTCGCCAGGTGTGTCCCTTCGCTCCGCCGCCCGCAAATTTGATTCATTCTTTTGATTCCGCACGCAACAAACCCAACCTTGCTAGCGTTTAGCAACATCAGTGCGCGTCGGTCCCCTCGGAGCCAACTAACACTGGGTGGGTGGGTCGCGCACTTCTCTTCCTCCAATCACTCGCAGGTCTAGCTCTAGTCTTAGATTTAGTCCTAGTCCTAGCTCTAGCTCTAGCTAGCATCCATGGACACTTCCCGACTTCCCATCATGCAGACCATCATCAACAACACGCTTCTGGCGCAACGTGCTGCTCTGGCTGCTAGGAGCATTCTTCACAGCAACGGCGAGACCATGTCGCAGGTGTACTTGGTGGGCTACTCGATAAGCTACAACATGCTGGAGGACGTGGTCAACAACAACAACGGCACCCACGGCACGCTCGTGGAGTAGGCGCAACAGCAGCGCAACAGCAGCGCAACAGCAGCGCAACAGCAGCGCAACAGCCCAGCGGCTTGTGTGTAAAAAAACGTAGTGTCCAAACAAACCCAAAGCCCATTTTCGCCTCCCATAATAGAGGTTTGGGAGGATAGAGGGCCGGCCATGCAGACGATCGCCCCTTTCCTAGTGCATCTTTGGAGTGCTGAAGGGGCAATCAGCGCCACCTACGTGTTCATAGGCGACCTCGTTCCCCTGCCAAGTCGCAAGTCCGATGAGTTGTTGGCGCAGCACGTGCCCAAGGCGACTTGGCAGAAGGTCCAGCGGCTACGAAAGACGGCACCGGTGCACTGGGTCTACCAATGGATGCCCATGGACGAGCGGGCGGACGTGGCGTGCAAGCGCATACTCATGGCGGTGCTCGGGCGCCGTAAGATCGAGAGTGGCGAGGGCTTGGTGGCATGGAGGGACAGCGGCCCTGTGCTCTTTAAATGGTCTGTAAGCGGCCCTAGCAGCCCGTTCGAAAACGCAATAGCAGCAGGGGCGCGTGTGTCGACAGAGCGCACGTGGATCGGTCGGGCCCCCTTGAACATCGCTTTGCTATCGGACCTTCCGGCTGACAGTCCGTTCGTATGGCCGGTGCAATGGAGCAAGGTCAAGTCACCGACGGACAGCGTGGTGCGCTCGTTGCTCGTGACGCAGGGGCGCGGCGCTGCTGCGTCGTTGGGGTTTCGGTTCGCAGAGGTCGTATGGACAGCGACTACCGGAGGCCCCCTCAACATTGAAGCCGTCTTTGCCCAGCTGCACGCATCGGCCCACGTTCCCCTGATTCAATGGGTCGACGACATCCACCACGTGCTCTACAAGCTCTATCGTGCACACACCATTCCGGAAGGGGACTTAAAGGAACGGCTGGACTACGGGCGGATCCATCGGTCCTCCACGATGCAAGGGGCCCGCCTGGTGATGACGGTGGCTTATGGGGGCAGCATGGGCAAGCTGATCGTGAGCGCAACCGGCACCATCGAGCTGCGCATGCACCCACGTGTAGAGGGCGACGCCGCTATGAAAGAGTACGAGCGGGGCCTCTTTGCCGTCTTGAAGCCTTGGCTCAGTAATGCATTGGGCATGAAGCCACGCATCGGTGTCTCATTGATGACCTTGCGCACAAGCGTAGCCTTGGACAGCGCCGCAAACGCAGCCGACCTTCGAACGTGGATGGAGGGGCTCAGTGCTTACATGGACTTCACGCAAGTGCGACGTGTGGCCGCCAGTGGCGCTGCACGGCCGGTGTATCTGCTGCAATGGCTGCGGGCATCCAACTACGTTGCCAGCGTCGACATTGCCAACGTCGTGAGCGCCCGCCTCAACTTGGGCGTGGACGTCGACAGCATCGTCGAAGACCTCGTAGAAGGTCACGGCTTTGCACCGGCCGACGCTCGGGCCCTTGTGGAAGCGAGCATTGATGCCCTGGACGCGCCTCCGGAGGTCGTGGGTAAGCCGGCAGCAGCGCCTGCAGTGGTGCGAGGTGCACGTGTCTCCATGGGCATGACGGTGACCATCGGGCTATCTGTCAATGGCAACAGCCTCGAGCTCTTGATGCGCGATGTGCCGTCTCACGACGATGCTGCCATGGCTATGATGTGGCTGAACGGCATGCTTGCATCTGTGCAGCAGCAACGACCTAACACGAGCCGTACAAGCCCTGTGCAGAGTCCTGTTGCGGGCCCTTCTCAGCCGGCACCTGCATTGGTTGATGTTGCTGCGCTAGAGGAAGACCCATTTGCTTTGAGTATGAGCAGCAGCGCGAACAGTAGCGGCGGTGGCCTCGGCGGCAGCGGCCTCTTAGGAGGAGGCCTCGGCGGCAGCGGCCTCTTAGGAGGAGGCCTCGACTTCCTAGCCGACCTCAAGAAGGCCGACGCCAAGCTCTTTGGCAAACAGTTCTCGAAAAAGTGTCAGTCGGCCAGTAACTCACAGCCCATGGTCCTATCCAAGGCGGCGTGGGCAGCGCTGCCGCAACAGTACAAAGAGACCGTGACCAACCACGTCGAGTACGGCTCGGATCCGAGCGTGGCTAAGCACAACGTCTATTTCTGTCCGACCGTTTGGTGCCCCGACGACAAGGTGCCGCTGTCCGAGCCGCAGTACAAGGCCGCCGGCAACAAGTGCCCGAATGGCAAGGCTGGCATTCAAGTGTGGGACAATGCGCACTGGAAGAAGGACCCTGAGAAAAAGAGGTACCTTGGCTTCAATGCCAAGAGCATGGCGGCCGACGCCAAGGAGCCGTGCCTGCTGTGTTGCTACGGGAAGCCGCCGGCGCCGGCGCACGAGCAGAAGTGTCGGGCCAAGGTGCTGCCGGCACCTCCTGCTTCTGTTGCGGCAAAGTCGGCAACTGCAACTGCGGCGACTGCAGCAACTATGGCCGCCGAACACGCCAAGCCCAGCAACTACCTCCTAACCCACCCGGCGCCCCTGCCCAAGGATCGGTGGGGGACGCTGCCAAAGACGCTCCATATGGTGCTGCACCCGCCTACGCTGCTGCATGGCCAGTGCAGTCAACAGGTCACGTCCAAGCCATGCCTATTGCGCCGTGGCATCTTGCATGGGACCGACAGCTTCATGCATGCTGTCGGTCATTTGGTTGGTGAGGCAGAGGTCTCTGGGTCAGTCAATCAAAGGTCAGCACTGCTCAAGAAGCTCATGGCCGCCGTGACCCCCGAGGTCTTTGTGAGCCTCGAGGATGGTCAGGTTCTGGCGGCCTTTGTGGGCACCGAGGGCATTGTGTCTGCTAATCAGCCCGCGCTCGTCAAGAAGTGGCTGGCTTGGATTGGCGCTCCTGCCCAACGTGCTTACGTCAGGCTCTTCAGGCTGAAGGACGTTGTAGCTGCCGCGGCGGCTGGGAGCGCAAGCATTCGACTCCAACGTCGTGTCTCGAGGGAGCTCAGCATCTACAAGGCGTACGTACGGTTCCAGACGTACCTTCAGAGCAGCGAGGCAAAGGACGCCAGCCTGCTGGTCGATGCCATACGGCGGCTCGGTGTGCATCTGGTCATCTGGGAGCGCGATGCTGCCGATCCCGAGGTCGTTCACATGCGGTGCCCGTCGGCGGTGCCCTACTCGGCTCTGCCGCTTGGGGGTGCAGGTGACGCCAATGTTGCCATGCTCCTACACGATCAAGGCTTTTACGAGCCGATCGAGCTGAGCAAGCCTTTGCTGAGCGGTGTGGGCTCGGGTCCCGGCTCGGGCCCTGTGACACCCACGGGTGCCGTCAAGGACCTCATGGCTAAGTGTGAAGCAGCACCTGCAACAGCAGTGCCCGCCACTCACGCATGGGTCGAGCATGCCCGGGCCATCGATGCCGCGCTAGACCTTGCGCTGCTCTCGGAGTACAGGTGGAAGCACTGCATCGTATCGCCCGACCTGGCGATCGTTGGCCTGCTGACGCGCAACAAACGTTACGTACCATGCGGCCGCGTGCCCATTCTGGCTTTGTTGGACCTTGTGGCCGTGGTGCCCAGCATCACTGTGATGTACCAAGAGGATTGGGGTGGGCAAGTTGAGGCTGGTGGTACGGTTGACGGAGCGAGCGAGGGCGACGTAGCGTTTGCGGCGATTCTGAGGGCATTTGGTCTGGGAGAAGCCACCGCAAGCGAGGCCCCAATCATCGACGCGCCGCCCATGATTCCAGTTCTAGATTCGAAAGACATTGTCGGGAAGCAAAGGGCTGCGAAGGACGCAGGGCGCCGCAAGTGGGCAGCGGCGCGTTGGATGGTGGGGCGCAAGATGCTGCAAGAGTACGAGCGGCACGTCGAGCCGTTCTTGGCCGCGGGTGCCCGGACACGTCAGGTTTTTGTGCAAGTGGCCCTCGATCTCTTTCCCGACAAGGCGCCATTGATTGAGGAAGCCCTGGTCGAGATGCCTCTGGGGACGCCCGAGGCCATTGAAGGCTGGATGCGACAGACTGGCGAAGATGTATGGCCTTTCCTATCCTACGAAATATTGACCGACAAACGGTACAAAGAATGGCTGTTCTCGCAACTGGCCGTACAACGCGGCCTGCCCGAAGAGCTGTTACGGCCTGTTCGGGGAGCGCGGCCGCGCCGTGTCGTAGTGGTACGTGGCGCCTTTGGTCTGCTGTGGGGACAGGCCAACTCGGTGCGACGGATCTCAAGGCCGGCCATGCTGGCCGATGCCAAGCCAAAGAAGCTGCCATGGAAGTGGGCAGATGCCCGGCTGTACTCGTGGCGCGACTGGCCCATACAGATCAGCGCGAGTGCAACACAGGCTGATCGTGCCCTTCAGGCTTGGCTCGCTTGGGCGGCCAGAGAGTGCTCCATTCCTACCAATGCCTCGCTGCTGACCTTGGCAATGCGGGTCTACTTGGCGGGTACGGTGGCCGGCGACCGTGTGGCCCTCGAGCTGCTGTGCAAGCAACCGGGCGTCCTCGATGCGCTTCGGTCGTTGGCGAGTGTGCCCAAGTCGGCATCGCTAAGCAAGGCGTTCGACATGATCATGGCGGCGCCTTTGGACACAAGAGTCACTTGGCTTGTTGCTGCATTTGCAAACTTGCCTTACAACGATCTGCATCTGAGCTTGTGGGCGCGCTTGACGGGCGTTACTGTCATGATCGTTTCAAACGTGGACTATGGCAAAAAGGATGCGAATGTGCCGTTGCAGTGTGCGGACTTCAAGGCGGACGATGTGATCGAGGTGTGCGCCACGGGCTCAAGTGGACTTAGTGACCCTATGGGCCCTAGTAGCTCTGCTCAACCAAAGGTGGCCCGCGGCTCGACAAAGGACCTGATCTCATGTGCTGTACTTCTGTGCAATGAGGAATGGACTCGCGAGGACGTATGGCGTCGGCCCTTTGTGTTCCTGTACAAAGAAGTGGCTTCTGTGGCCACGGCACCCCCGGCAAGCGCTCTGGGGTACGCGCCCATTGGCCAAGGGCTGTGGACCAGCTTGCGTCATGCGCCGGCGGACCTTCAGCATGTGGCGTGTTGCTTGTGGAAGCATGCGGCTTGGCGGCGGGCTCACTGAGATCCATGCTTAGAAGTGCTTTTTTGTAGAGCAGAAGTAGGGTGCTGAAAGGCAAATAACATGGGCAACCCCACGTTGCTGTTGTACTTGGTGACGGCCTTGGTGCTGGCGGCCATCGGGTACTATGCCTTCCGGCCTGTGCCACAAATGTCAGAGCACTATGCCGAAGAGGCGACCATCATTCCGCCAGTGGAGGTACCGGTCGACTTGAACCCGTTCACCTGCAATGCCGAGGGCGTGTGCTTTCGTAGCGACAGTCCCACCCATGTGGAGGTGGCCTCGAAGGATCCGAAGAAGCGTTTCAAGGTGCATGCGGGCGTGGATATGATGGCGCCGCTGACGATCAATGGCAACGTGGTGGCCACGGCGGCCGACGTCGAGAAGGTGCGCTTTCCGGGGCCGAAGGGCGATAAGGGCGATCCTGGTAATGACGGCGTCGGTTTGCCCGGGCCTGCAGGAAGAGACGGCATTGATGCCGTGGGGTTGCCGGGGCCTCAGGGGCCCTCGGGGAAAGACGCTGTTGGTTTGCCCGGAAAGGACGGAATGGACGGAATGGACGGGAAGGACGGGAAGGACGGCGCCGATGGAAAGAATGGTGCCAACTTTGCCCCGGCTGTCATGCAAGAGGGCGTCAAAACAAATAAGCTACAGCTTGGCAACAAGTTCCTGTTGTCGGGGGTCGGCGATGCCCACGCAAACGACGACTGGTTGCGCATGTTCGACAAGGACGGCAAGGGCTACAATGGCGGCTTTGCGGCGGGGCGGCTGTGGACGCCGAGTCTCTACTCCAACAGTGCGGGGACGAACTTTATGGGCGGCACTTCTGCCCACAATCCCAACAAGTGGGGGACGCATCTGCCGTGGCACGGTGACAACAAGAACTACATTCGCGGCGACACCGAGATGCGGGGCAACACGAACAACATTGGTAGTTTGGCGGTCGGTGGCGCCATTGTAACAAACCACGTTGCTGGTGACCCCGCACGCCAATCCGGGCGCCTGCACGTTGCAAGTGGTGAACGTCTCTATCTGCTGCCCAAAGACGGTGTCATTGTCGGAAAGGAATGGGGTGGCAACGGCAATCTGTCGGTGCAAGGTCAGCTTTGCGTAGGAAGTACATGCATTACGGATGCAGATATGAAGCGGATGAGTGGAAAAGGAGCCAACATCATTGACATTGCTGAGAACGACTACCGCCTTCTCGACAACTTGACCGACGTCCATCGGATCACAGTCAACAACACGCAGTTTATCACGGTGCCCACAAAAATGACGGCGGGCGTGTATGAGGTCACCATCTTCGCCGATGGCGGAGACAACCTCGATCCCCATCTGTACCCCATGAACACGACGGTGCGAACCGGCGACATACACGTCAGTTACACGTACACCGACGGGAACAATAACAAGCGCAGCAACAACTTTGCACACAACATGTTCTGGTGGGACAACTATGGTGGTGGTGCGGGAAGCCACGGCATGGTCAAGTTTACGATCTACAACTTGAGTGGCATGTACAAGCGTGTCTTGGTGGAGATGGGCGACACGGCGGGTGCAGGCACGGCACACGGTGTGTGGTACAAAACGGACAACTGGGACTGGATCGGGAGGTTCCGTCTCATGGTGGGCGGAACAACCTCTCGGCAGGTGGCGCTTGTGAAGAAGATTGTGTAATCTTTGTTGCAAAAAAGAAGTCGGTTACTTGGGCATTTGCGTGTGCGTCGTTATTTTTCCCTCAGAACCCAACCTCGGGCACCCCAAATGCGTTCCCAATCGGCTGCTTGTAAGCCGGCTTGTACTTGAACTCCAGAGCCGATATGGCGCACGGGTCGGAGTTGTGCTCCTCGTGGTCGTGCTCACGCTCATGCTCCCCGTCCGACTCCTCCGCATCACCTTCGGTCTCCTTGATCGTCTTGAGCTGATGCCGCACATTCTTGAGCATCCCCATGTACGCGTCCTCGTCCAGCAGGATCTCGCAGTCGCCCGTGCCGCAGGGTGGCAGCTGGCCCAGCATGATCGTGGAGGACACGCCGTTCACGCGATCGTAGTCGCTGAAGACGCTGGCGTTGATGAGCATGTCCGTGGTCTCCTCGAAGCTCGACTTGGCAAGGGGGCCGACGTCGCCGCGGTTGATGCCGTGCCGGTCGATGGGCATCAGCGTACCGCGGTGCGTCATGGTATCGATCAGCAGCGAGAGGTGGCGGAAGTTGACCGACGACTCGCGGATGACGTCCATGATCTCAAAGTGCAGGCTGTTGCGCGCGGCCTCGATGCCCAGGACGGCGTTGATCTCGCGTGGGTCGTTTGTAATGGTGCGCGTCGCGTCCACGTTGGGGTTCGCCAGGATCTCGGCGAAATTGCTGCCGTCCGTGTCCAGTACCCACTCGCTGCGCTTCTCGAAGGCTTGGCTGGCCGCGTTGTAGTTCTCGCTGTTCTTGACGTGCATCGACACCTTGCGAATGCGCTCGACGCCCTTGGTCGGCTTGTGCGTCAGCGTCTGCTCCAGGGCCTTGAGCGCCGCGACGTGGTCCTCGATCGGCTTGTCGTTCTCTTGAATCAGTTTGATACGCATGACCAGCTCGGACGCGTTGTCGTCGCTGAAGAGGCAGCGGATGTGCGGGTTGCCGGCGATGATGCGGAGGTAGAGCTCCGTCATGGTGAGACGCGCCGCGTGCAGCTTGGCGCGGTCGATGGTCATGCGCAGGACCCAGGGCGTCGTCGGGCCGTCGGCGCTCGGGCAGATGTCCTCAAAGGCGCGGTATATATCGAGAAAGCGCTGGTCCTCGGTGAGCGTCGTGTCGAAGGCGTCGTCGGCCATGGGATCAAAGAAGATCTCGGTGGACGCGATGATGTCCTCGAGGCGCGTCGTCTCGAGGGAGCGCAGCACCTGCATGGCGCGCTCCTTGGCCTCGCGAACACGTGGGTCCGCATGCACGCCCTCTTCGTCGGTCTCGGTCGGGTTGGTGACAGTACCGACGTCGGACTTGAGGTAGATCAGATGGCTCGGCTTCTTGATGTTCTTGCTGACCGAGAGGAGCTCGTTGATGCGGGGCACGCCGCTGGTGGCCTTGACGGCCGCGGCGGTACCGGACACGTGGAAGGAGTCGAGCGTCAGCTGCGACAGCGGCTCGCCCACGCTCTGGGCTGCAATGATGCCGACCATCTCGCCGGGCGCAGCAATGGCCTCCGCAAAGTAGCGGCGGACCTCCGAGAGTACCCAGGTGAAGGTGTCCTTCTTCATGTGGTACTTGAAGAGCAGCGGCTTGGGCGACAGGTAGACGCGCGTGAGCAGCTCGAGGTAGAAGGTGCCCTGGCCCGGCTGGATGAGGAGGTCCTTGATGATGCCGTCGATGCCATCGAGGATGACCGTGGGCGTCAGGTCCGTGGGGAGATCGGCGATGCCGACGGCCTTGGCGCGCTCGTGGGCCGTCTTGATGATGCGCTCGAACGGGATGGGGTAGTAGACCTTGTTGTTTTTCTCGCCGCGGAAGACCTTCTCGATCAGGTACGAGCGGTCCTCCAGCAGCTTTTCGAAGTGAGCGGTGGCCCTGGCGGCCCAGGCGCCCTCGGTGCGCATGGCGTCCATGGCCTCGGACGTGAGGTGGATGTCGAGCGGATCCCGCGTGCGCAGGTGGTAGTCGGCGTCGATGTCGAAGACGTTCTTGTCGATCGTCGGCACCAGCTGCTTCTCGATCTTGGTGCCCTCCATGCCGTCCTCGCCATAGATGAATTGTACCACGGAGCCAGCCGCGTTGCGGACGGTTTGGTCGTAATAGATTTTTGCGTCCTCCATCGCTTTTATGAGACGACGCTGTATATAACCTGTTGAACTAGTATCTCTCAGATTCCAGCCGCAACTGGTGCCAAAGTTTAGCGTTTTTGGAACAGTTACGTCATACAGCTTGGGATACTTCGCGATGTCCACCTTGGTAATCGCAACAATCTTGTCCATAACGACATCGTTATGGTAAGGGTAGTTGCAGTGATTCTCGGTGAACCTCGCAGTGCGCAGGGATTCCTTCTTGTGGTCCATCACCAACTCAATCTCATCAGCGAATATGCGACCCCACTGGGCACGAATATCGATCGTGTGCGACGGCTTGATGTTTTCGGTACCAAGGTTGTTCTTCTTTTGTTGTGTGGTAGTAATCTTTCCGAACATGCCAAGGCGCGAGCACAACATCGCAATGCCTTCCGTGAGACGTCGAGACGTTGAGCCCGCCGACACAGAGGTCTTGTCGATGGTGCCATCTCCCGTGAAGTAGCCGCTGATAAGTCCCTTGATGAACTCCAAGGGTGCAACAAACGCCACGTCCGGTACGTACTTGTTGTGAGCAAGTGAGCCTGCAAACGTGCGAAGGAACCGACCAAGCAGGGCAGAGTATCCATCCACCGAGTACGAGAAACCGCCTTTGTAGTCATGGTGCGCCTCTTTATGTTGCACGATCACCTCGTTGGTAATGTTGTGCTTGTTGAACCAGTTCTTAATAACCGTCTGAACACCCGGGTCCTCCTTGGCGATGGACACCTTATGCTTATCCGTGCATCCATCCGCAATGTACAGCCCAATGAACAGACCGTTCTCATGGTTCAGCTCGAACTTGTCGGGGATGCGCGCCGTCTCGCGACTAGCGTGGAACGGGTAGATGCAGCCGTCGTGGATGTTCTCGTTGTTCGAGCGCACGATCGCACGTTGCAGCTTGGCCTTGCTCGAGTACGGCAGCGTGAACGTCACGCCGTTGTTGGCCTCCCACCAGCCCCGCGGAATGTGGAACCGATCGCCTTGGGCAGCCTTCATGAGAGCAACCGCCCGATTGTACTCCGTGCCGTGCAGGTACTGCGTCTTCGGGAAGTACTGCGTCATGTCCACGTACGCCACCTCCACGGGCGGCGCCGGCAGATTCATGGTCATAGGCACGAATGCGCCAACCTCCACGTCGCTGGTAAACATCTTGAGGAACTGCTTGGAGTCCTCCTGCCAGACCAGCAGCGTCTCGGAGTCGGCCACCATGAGCTCGCGTCCGCCCTGCGTCTTGACCTTGTAGACCGCCTTGCCCACGTCGTGGCGCGTCACGGCCGTCAGCTCGCCCCACGTCATGTTGCCGTCGTCATCCATCGTAGGAATGTAGACCGGCTTGGTGAGCTGCAGCAGCTCCATGTTGCGGTCCTCGGGGTAATGCTTGATGCGCTCCGCATCCGCTGCAAGGTGCGCATCGACCCAATCGCCGATCTTGACATATTTTGAAATACCGTCCTCAATGATGACCAGAGTGGTCTCACTTGTGACGCTCTTCACCGCGGTGTCTATTAAACCTTCACGTCCACCCATCGCGTGGAAGAACATCTCAGACGGCGTCAGCCCACCAATGAACGAACTCTCCACGAAGCCGCGCGCCTCGGGGCCGTCGTCGTACTTGCAGTAGTGCGGCAACGTGCGGTCCGTGAAGCCGTACGCAACGCGCTTGCCGTCCACGTTCTGCTGGCCCACGGCCGCGATCATCTGCGACACATTGAGGTCCTTGCCCTTCGAGCCCGCCTTGACCATGTTGATCAAGCGGTTGACGCGGTCGTCGATTGTCTTCATGCCGATGGCGCCCGCCTTCTTCATGCTGTCGTTCAAGATGTTGATGATCTCGCGCTCGAAGTACTCTTGGTTGTTGAACATCGACGTGTTCTCCATGCGGCCGCGACGCACGTCGTCCAGGCGCTTATAGGCCTCGTCCTTCATGGTGCTGATGACGTCCTTGAGCTCCGCGTTGATGTCGTCGCTGACCGCCAGGTCGCTGATGCCGACGCTGAAGCCGGCCGTCATGAGCCAGCGACAGATGAGACGCTGCAGGTTGTCCATGAAGCGCCGCGCCTCGAAGGGCCCGTAGTCGTGGAAGATCACCGGGATGATGCCGTGCGACATGGCGTTGTAGACGTCTTTGTCGATGAAGCCCTCGATCAGCTCGGAGTCCTTGATGATCACCTTCTCCTTCGACTTGTTCGTCGTCGAGATGTAGAAGGCTGGGGGCAGGATGGCCGAGAAGGCCTGCCGGCCCGTGTAAGAGTGATGCGTGCCCCCGGGCGTCGAGAGGGCGCCGGTAAAGTAGGAGTTCACCATTTGCAGATTAGCAAAGGCCTTTTCGTGAATGCGCGTGTGCGCCTTGGTGATGCGGTACGAACCCACCATCGTATCTTGAATGATCTCGATGATGGGCTTGGCGTCCTTGGGGGTGAGGACGTGGTACGGCACACTCGCGAAGTCCATGAGCTCGCTCATGGTTTGGATCGATTGACCCGCGTGGAGGTTCATCTCCGTGATTAATCCCCATTTGTCCCGCCCCCACCCGATGCCCTAATGTAGGCAACGAGCAGGGGCGTTTCAAACGAGAACTAGTAAGACCCACACTTTCGTTGTGGGACTGGAATACACCTTAAGCCGCCTCAGGTTGGCTAAACCTTCATGGGCGACCGACGACCGTCTACTCTCTGAACCTTCCCCCTACCCTTGCCATGGCGGGTGTTCGGGGGCTTGGCTGCGGATTGTCCAATCCGTTTGGGTTGTTACCACTGTTCTGTTTTGGTTCGGTTTGTTCCCACAGAACATTACCCACGCCATTACGCGTGGTGGCTGCGACCGCCTTTCGACGGTCCGCCGGTACCAAACGGCTCTAAGGAGTTTCCCGCAGTTTGGACGTCTTGCAGCGCGAAGAGCCATCGCTCCCGTTGCCACTAGATGGTTATATGAGTGAGTGCACATCCACACTCACCGTCGACACTTCCACTGTTTTCCTTGCTAAGTGTTGTCGACAACTTAGCAAGCAGCCACCTGTTGGGGACAAGATTGAACCTGTTTATCCCCGTCGAAGTCTGCGTTGTAGCACGTGCACGCAAGTACACCGAGCCGAAACGTCTGATGCGGCATCACTTTTACGCGATGGCACATCATGCTCATCTTGTGCAGCGACGGCTGCCGATTGAAGAGGACGTAGTCGCCATCGCGCAGATGACGGTCCACCGTGTCGCCGACCTTGAGGTTCTCCGCAATCGACTCGCGGCTCGCCTCGAAGCGCAACGTGAACGTCTTGCCCTGCTCGGCGCTACGCACGTACTTGGCGCCCGGCCACTTGTCCGGCCCATTGCGCACCAGCGCCCGCAGCTCGTCGATGTTGTAGACATTCACCGTCTCCGGGAACGACAGCTGAATCGCGACCTTGTAGGGCACGCCCAGCTCGTCCAGGCTGATGTACGGATCGGGCGTGATGACCGAACGCGCCGACTGGTCCACGCGCTTGCCGTTCAGGTTGCCACGGATGCGACCTTCCTTCTTCTTCAGACGATCGCTGATGCTCTTCAGCTTGCGGCCGTTGCGCTGCTGCGCCTGGGGCAGGCCCGGGATCTGGTTGTTGATGAACGTGGCCACGTGGTACTGCAGCACCATGGTCGTAAGACGCAGGTACTCCTCCGTGACGGCGCCCCTCTCGATGCGCTGCTTCAGCTGGTTGTTGACCTTGATGATGTCGCTGAGTTTGTGGGTCAGGTCGTCCTCACGACGCTGGCCGTTTTCTTCGATGATGCTCGGGCGCACGGCCGGCGGCGGCACCGGCAGCACCGTGCAGATCATCCACTCCGGACGGTTCCACTTGGGGTTGAAGCCAATGGACTCCATGTCCTCCTCCGTGATGCGCGCAAAGATGCGCAGCACGTCGTCCGCCGAGTACTCCTTCTTGACCGGCTCCGACTCCTTGTCCTTGGCATCGCGCCACTCGTACACGATCTTCAGGGCGCCGTCCTTCACAGAGCGCGTCGGCACCGGCGCACCGCAACCGGGCCGCAGGTTCTCCTCGCGGCCGTCCATGTCGTCGCCGCACTTCTTGATGCGCGTATTGGCACAGAGCGTGGCCATGGCGTCGTGACGCTTGGCCAGGTTCTTGATGCCGCTGATGCGCACGGCCTCCTCGTGCAGCTCCTTCAACGTGCTCTCGGGCGATACCAGGACGCGCGAGCACCGATGGCAGATGCACTTGAGGCACTTCTTGACGTGCTCGAAGAACATGGCGTTGAAGACGGGACGTGCCATCTTCAGGTGGCCAAAGTGACCGACGCACTGCGAGTTCTTCATCTGGCATGTGTCGCACAACCGGTTGTGCTCGAGCACGCCCATGCGCGGATCGAACAGGCCGCCCACCACCGGCACATTGCCGCTGTACGTGTCCGTCCGCGTCACCTCCACCACCGATCGACGCTCTATCTCATCCGGGCTCAGCACACTGAACTGGATTCCACGTACCACGTCGATGTCTTGATCATAGCTTAGCTCCTTGTATATCGACATACCGAAGGATTAACGAAGTTTCTGACCGAACAGCAACACTCAGCGACACCAGACGAGTTCTGGTGTGGCCAGATCTCTCAGGTCCGCTAGGTCCTGTTTATGCTCGATATTTTTAAATGGAGATAGACCTGTTCCATTTTTGCGGTCGGAAAAAAGGATGTCTCAGAGTAACCTCTAGCCCAAGAAGCGAGGTGTGCTGGCCCGAAGCCCGGAGTCGAAGCCGAAGCCGAAGACATGGATCCTGTAACAACCAGTAATCGGCCACAACGTTTACCTCGTCCCAGACGTGCATGCACAACGAAGACGCCACCTACGTCTCGGGCAACGTCAGGCACGTCGGGCACGTCGGGCACATCGGCTACTGCGTCCGTCACGTCTCCTTCCGTCACGTCTCCTTCCGTCACGTCCCCCGAGTTCACTGTAGACTCTGATACGAAGTCTGATACGAAGTCTGATACGAAGTCTGATACGAAGTCTGATACGAAGTCTGATACGAAGTCTGATACGGAGTCCGAGGGTGAGACCATTGGGAGCAGCAGCGAGTGGTCTACTGACGCGGAGGACTCCGACTCGAACGACAGCATGGGTGACTTTATCGTAGAGGACCCGAGTACAGAGGAGGACGATTCTGACGACGAGGACGGTGAAGACGAAGCTACAGAGGATGCCGATGAGGACTTGGAGGATGCGGATGAAGACCTTGACTTGGAGGAAGCTTGCTCCGAAGACGCAGATGACGCACCCAACGTGCCCAAGCTCGGCCGTGGTTACAGGATGACCGGACGCGGTGGTGGTCTGAGACGTATGGCGGCTCGATACGCTAAGCGAAAGCGCATGCAAGCCATCGATGACTCTGATGCTGACGCTGACTCTGATGCTGACGCTAACTCAGACTCAGACTCGAACGCAAACGACGCAAAAGGCACCACAAACCCCCACTACCCCGGAGGGCACCACACCAAGGAGGACAAGCGGTACTTCAAGACGCTGGCGCCCGCCGACCAAGCTCGACTCAAGAGCCTCGAGACGTCGATCATGACCTCCGGCAACAATGCAGGCCCCGAAGCCCCGACGCGCTTCAAGATCCTACAGTCACCATGCACGTCTGAGACCAAGCACGTTCTGCTGCGCAAGCTCGACATGCTGAATAAGATGTCCGAGGACTCCGGCGAGTACCACAAGTATTATTCATGGATGCAGTCGGCCATGCGGCTTCCTTTGGGCGTTTACGTGCAGCAGCCTGTACGTCGCGAGGACGGCATCGAGGCAGTGCGGGCCTTTCTGTGCGATGCCCGCGAACGTCTCGATGCGGCGATCTACGGCCACGTCGAGAGCAAGGACCACGTCATGCGTATGCTCGCCCAATGGGTCTCCAACCCGCACTCGCGTGGCCACGTCATCGGCATCCAAGGACCTCCGGGCGCCGGCAAGACGTCGCTCGCCAAGGCCGTCGCCGACATCCTCCACCTCAAGTACAACCTCATCCCGCTTGGCGGCGCCAACGACGGCGCCTACCTGGACGGACATGCCATCACGTACGAGGCGGCCGTTCATGGACGCATCGCACAGGCACTCATGGACTCCAAGAGCGCCAACCCACTCATTCTCTTTGACGAGTTATGCAAGTGCTCGGCGACGTCCAAGGGCGAGGAGGTCATCAACGTCCTCATGCGCATCAGCGACAGCAGCCAGAACGATACGTTTGTGGACAAGTACTTTGCCGACATAACCCTCGATCTCAGCCGGGTCGTCATGGTCTTCTCATTCAACAACGAGGAGCTCGTGAGCCCCATTCTCCTGGATCGTATGACGGTCATACGCGTCAAGGGGTACAGCGTGGCCGACAAGGTCGTCATTGCACAGAGGCATCTGGTGCCTGTCCTGCTGAAGGAGCACGGTATGGAGGCAGCCGACGTGGTCTTCACGCCCGACGTCATCGCGTCCATCGTAAGCCGCGTCCCGACCGAAGAAGGCGTACGCAACCTGCGACGTGGCCTCGAGGCGGTCATCTCGAACACAAACATGCTGCAGTACCTCGGGAGCCAGGACCACGACGTGACGTTGCCTTTCACGGTGACCGAGGCATTCGTTCAGGCGTACGTAAAAAGAAGGGCGGAGGACGTGGGGCCCTCGAGCATGTACGTGTAAGCGCACGTGTAAGCGCTCGTTTGACGGGGGTGCATTCTGTAATCTCGCTTACTTGTAACATACAACGACGGTGACGCAAAATACAACGATGGACAAAAACAAAGCCAAACGCATGGCGCTCTTTCTCATTGGGTGCATGGGGACGCGCTTGGCCTTGGTGTGGCTGGCCTATGCGTTCCCTGCCCTTTTGCCCTTCATGGGTGCCCTTGCGATCCTTCCCGCCGTCGGCTTCTTCGTCATTTACTTCGGCGGCTTGCGCAAAACAGGCGCCGAGGTCTTTGGCGATCGCATTTGGTGGAACGACCTCAGGCCCGTGCATGGCCTCTTGTACACGTTGTTTGCCGTCATGGCGCTGAGTCGGCATTCGCAAGCATGGGTCGTGTTGCTCGTCGACGTCGCCATTGGCTTTACGGCATTTGTTGCACACCATTTGAGGTAAGGGTCAATAGTCCATCCCGTAATCGAAGGGCATGCCTGCATTGCGTCCACAAGGCATCTCTGATTGGCTTCGCGCAAGCATCCACAACGTGATTGCAAGAAGCGAGCCCAGCACGGTCAGTACGGCGTTCTCAATAGTCGATGTTTTGTCTACGTCAGCATCGGCAGGGTCGTTATTGGCGTCGTCAGCGTCCTCAACAGACTCCACGTCGCCCTTTATTTGTTGGTACGCGTGTAAGTCAGCTGCACCCATTGCTATTGGTTTTACTTCAGGCTCCTGTCTTTAACAACACAACACTTTAAATGGCTATCGCCACCACGAGTGGCACAATAAAGTAGTGTGCCCGACGTGGCAGATGGCACGCAAAGGTCCGAGCGTACCAACGATTTCCGTACTTGAAGGCCAAGACGCGCTGGCGATCTTCACGCGCCATGTGGCCCGGCCGCACTTTGTCCCAGAACACACGTCGGACGTCGGGCCACACGTCGGCTGCAAGCCACGCTTGACCTAGGATCTTCGAGAACACGGACACCAGTTGTGCAGCAAGAAGCATCTGGTCGGCCAAGGGCGCCACAAGTACGACCGCCGGGGGTGCAACGTGGCGCGTCAAGACCAGCACAAAGGCGGCCACGTAGGTCCCGAGCTCCCCAGTCGTCGAGATCAGCTCGACCAGGTGCGTCTTATTGCGATTGAAGGGCATGAGGCCCAGAATGGCCGCCAGGTGCACCATCGTGACCATGAGCAACAGAGTCACCTGGGGCAAGCTGCCTTGAACGGGCGCATCTTGGAACCCACCGAGCAGCAAGATGACCAAGACGTTCTTCACGTGATCGTAAGGCGTAAAGAAGAGACGTATGCGTGCGCTCCATGATGCCAACTCAGTGCACACCGGGACCGAAGCTTTGAATACGCGGTCGCTCGGGTCCCACACAGCCCCAACGTCGGCCCAGGCAAAGGTACGGCCACGTAGCGTCTTGAACAACATGTTGTACTTGTCGAGAAAGGGGGCATTGCCTCGCCACGTGCCCTTTTGATAGGGCGTGAGGTAGAGGCCGTGTTTGTGCCGTAGGATGGGCTTGGCCATAAGGGCTCGCCGACTACGGTCCCTTTGCTGGAGGACGTCCTTGCGGTTCAATATATCTAGGCGGTCAAGGCGGTCAAGGCGATCAAGGCGGTCCATACACAGCTGATTGCCCCGGCCCTCTTGGGGCACCGTACGCCTAACGAACTGCACGACGCTGCTCGAGTTGTAGATGTGCTTGAAGATGTGGACACACGCAAAGGCAATGATCGGTAAGGGAATAGATATCAGATAGGCCAAGCAAATGCCGATGCCCCTCAAGTCGCCTGAGTTAGTGACAGCCAAGATGCGTGCAGCCGCCGACGCAAACGGGTTCAGCAGCATGAAGGCCACTGTGAGCGGGAGCTGGGGCGAGTCGAGCAGTCCCTTGGGGCGCCATTGCGGCTTGAACTTGGCAAGGGCATGGACGATGCATGTATGCAAGATGAGGATCGGGAGGAGAATGGTACCTGTCCAGAAGGCTAGGCGCTCGGCTTGGGAAAAGGCGCTGGTGCCTTCGGCTTCAAGGAGCCGCCGTCTGCCACCCTTGCCAGGTATCGCAATATTGCCGACCGTCCAATCCATGGCACCTGTGACCCCTGCAAATGCCGACTTTCCCGTCCCGCCCAATTGCATTTTGGCCTTACACGCCATGACCTGAACGGGCCCTATGATCGCCACAAGGCCGCCACCCCCTGCACCTGCACCTGCGCCACCCACGGCGCCACCTGCAGCACCACCCACGGCGCCACCCACAGCACCGGCCACTGCTCCCGCGACTGCACCGGCAACCACGGCCGACACGGTGCTCGATAGGGCCTGAATGGCGGCTACCGACAAAGCACTTTCCATATTGATTTCGGGAGGAGGGGGTGGTGGGGATGGAATTGGTGGAGCTGGAGGAGCGGGTGACGGAGGCGATGGATTTGGTGGTGGTGGTGGTGGTGGTGGCGGTGGTGG